AGAAAACATCTTCAAAGATATGTAGATTGCGAATCTTTCAGATATAACACGAAACATCTATCGGAATCTGAAAGATTCGATGTATTTTTGCAGAATACCAAACTGAAATCAAAGATAGGGTATTGAAATACGTGTACAATATAAAACAAGAGCGTTCATATAACAATGACATGGTTGGCATCTTTGAGAGGTATAAGGATATAGCAGATGGCGACATGGAGGTGGCTATGAATTTTATCAAGGAGGCCTATCCATTCAATGAAGAAACAGAGGTGTTTATCAGAAAAAAGTTCGACATGTTTATACCAGTTCCTATACCTGACGAATTAAAATAGCAGCAATTAAGCTAAATTAAATCATTTTGAATCTTTTTTATTATCGAAAGACATATCTTTGTCCAAAAAAAAACAAACATAATGGAAGAAAAAGAGATAAAAGAAGCTATGATTGAAGCCCTGACGCACTTAGAGGGGTGTAAGTATTTCGTGGCTACGATAGTAAATGAAGAGGAAAGAAGATTTGATATGAGCCAACGAATGTCACAGCATCAATTGGCGTTAGTTATAAAAGGTATCTTATCTAATAATGAGATGATGATGATGGACGTTTTGCAGTGGTGTTCTGAAAGATTTAAAAACAGTATAGAGAAAGGAAAGAAATCAACTAATTAAATATTAATACAATGAATCGCTGGTTTGAAATTACGGTAAAAGCCGAGATTGATAATATCGAGAACGGCAAAAAAAAGAAAGTAACTGAAAAGTATTTGGTGGATGCCTTGTCTTACACAGAGGCAGAATCAAGATCGTTGGAGATCTTCAAGGATTTGTACAATTCTTTCGAGGTTGTAAAAATTAATCCTATTAAAGTGTCGGAAATCTTCTTCAACGGAGAAGCTGAGTACTGGTATAAGTGTAAGGTGAATTACATTACACTGGATGAAAAGAAAGGTAAAGAAAAGAAAACTCCATGCTATATGTATATCCAGGCCGGCAATCCTAAGGATGCCGAAGCTGTGTTGACTAAAGGTATGCAGGGTACGTTAGGAGACTGGAATTGCGAGTCTATTGTGGAAACGAAAATCATTGAAGTGTTTAAATACGATCTTCAGAAGGGAGCTGAAAAATTAGGCGAGAAGAAGAGTGAAGAGTAAGGCTGATGTAGTTTCCAACATAGCGCTTGTTGTGGCGATAATATCATTGCTTTCAGCAGGCGCTTTCCTTCTGATAGTGATTAAGACAGACGAGGTATCTAAATTATTAATGAACGTACCTTATCTACTGGCTTCAGCGGGATTATTCTTTTCAATAATATCATTATTATTCGAATGGAAAGCAAGGAAAAGAAGCTATACGTCTGCGAAAAATGCGGACGAAAAGTAATGATAAGAAGTCATGGCTTATGCCAGGCTTGCAGGAGCAAAGAGTTGACTCCGAAGAAAAAAGACAGAATTACATCCATTAAAAACAGCAGCAAGAAGAAAAAGTTAGAGAACCCGGATTTATCCGGGTTTTTTCGTCTTATGTTGGAGGAGTTGAGTACTATTCGAATGTCTATGACCGGTAAGGCTATTCATTTTCCTACAGTATGTAACGTATGTCACATACTTCCGAAAAGGATATATAAGTCGGTTGCTACTTGCAGGGATAATATAGTTTTCCTACATGAATCGGAGCATACGGTATTCGACATGTATCTTGACAGGATGGAATTTGATAAACTTGAAACAGAATTTCCTTTTGTGTGGAAGTATGCGGTAAAGAAGGTACTGGATATGGAAAACAGGGGAATGATTAAAGAAAGAGGTAGATTAATTATTGAAATAATTGACAGATATGAGAAAACTTTATAAAATAAGAATAGAAGCTGACAATGAAACTATCTTTTATGCTCACATACAGAGAGAGAGTTATGGTAAGGATATAGCTATCGCAGTGAAAGATAAAGATAAAGATGAAGTGGAAACAGTGTTACATTGTATTAAAGAAGAATTGATTAGAGGAAGATCATGAAAGAGAAAATAAAAATATTGACAGATTTAGGATTTGTTCCTATGGTGGAAGGAGAAAGAAATACGTTGTTTAGAATGAACGATGTTGTGATGTCGGTGTCAGATCCTAATCAAACACCAGAGCAGTTGAAGAAGGAGGTTATGTCTTTAATAAAGAACAGAGACATAGCAGAAAGAGGCGGACAGGTTCCAGTAGTTGAAGAGCCGGCGCCTGAGCCAGAGCAGGCCCAGGGAGAAGAACCGGAAGCTCCGGCAGAGGAAGCAGATCCTAACCCTGGAGAGGAAGATTCGAATCCGTTTACAGAAAATCAGGAAACGTTAGAGCCGTTTTATATCTGTGATGAGTTAAAGAAGATTGAGACTCCCAAATTCGTAAGATTGACATTAGACGATAATCGTTTTTATGTAAGGAAGATGGATGATGGGACGGCCAAGATATATGCTTCAGTAACAACTTTAATCAAAGATGGGTATGTAGATGATAAGACCGCACTTCAGGAATGGAAGCAAGAGATGAAGATGCTTGGTCGCAATCCGGAAGAGGTGGCGCAGTATGAAGCTGATAAGGGAACGATCATGCACTACTTATACGGATTGTACCTAACAGGTAGAGATATGGTCTTAAATCGAAGTTTTATAGTTAAGACCGTACAAGAAGGTAAGCTGAAGATATCGAAGAAAAATCTTGACCGATTCTTTAATAGCATAGATGATCTTGATGATATGATTGTCAGAATTATGAAGTTTGCCAAATTTTGTTCAGAGTATAAGGTTAAGCCGATGATGATTGAAAGAATATTGTCATTAGAGGACTATTTGGTAGCTACGCCGATAGATGCGATGGTTAAAATGACATTCAAATACAAAGAAGAAGGTTATTTTGGAGCCGTGTATCAAAGGGCCACAGGGCAGTTCAAAAAAGGTGATCCGAAGAAGGAGGTAAGAGACGTGGAGAAGGAAGAAGTGGTTATTCTCGACTTTAAATCAGGGGGAATATGGGAATCATACGCATTTCAATTAGAAGCTGAAAGAAGAATGGTTAAAGCATGGTATGGGATTGATGCACGTATTATGAACTTTTCTCCAAAAAGCACGAGCAGCAAAGGATATACGTTGAAAGAATGGACAGAAGACAGTATAGCACTTGAAAAGGCGGACTGCGTGTTCCAACAAGGAATGTTGAATCACCTTAGAAAAGATAAGAAGTTCAAAGTGAGAAAAGGAGTGCTGAATATCAATAAGCCGTACAATGAAGAGGATCATACGGTCGTGTATGATATTGCAGAGGAAATGTCTAAAAGATTCATAATATGAACGATATTGTTATTCCTGAAGGAGATTATATAGAAATCGTAAAACCGATATGCATCAATCCTTTTGGTGATTATTTTATTAACATCAAAAGGGGTTCGAGATTAAGATTATCGAAAGATTTGAAAATAGGAGATAAATATGCAATATGTGTACTTGCATCTCATAAGAAATATGGCAAGACCATCGAAATAATAATGCCTATATTGGTCAGAAATACAAGAAGAGTATGAAAAGAAAAATTAGAAGAACAGGAGAGATAATAGACGTAATCACTTTCAGTAGCTCAACTACAAGAAGCGACCATGACAGAATACAGTTCTATGGTGATAATGGGAATGTGATAAGTGAGAGTTTAAATTTTTATCTCGATACCCTTCCTGTAAATGACGAAAACAAAGATGTAGACTGGGAGCAACGTAGATTCGATCTTATTAAGGCTTATTCTATTGAGTTTGTTAAAGCACAAAATAGAAAAGGTGAAATAGATTGCGGAGTATATGTACCAGATGTGGTGTCATGGTCTATAACTATAGCAGATAGAATCATAGAGGCAATGAGAGGAGTTAAAAATGCTTGATTTTAGAAAATACGAAAACGTACCTCGGTTTCAACTTGACCGCAGACCTGGCAGGAGCCGACTGAAGCTAACCTGCCCGGCTTGTGGGAAAAGCCGGTGCCTCACTCCTTATATTGATGTGGCAACAGGTCAGGTTGTTGGAAACGAGTTCGGAAGATGCGATCATGAACGGACTTGCGGTTATGATAAACGACCTACTGGTAAGGATGTAGGTGACAAAGATCTTTGGATTTCGGGAAATAAGTGTATAAGAGCTTATCGTCCTCCTGTAAATCCTGACGTTGTAAATTACATACCTTTTAGCGAGTTTGAGAGGACTGTGGTTCCAGACGATAGAAACACCGTATTTAGATTTTTATCGTCTCTATGGGGAAAAGAAAGGGTGTCTGATGTATTCAGGAGGTATCATGTAGGAACAATGGACTTATGGGGATGGAAAGGATGTTGTATATTCTGGCAGATAGACAAAGATTTTGTATGTAGAACCGGCAAGATCATGGACTTTTATATAAAGACCGACAGCCAGGGGAATGAGATTGATGTAAAAAGAGTGAAAGAAAAAGACGGTGACAATGAGCGGCCTCATGTTATGTTTTATCACTCGTTGCATGCAAGGGACTTCTTGTTTAGACAATGCCTGTTCGGGGAGCATCTTCTAAGCCAGTATCCGGATAAGGTGGTTAATCTGGTGGAATCAGAAAAGACGGCTATTATATGCGCTGTGAATAAACCAGATGAGTTATTTGTAGCTACCGGTGGGTTGCAGAATCTAAGGCCGGAAGTGATAGATGTTTTAAAAGATAGAAAGACTGTAGCTTTTCCGGACAAAGGACAAGCATTTGAGACATGGAGTAAAAAGATAGATGGGATGATGATGAAGTCAAGGATAAAAGTATCAGACTATCTTCAAAATATTGAAAATGTAGGAGACGGAGATGATGTGGCAGATTTGATAATTAGTAACAAGGTAAAAGAAAAACAGTATGAGCCTGGACGTTTATATTAAAAGTAAGAAGAAAGAAGAGGATCGTGAATGGGTTGCAAACATCACCCACAACATGAACAAGATGGCACAAAGAATATTCGTATCGGAAAATAAAGAAACGCTGTACGATTATGTTTGGAGACCAGAAGAATTGTATAAAGAAATATATACCAATGAGATGAAGAATGTACTTACAAAAGGTATATGTATTATGATCTCTAAGAGAAAAAGTCTTTTGAGATACGAGCCGGAAAACGGATGGGGGTCTTATGATTCATTTCTTAAGTTTCTTATCGAATACAAAGAGGCGTGTGAAGATCATCCTGGTTATATAATTGAAGCAAGCAGATAATATGGAAAATTACAAAAACACTTTAAACGAGGTAGTGGTGATCGAATCGTCACCAGAAACGTATTTTGTTTACGCTATTCGTAATGCTATTCGTATCTCTAAATGTGCGTATCCGACAGCCAAGAAAGTAATTTTCAAAAGAGAGGACGTAGAGGTAGAGATTTCGGAAATGGAAACTGAGAGCAGTTTGTATGAAAAGTTTAAAGAAAAACAAAAGAATAGGGTATGGAACTTAATGAGCGCCAACAACGGGTTTTAAGAGGCGAAATTTGTCCTTATTGCGGAAGAGAAACTGAGCTGGTAAATGCCGATAAAATATATAGCAGAAAAGGCTTAGGGATGGTTATGATGTGCAAACCATGCAACGCTTATGTCGGTGTTCATGAATCAGGGCCGAATAAGGGAAAAGCTAAAGGCCGGCTTGCAGGACCATCACTGAGATCTCTTAAGATAAGAGTCCATGCCGAACTTGATAGACTATGGTCTACGCCGGAGGAACGGAAAAGGATGTATAAAGATTTATCTGAATTTCTCTCTATACCGGAAGAATACACACATATAGGTATGTTCGGCGAGAAGACGATGGGAAAAAGTCTTTCAGTTCTGTCATGTAAACAAAGAACGATCAGGTTCGAGAATAGAATGGCATAAGCCTGGAGATAAGTGCCCTAATAAGAACAACCAAATAGTGTCAGGCAGTAGCGCATGCAGAGGATGCCCTGAGTATCTTCATGATGAGAGAGACGGGTATGTCTGGTGTGATCCTGATATGAGTTACGGCAGGTTGAAATAGGGCGAGAATTGCCTATCTTTGTGCTATTATCAATCAAAAAAATGTAAGAAGATGGGCAGATCAACAGAGTACTACAGGACTCATCCCGAAGCCAGGAAGAAAAAGGCTAAAAAAGACAAGGAGATAAATGCCAGACCGGAACAGAAAGCCAAACGCCGGGAGCTTGGTCGTAAAAACTACGAAACGGACAAGAAGAAGGGTAAGGGCTGGAGAAAAGGCAAGGATTGTTCTCATACCAAGAACGGTCTTAGGTATAAATCAGTAAAAGCTAATAGGGGATCCAAATCGGATACAAAAGGTGACAAAAATGCACGAGGAGATAGCAAATAGGATAGATATAAGAAGGATATTCAAGACCTCTAAACAGGTCATGGAAGAGGCGTATGAGAATATCTTGAAATACAGGCGGGGAGAGCTTATCCCCGCTAAAACCGGATACGATTATATTGATGAGGCTTTGCTTGGAGGTATTTTCCCTCAGCATGCTATTGCCATAGGAGCCCGGCCATCTGTAGGTAAATCGTATGTGGCCCAAAAGATATTGGAAAATGTGATGAATCCGATGATCAACCCGCAAGCAGAAGATTATTTTCTTGTTAATTGCGAGTTCGAAATGAATCCTCAAGATCTTCTTCTTCGCAGAATGAGCCAGGATATGAAAAAGCGGGCTCCTGAAATATTAAGAAGGCAAGATTCTAATACAGTAGAAGAGATGAGGATGTTTGAAATCCTTCAAGGTGAAATCAGGAATAATATAATATACATCGATGCTCCGTGTACGATAAAAGAGTTTGAGGCGGCTGTGTATCATATAGCTACCAAACATAAAGACAAACGTCTTATAATATTTAAAGTCGATCATATTGCTTTGATAAAAAGAATGGGATTAGATCCTAAGTCGGCTATAGATGATTTGGTGGCGGTTATGAACGAAGCTAAATTAGTATATAAAAACATATTTTTCCTCATCATATCCCAATTCAACAGAGAAATAGAAGGAAGGATAAAAAGCCCACAAGAGCAGCCTCCGCGTCTTTCTGATTTTTACCAGTCTGATACGCTGGGTCAGTTATGTACGTTAATGATAGGCTTGCACAATCCTCGTAGGTACGGGCTGGATAAGTATATGATATTTGGGAAAGATTGGTATCAGACTCTTGATAGGTTTAAAACTGAAAACAAAACATCATTCAGGACAGCCGGACTGGTGTTTCATCATATACTGAAGGTAAGGCAAGTTAGTATGGAAGAGCTTACTAATACAATCCACCCAGAGATCCTGCCGGGGCATGGATGGATGTACGGGGAGGGCGGGACGAAGTTCGTGAACCCCAACCAGCCGCCGACGCCGCCCAAGCTCTATACTGTGGAAGACGTTACGGACAATCAGGAACAAGAACAAGAGACAAAAGAAGAACAGTCATTGTATTAAAAAAAAATAAGAACCATGAGACTAACAGTAGAAGAAAACGAATACCTGATAAGTAAGTTCCTTTTGGTTCTTACTGAGTTTGCAGGGGATGAAAGAGAGATGTTTTTAATCAACTCCATACATGATAAGGCGGTGGCGGATATGAATTATCGTCTTCCGTCTTTAATAAGCAGAGAACGTAAAAGACGAGTTATTGAACTCCTTAAAGAAGGAACCAGAATAATCAAGGACTTTTCCGGCTATGCAGGTGATATGGGTATGATTAACGAATACGATCGCCTAAAGAAAGAAATAGGAACCGTCCAAGACCAGCTTGGTGACGTAGAAGGTCAACTTCGGGCAGCAGGAGAAGTTATTAAAAAAGAACTTGATATGATTGCTGACCGAATCAAAGAAGACCTCCTCGACCGGGAGCTGGCTAAAAGTAATGCTGAGGCTGAAAGAAAAGCCAAAGTAGATCCGAGATACGAAGTAGCTTTAGGTGATTACAAGGAGATGTTGGAAGTGATTTTTACAACCAGAAACAAGTATTCTACGGTAGATTCTGTACATGACGATCTTCGCCAGTCGGTATCTACCGGTAGAAATTCGATTATTAAAGAAGGGTACAACAGTTAAAAACAAGGAGGGAATATGGAAAAGAAGGAATTTAAAGTAGGAGAAGTATTTGATGCCGGACTTGTAAGATTAAAATGTGTGGAAGGTGATACATGCGATAGGTGTATATTCGAAGATTACGATTCTTGTTCATGTACAGACATAATTGTTGATCCATGTGGACATGTTGATAGACAAGATAACAAGAATGTTATTTTTATTAAAGCTGATTAAGAATGTACATCAATTTCAGACAACTTGCAGCATCAGACATGACCCCTAATGATCTTGCCAATCTTCTTGCCATAAGACAGAAGGATTCGGTTATGATCGAAGCTATGCCAGAAGAAGACGCTGGTAGATATATAGAGCTTGGCCTGGTTGAGAAATTAAAATCAGGCGTGATGAGATTGACCAACAAAGGAACGTCTTTTGTGAATTATATAGAGACACCGGAGATGACAGACGAGGTTCTGGAAACGTTGAAGATTATGATAGGAATGTACGAATCATATTCAAAAGACATAGGTGTCAGCAGAAAAGAAGCGGAATCCAGATTGTGTTGGTTTATGGGTAACACCTCATTCAAGAAAGAGGTCATACTTCAGGTAACGGAATCTTATATAGCAGAGTCAGGAGATTATACAATGAGCTTATGTAACTTCATATGGAAACCGCCTTCTCAGGCTTTTTCAGTCCATATGAACCTTAAAAATTCAAAGCTCTTTGACTTAATAGCTGAAAAATTTAAGATCGCTACCGAGCCTTATTTGGAGTCTAAGAAGAATAAGGAAATGGATTGGTTGTTTGCCGTATCTAAATTGCCTACGCCGCCGGCTAAAGGCAATCCGGATTATTTGTTTACCGGAAGCTCGGAGACAGATAAAGAGCGATTGAAAAACATAAAAACGTATTTATTTAACAAAATTAGAAAGCAATGGAAAAAGTAAGAATCAGAAAGATAATAGAGGATATAATTATTACTCAGTTTCTTAATTCGGAAATAGATATAGTTCATGAAGAAGATGTGTCGTTTAAAGAACTTGGATTAGATTCTGTTGATCGGATTGAGCTTGATGTGATGGTGGAACAAAAATTCAATATTGTTATTATTGATTATGATATGGAGACCATCAAAGATATGACTGATCTTGTTTACAAAATAATAACAGAAGGATATGGGAAGTGACATAATTTTATGCATGGCTTTAATAGCGTCATTTGCTTTTGTTATACAGTTTTTGTTGTCGATATTAGGATCTGATCTGGATACGGATATTGACATTGACAGTGCTTCTGATTTAAGTATGTCTTTGTCGGACATCATATCATTCAAGGGCATAACACATTTCATCCTTGGATATAGCTGGACTACCTACTTTTCGGGTTCTCATTTAGTAGGGGTTGTGATAGGGTCGTTTTTCTTTATCGTTTTGTTTTACGTATATAAGTTACTTCTTAAGTTAAAACAAGAAATGGTGTACGAATGTCCAGAAGATTTAAATGGCAGAGAGGTGGAGATAGTATTTAGATCAGGAAAGAACCATTATATGGTAAATATTGTGAAAAACGGGAGACAGGAACAGATGAGAGTAAGGTGCTTGTCTGGGAAAAATTACAAAAATGGTGACAAGGTGAACATAAAATACGAAGAAGGAGAATTAAGTATCTAATTTTTTTTATATCAACAATTAAATTTTAAAAGTTATGACAACAATCATGTACGTGTCAGCTATCTTAGCTGTAGTGATTATTTTGACAATCATCGGAGTCTTATCAAGGTATCGTAGATGCAAGCCTAATCAGGTTTTGGTCGTTTACGGTAAGACAGGTGGGGAAAAGAAATCGGCGAAATTATATCATGGTGGAGCAGCATTCGTGTTGCCTATTATCCAAAGCTATGATATTTTATCTATGGAGCCTATGCAAATAGATTGTAGGCTTACTGGTGCTTTGTCATCTCAGAATATTAGAGTAGATGTGCCTACAACTATTACAGTAGCTATCAGTACAAATCCTGAAATCATGCAAAATGCAGCAGAAAGACTTTTGGGGATGGATACCGAATCTACTGAAAATCTTATTACAGACATCGTTTACGGTCAGATGCGTTTGATTATTGCCGAAATGACAATCGAAAAACTTAATTCTGATAGGGATGAGTTTTTGGATAAGGCAAGAAAAAACATTGATAACGAACTTAATAAATTGGGTCTTTATCTTTTGAACATTAACATCAGTGACATCAGAGATGAAGCCGGCTACATCATGAATCTTGGTAAAGAGGCTGAAAGCAAGGCTCTGAACGAAGCACAGGCTAATATCGAAGAACAGGAAAAGCTGGGTGCTATTAAGATTGCTGTACAACAGAAGGAAAAAGAAACGGCTGTAGCTAATACCCAAAAAGAGCAAGAGATTCAAATTGCCTATACTGAAAAAGAAAAAGAAACGGTAGTAGCTGAAACAAAGAAAGAAAAAGAAGTAGCTTTGGCTTTAACCGATAAAGAAAAACAGATCGGTGTAGCTCAAGCCGATAGAGATAGGGCTGCGGCTATAGCAAAGACTTTGGCTGACAAGGAATCAGCGATCGCAAGATCTAAGGCGGAACTTGAAGTAAACAAAGCTGAAGCCGAAAGAATGGAAGAAGTTGGGAAGAATAAAGCTGAAGCTGACAAACAAGCAGCTATAGCAATACAAGACTCTGAAGCTCAGATTAAGAAAGCTGAAGCTGAGAAAAATGCTTCTGTAGGCTACAACAATGCCCAGAAAGAGGTTGCTGTATCAGAATCAGAATTGCAGGTTATCAAAGCTCAATCAGAAAAGAAAGCCGGGGAAGAGAAAGTTAAATCGGAAGCGGCTGTGAAAACGGCAAAAGAGCTTGCTGATAAAGAAGTGGAAGAAGCTAAAGCTAAGAAGGTTCAAGCTGCGCTTAAAGCTGAAAAGATTGTGCCGGCTGAAACCCAGAAGGAAGAGGCTATCTTGCAAGCTGATGCTGAAGCTGAGAAGATCAAACGCCGGGCCGATGCTGAAGCAGCAGCACATTTGGCAAAAGCAGAGGCGGAAGCAAAAGCTATTCAGATGAAGCTGGAAGCGGAAGCCGAAGGTAAGAAAAAGTCGTTGATGGCAGAAGCCGACGGATTTAAGGCTATGGTGGAAGCAGCAGAATCCAATCCTTAGATCGCCATCCAGTACAAGATGGTTAATCAGTGGAAAGAAATTGCTGGAGAACAGGTTAAGGCGTTCGAGCACATCAATCTCGGAAATATCACGGTATTTGACGGCGGTCAGAACAGCACCGGTAATTTCCTTAACAATGTTGTTAAGGCCGTTGCTCCGGCATTGGGAGTCATTGATCAGCTTCCGATTGCAGATACTTTAAAGAAGTTAAAAGGAGATGACAAAAAATAAATACAATGACCCAAGGTTACACTTGGGCCTAATTGAAGAAGCAAAAGCAGCATTCATAGATTTCCTGCCGGCAGGGACAGTGCTTTACTAATTACAATATTTTTAACATGGATTTTGGACAAGATTTAGAACCAGAAGAACTGACCAAGCATTATGATCAGTGTCATGGAATTGATTTTGAAACAGAAGAAGAGGAGGATGAAGAATATGACGGATGAAGAATTTGCATTAGATAATAAGAAAAAGGTTGTTGTAAGAAAAAGAATATCTTATTTAAACAAAGGGGATAAAGTATGGATTGTGTCTTCCGACGGGTATCTGCTACACACGGACGTAGTTAGAGCCGAACGCGGACGGTCTTATGTGGATATAGATGGGATTCTGTATTGGAAGCGAGGATTAGATGGCAAGCATCGTAATCGTAATAACTACATGCAGTTTGCCATGACACCAGAAGACGGTAAGAAGTATGTCGTATATTACCCGGAAGGATTTAAAGACAATGACTTATGATGGTCCCGGAAACGCATTTGCTATATAAGGAGTTTAATGGTGTAAAACGTCTTGCCATATCTTATTCCCAGATAGATACGTTTCTTACCTGTCCAATGAAATGGTATAAGACTTACGTAGAGGGCAAAAGGTCTACGGAAAAACAAGAAGCTACGTCTTATGGTACGGTTATCCATAAGACACTGGAATACTTTTTTAAGAACGGAAGACAGCCTTCTGGTAAAGACCTTGGAGAAGCAATAAGTTACTATTCCTATCAAGAAGACATACCTTGGCAATCACCGGAAAATATGATGATAGCCATGAAGCAATCCGGGGAGCTTCTTGCTTGGATTGTGGATCTGTTTAAAAAAGACGGGAATAAGTTTATGATAGCTGATAGTGATCTTAATCCCTGCGAGAAACTTATTAGACACGGTGCTATAGTTGGAGTCGAAGAAGATTTTGTGCTGCCGTACCGTCTTCCTAAGCCTGTTGATATAAATGGGACCGTTCATACTCATGTGTACATAGTAGGATCGGTGGATCTTCATCTGGCTATAAAGAGCAAGAACGTAGTTCACCATTATGTCATAGATTGGAAATCAGGTAATAAGGTTTTTGATTCTAAGAAGTTGGAAATGAATTTACAGCATCCTATATATTCGTTTTACATCTATAGAAAATATGGTGGAGTTCTGCCAGATATGAACATCTATTTCTTTACCAGGACCAGACAGTACCAAAAGGTTAAGGTGGATGAAGAGCGTAAAACAAAATCTATAGAAATGCTAAATGACACTTTATCTAAAATGTATGATTTTGAAGATAATAGTGTAAAATCATTTCAAGCGTACATCCAGGGAGCAGAAGGAGCCAGATATAGCAAGCGACGTGCCACCCTAAGCCAGCTTGTTTCGCAAAACAAGCTACCCTGCCCGTCGGCACTGTGTTATTATTGTGACTTTGGATTACATAACAAAAACGAATGCCCTTTCTCTTCAGATTGGGATCCGTCTAAAAAGATAAATCGATGAAATACGAAGACGTTCAAAAGTTAAGAACAAAATACCGGCAAGATCCGGAAGTCATATATCTTGAAGAGATGAGGAACGTGGCGGTACGGTGCGGAAATTTTAAAAAGGCGTTTGAGTTCCAGGAGAAACTTGAGGCTATTTGGTTTAATTACTTAAAGGGAGTGCAATGAAAGAAGATCTAATATGTGGAGTAGCGATCCTTTTGTATTTAGTTTTATTATACTTGCTCACGACAATTTTCATAAAAACAGGTGAAGCAGTAGATCGTTATAAGATGAAGAAGAAAACTGACAAAATCAAAGTAGGTCAAAGATACGAACATAAGAACTACTTTGAGGATCCATTTGAAAGAGGCAAGCATGTGATTAAGATATTAGACATAAAAGAAGGGTACGCTCTATATGAGTACGAAGAAAAACTATATATACGTTCTTCTGAGAGTCTTGAATATATTGTTAAAAAATATATTTTAATTACTGATATAAAATAAGGGGTTATGGAAAAGAAAGTCACAATCAAAGAAGGGATGGATATTTTTTACAAAAATGCAGGGAAAGATATATGGGTCTATATTGGACTTTTTGGAAATAAAGTGCTATCCATTTTAAAAAACAAAGGTGTTATTGCATGTGAAAACGATGCTGAATATTGCGTGTTGATGGATGGAGAAGATCATTTTATAAGTATAGCAAAAGACATGAGTCACGACTATTGTTGTGAATACGTTGTAGAAAGAGCAGAAGCCTACAGAGACTACCCCTCCAAAGGTGCTACATGCAGTGTATGTCTGTTTGAAGATAATGAGAATAAAGCGAGAGAAATGCTAAAGGAGGCGATAATAGAACTTTCAAAAAACAGTAAAATAGATTGCGATGGGCTTTGAACTTAGACCTTACCAAAAAGAGGCCGTAGATGCCGGGCTTAAGTTTCTTACAGGAAAATCTAAGAAGCCTGGCATAATAGTGGCCCCATGCGGAGCAGGTAAGAGCCTTCTGATATCCAAGATAGCGCATGAGATAAATAGACCGACGTTAGTATTGCAGCCATCAAAAGAGATTCTGGAACAGAATTATGCGAAAGCCATATCATTTGGAGCTAAACCTACCATATACTCTGCCTCATGTGGCGTAAAGGAATTATCGGCTATGACTTATGCTACACTTAAAAGCATAAAGAAAGACGTAGCAAGGTTGAAAGATATAGGGATAGACACCTTATTGGTGGACGAATGCCACTCGGGGTATTCCCCTGAGGAAGGTTCTGAATTTATGGAGTTTATGAGCGAGTTTCCCGAGGCGAAGGTGCTGGGCTTCACCGCCACGCCCTGCCGCCTCCGGACCTACAGCTCCATGCTGGAAGGAAACTACAGCAAACTTAATATGCTGACGAAAGACGAACATAACTTCTTCAAGAAAATAGTTCATGTAATACAAATACAAGAGCTAACTTCTCAAGGTTTTTGGTGTCCACTTAAGTACGAACGATGGTCGTTTGATGAATCGGCTCTGATGTTAAACAGTACCGGAGCCGAATACACCAACGAATCTATCAAAGAAAGCATTGTACGAAACGGCTTAAACAACTCTATCTATAAGCGTCTTCTTCAGCTTATGAACGAGCGTAAGGCCATTTTGGTTTGCATGGATTCTATCGAATCATGTAATAGAATATCCGAGTTCATGAATGCCAGGATGGGAGCCATAACAGGTGTCGTAACATCGCTAACAACCAAAAAGAAAAGAGAGCAAATCATATCCGATTTCAAAGAAGGTAAGTTAAAGGTCGTGTTTAATTATTCAACGCTTGCTACCGGATTTGATTTTCCTGAACTTGATTGTGTGATGTTTGGACGACCAACGTTCTCATATTCAGTATTTTACCAAATTGTAGGTCGAGCCGTCCGCATCCATCCTGACAAGAAAGAGGCGCTGATAGTTGATTGCTGCGACAACATGAGGCGTTTCGGCCGGATAGAAGATTTAACGATCGAACAATTTCCTTCTAAGGGATGGTGTATGTTTGCCGGCGATCAACTTCTGTCCAATATAAGGATGGGTGATATTATTACCAAAGACGAAATCCTTCGCCGGGCAGCCTCGCTTAAATCCGTAAATGGAGATGGTAGGAGAGAGGACGATCTTGACAGCATAATAATGTGGTTTGGAAAATATGAAGGAATTAGATTCAAAGACATACCGGTGTCGTATTTTAGGTTCTTGGCTGAGAATATGGCAGTAAAACCGGGAGATAGGAAAGAAAAGATTATCGAATATTATAATAGAATAAAAGCATGAACGACAAGAGAAGAAAAAAAATATTGGGTGTTATTAAAAACGTAGATAAGTATAAAACAGATTTTGAATACATCAAATCAAAGTTATCGGAGTTGAAGTATAACATAAATTCAGCCAAAGATGATGTTGATATGATTTTAGACGAAGAGACTGAGGCGAGAGATAATATACCGGAATCGTTACAAGACTCAGAAAAATATTGGGAATCAGATCAGGCTGTAGCTAATATGGAAGAGGTGGTTGATGACATGGAAGGCATTATAAACGATTTAGATGATGTGATTTCAACCATAGATGGGAGCATTAAAACTATAAATGGTTCTATTAAAGTAAATTTGGAAGGAATAATATAAATGGAAACAAGTGAATTAAGGGAAATACTTAAATTGTATGGTCTTCAACATGATGTTGTTATCAACAAAAGTTCAAGAAGGTATTCTATTATCTTAGATAATAACATAATAGGAACCGATCACGCTGAAGAGAGGGTGGTTGTGTTCCGTCCTATACCGGGAGGGAAAAACACATTCTGCATGGAGCGAGATAGGTTCTACACGGAGTTTGAAGAAGCTTTTGATGACGATAAAGCCATAGAAGCCGTAAGACAATATTTTGAAAACAATAAAACAGAAAGTCATGAACGAAAACGAAATATTTAGGTTGAAGGGCAGAATAGCCATATCTAACCTATCACGTGAGGATAAGAACATGATAAATAGCATCCTTGATGGTGTCAACAAAAAGGATGAAGAGGAAAAAGGATATGTCTATACCGTGAGAGTAAAACTAAACAACGGAAAGGTTGTACATGCTACTTTATTTTTTAAAAGCAAGACAGGTCCCACATTTGAAGAATTAAAGAAGGAGCTTGATGATATGGGAGTTAAAGATGATGATTATAGCAATAACGGCATAATTATCATTAACCGCATTGTTATGAGCGGAGAAGAATTTGATCGCTTTATAGGCGAAGAAGAAAAATAATGGACTATATCATTATACTAATTGATTAAAACAACGATAAAACGATGGAAAAAATGGACAATAATACTAAAAACATCCTTTATCCAAAAGGATCTATTTTTCAAACACTGAAAGATGATAAGATAGATAAAAACACTATAATATACAAAGGATCTTTAGTGACTTCAGCAACAAACATAAAAGAAAATGACAAGTTTGCTGAAGTTTATTACAATGGAGACGCAATTATTATAGAAACAGACATTATGGAACTTATTCGTGTAGGAGATCCAGAAAAAAGTACTTCAATAAAATCAGTGAAAAATGACATCATTGACGACAAACTACGATGGGATTTGCTTCCGATGGAAGAAATTGAGGACATTGTAAAAGTCTATCATGCCGGAGCCAAAAAATATGGGTCTAATAATTGGCAGAATCTTGACAACGGATTTGAGCGGTATCGAGCTGCAATGTTTCGACACCTGATGGAATACATGAAAGGAGAAAGAGTGGATTCCGATACAGGATGTTTTCATCTTGCACAATGTGCATGGAACTGCATAGCTATGCTGTGGTATGACAAGCATGGAAAAGGGTTGATACCATTAAATAAGGAGGAAAAGAAATGACAATAGAACAACTAAATTATTTATTAAGAAAAGAGCTTTATGCTATAAAAAAACATAAAGACAATATTGATAGAATCAAAAAAGAATATTTTGATTCCAATTATGGGTTAAAAGAAGGAGATAAGATCCGTATTTTACACGAAACAGGAGATGAAATGATAGGCTTCTTGAAAAAAGTTGAAGTATGTGAAGACGGAGATCTGTACTTGACAATCCAAAAACAAAACGAAAAAGGTGACAAAGGCAGAGGAACATGGAATATGTATCTATCATCAAAATCAATTAAAATTGAAAAATGTGTATAATGTCATGAGAGTGTTAAGTTTATTTGACGGAATGTCATGTGGTCAAATAGCGTTAAAAGAAATAGGGATCACGCCTGAAGTATATTATGCGTCAGAAATAGATAAGTTCGCTATTAAACAAACGCAATTAAATTTTCCTAATACGATACAAGTAGGAGATGTGAGGGATTTAAATGTAGAAGATCTTGGACGCATAGATCTTATTTTAGCCGGCAGCCCATGTACGGATATGTCTTTTTCTGGAAAAAGAAAAGGGTTGTCTACCGTAGAAGGAATAGAAGTCAAATCACTTAATGAGTATCTTGAATTAAAAAAAACAAGGATTTGAGTTTGCCGGTCAGTCTTACTTGTTCTGGGAGTTTATTCGTATTTTGAATGATGTAAGAAAAACTAATCCTGATGTGTTGTTTCTTCTTGAGAACGTTAAGATGGGAAAGAAATGGGAGCCGGTATTCGATGATGCTATAGGGTGTAAGGGCAATCATATTAATTCAGCACTTGTTTCAGCTCAAGTCAGGAAACGTATTTATTGGACTAATATTCAAGACGGCATTATTCCTCAACCTGAAGACGAAGGTTTGACCATAAGTGATATAGCTGAATATGAAGTAGATGAAAAATATTACTTATCTGAAAAAGTTTTAAACAATTTAGCTTTTCACTTAAAAAGAAATCACGACAAGGGAAATTGTTATGGAGCTAATATTAAAACAAAAGATGAAAAATCCAATACTGTTACCGTAAAGGGTAAATACATGTACGATCTTATTTGTGTAGCAATGAGAGGCAGGAATCCAGAAAAACCTACATGTAGAGAATCTGGTCTTAAAACAGTTCAGATGATTGAATTTAAAAACGATGGAAAATCCAATTGTCTCACAACAGTTCAGAAAGATAATCTTATTTTTCAAATACCAAGAGGATTTAACAAAGGTGGATTTCATGAAGATAAGGCTCCAACATTATCTTGTAATTCATATGATAGAAACAATTTTATCATACAGAGAGTATTACATGGCGATTTCAGAATAAGAAGATTAACCCCTACAGAGTGCTCCAGGTTACAGACTGTACCAAATTGGTATAAATGGGAATGCAGCGAAACCCAACAGTACAAGATGTTGGGAAACGGGTGGACTATTAAAGTTATTGAACATATACTTAAAAGAATAAAAGAATCATGATTAGAGCAAGATTTTACATTAAAAAATCCGACTGCGGTAACGACTACCGTCCAGTCAAATGGCCTATAAAATATCCATATTGGTGTAGTGCAGAATCCAGTAATTCATTTGTATTGGTGGCGTATGCTGAAGATGAAGACAGCATAAAAGAACTGTGGCCGGAGGCGTATGATATTAATGTCTTAGAGAAAGATACCGAAATTAGATTCACATTAAGATTTCCTAAACCAGAATGGTATGAATTGTACGAAAGGGAATTAGAAGAATGTGATAGGTTTATATGGATTACAGATGCGTGCATGAGAGACGGTGTAATAAGAAAAGTAAAAGCTAAAATAGAAGAGTATGGTGGTCTTTTGTTAGCCGACATTCCTGATAGGATCACTCCTTATGAAATAGGAAGGGATGCTTTTGAGAGCAAAGAAGAAGCTTTAAAACATGCAGAGAAACGGAGAACGTACCTGATCGAGTCTACTAAGAAACAATTGAATGAACTTGAAAATCTAAAATTTAAATGCGATGATTAACTACGCGGCAAAAGCCAGAAAAGCTTATTTGATAAACAATTTCGATAAGATTCTTAACAGTCTCAACACGCTTCATTCAACGGTTGAAACCATGACGTTGTTCGTAAACGACCAGGCTTATAATTACATTCTTAAGCTAAAGGAAGTAATTAAAACCAGTCCTATGTATAAGCACAATATCAAGCGTCTTTTAAATGATATGGACAAAGAGATAAAGAGGTACAATGCTTCTATCTACTACATAAATAAAGAGCGTAGTGAGGTTATAGCTGATATAACACAAGCGATGGAAGATTGCCTCATGCCATACATAGACGACCTGGCCGGCGCTATAAGGGCAGCCGTGTGGTCGAAGGGTGTGTCCGAGGAGTGGACGGAAGCGGCGGTACTGTCCCTAATCGTATCCTCCTTGGCCACGACATCAGGCAGACTTATTTCAGGTGGATATCAGATCATGAAAGAAATGGGTGGTGGCTGGGGTGGTAATCCATTTACGTTTATGAGCATTGATAAGATAAGACACTTATCTACATCATTATCTGATGCTATTACCGGTGGAGAAATAGCTCTTGAAGAAAAAGAAGCCAATGACATAACTAAGGCGATGGATGTTTTTATTGAGAAAATGTCTGATTCGAATATTGTCGATAAGGTAATTAGCATACTCGAAGAGGCAGAATCTAAAAATAAGGAGGAACGATCATGAATTACTTAGATGGGTACGTAGAAGAGGTTCTTTCCGAACCGTATTATGATGATTACGGATCGGGAATTTTCAGGTGGTGGGTGAAAGTATCTTACATTTGTTATGGCATGGGAGCCGTTACTACCTTAATGTTTGATACAAAAGAAGAAGCGGAAGCGGTAAAACCAGGTTATAAATTTTTGTGTTAATGATATTGGGATGTGATTATGAAGTACTTTATTTTATTGATAATATTGTTATTGTCATCATGTGATATTGACAATGTTAATACTGGATGGGTTATATATAATTTAGAACCTTTGAATGATGGGCGTGTGTTATACAAAGGAGAAGATAATGGCATTACATGTGTTCGTGGTACCAAATACATCAAATTCATTGGACGCCAAGGGGAATACAATATCGGAGATTCTATTAAGATCGTAAAAGTGAAATAATATGGAAAATAATTTAAAACTCGTATGCCCAAAATGTGGCACCCCTCACCAGCCTCATTCTCCGCACACGATGGATGCAGATGGATTTGAAAGGTGTGAGATAAGAACTATCATGGAAGACAAGGGATGGTGCTACGAATGCTCTTTTTGGCAAAATATGTACGACAAGCACAAAGACGATCCTGGATGGGTTAGGATAGACGGTGAAAGCTGGGTTCTTAAACCTATGGTGGAAAACGTGCCAAGAGGATGGAATAGCCTTGGATGTGGTGGAAGAAAAATGTATATCAATATCGAAGGGAAGGGTATTGTTGCATCAAACAATTGCTGGTGTCAGGGTGATGTTTCGGATGCATTTAAGGATCTGATGCCTGATAATGCTACTTGGGCTACGAAGGAGGAATTTGACAAAGCTCCTGTAGTAGGATATATTATAGAAGGTGTTGGTTTGGTTTTCACAGATAGGGGAGGTCATGAAGTTAATGCTTAGAAACTTAGGTAATTATATACCTTTTTTTTCATAACAAAAGAAACCGGTTCTCTATCATCTCTGACTGAGGACCGGTAAGAAAACAATTTCAGAAAAAATTTAACCTACATAATCTTTCAAGTAAGAACAAAAAACGTACAATCTACTCTTTGACAATGCTAAGATAGTATATTGGGGTCATATCAAAACAATGCAAGCCCAATATTCTTCGTCTATTTGTAGCTAACATCATCGTCCCCTTCCGAATCAGGAGTAGCGCCGATGAAGAACATCATTGACTTGTTGTTCGTCTGCTGCCACCAATTATAGGCGCGCGCTACGTCTTCCGGCGTCTTGATATTATACCATTGTTTGATAAACGTCTGTTTGGCGAGTTGCCTAAATAACTTATACTCTCCTTTGTATGTACCAGATGTTACTTTATCAAGTGAGTAGTTCCTAAGATCGGTAAGATCCTTAAGTTTCCGTCCCATAACAAATGGGTCGTTAATGATATCAACCACGTTAAGCTCCATAATAAATGGCATCTGTGAAGCTATTTCGTTTATGGTTCTGAATCCGACATAGGATCCAAATTGAGTAAGCCAACTTTCTTCGTTTTCATCATCATCACGCCATCCGGCAAGAAGCATAGATACGGCTTGCATGATAAGAAACGTGCCGGCATAGACACTGAGGCGTTTGAGATTAGTTTTTTCTACCTCATTCATATTGTCTTTATTTTCGTTCCAGGCATCTATGATGTTTTTCATACCAGACTCGGAAGCCAGGCTAAATGTTTTGGCTATCATATTCTTTAACGTAATTGACAACCCTTCCTCTTCTTGCATTGTCTGGAAATTGAAGCCACGTCTTTTCCACAGACGTTGAGCTGCCAGCACCAACCATCCTCGGTGGGCGGTCATGAACCTGGCTATCCAGTTGCGCGATGCGGCAGTTCGGTTTTCTTCATTCAAAGATCCGTTACATATCTGCGACAAGCTACGAACTTGATTTCTGGTTATAGCCATCTGGGTTTCGACTTCCTCAACAGTAACACCCGATCCAGGCTTTACAACCACCTTCCCATCCACAACATCTACCATACTCCATAAAGTACGATCTTTTAATGCATTCCATTCTCTTTTTATAGTACTCTGTTCTTTATTACGTTCTTTTTCCATCTTGAAATCCTGGAACGTGTAGAACCGGCCTTTGTAATAACGAACATTGTCCATAGTAGCAATCATAACCTGCGGATCAAGAGGGTAGTTCAGGATTTCCATAAAAGCATACATAGGTGAACGCATTAAGGTCCTGGCCACTCTATTATATCCGGCACCATACATACGATTTCGGATATTGAATATCCCCATTCTCTCACCTATGACATATAATTTGCTTTTCCTATCTATGTCTCCGGTTTCTGCTATACAAGATGGCGCAAGGCGTGAAAACTCAGCCGATGCGTATTTAAGGGAGTCTTTGCTTATATACTGTCCTACGGCAGATTCCATGATGAGGTTGATATGACCTGTTAAGGCGCCGGTAGCTGCCACAAACGGAGACAGTGCCAAGTTCATGACCGACATAAATCTTTCAACGGCCATCATAATTCTTGTAAGGTCTACCGTATATCCTCCGATGTTCACCGTCAGTTTTTTGGTGTTCATCCTAATGCCATAATAATGATCGTTAAAGAAGTCTCTAAACATCTGATATGCTTGAGTCGCTTCAGCTTTCTTACCGCCTTCAAATTGCTTATTCAGCAACATCTGCTCCAGTCCTTGGGCAAGCTCTATAGATTTCTGCTTTTCGTTGTATAACGATGACTGCATCATAAGCATCGAATAAGAGTAGCCAAAATCGTGAGATACATCATCTTGGTTCTCCAATTCATATATGTAGTATTTAGGTATAGACCTAAGCCTGTCTTCAGGATCATATACTTCCCCCTGTCTGGTTTTACCGTATAGAGAATCGTCTACTCTGTCCAGGCACAGATCTGATACAAAATTACGAACTGTATTTTTGAAGTTAATACCCAATCCTTCTACACGTTCTATGTCTTGTTTGGATATCTGTGGAATAGCATACAGGTTCGGACTCTGCTCTTTATATAGATCAAGGGATTGTCTTTTTATTTCTTTGAGCTTTTGAATCATATTCCACTGCTCTACGTTTTTAGTAGCAACCTCATTACCGTCAGCATCATACTTGATACCAAAGTCATTGAAATACGATTCGTCACGATACAGGCTTTTCTTAGGCATTCGATGACCATACCCATGATCTTTTACATAATCAGGATTACGGCCGCTATTTTCGGCTTCAGATTCAGCCACCCATGCCCTTGCAGGATCGAAAGACAGGTACGATATGTCCATGCCATAATCTTGGGTGGATGTACCATTTTGTACGTCCTTAACCATCTGCGCCACATCTATCTCACCTCGACCAATTTTGTCGATCATAGCCGCATATCCGGTAGGCGCCATGCGTTTATAGTACGAAAAGACCTGGCTCCTGGCAAATTCATTAACAATAGCATTGGCCTCTTCTATGCCCTCCTCTCTTGTATTATTTAAAAATAAGCTGGCCATCTTAGCATTAACAGCATTCCTAAAATCTCTACCGTCTAATTCTTTGCTTATACCAAGCTTTTCTGACAGGTAATTGGTTTCAGATACGGTAAACAGATATCGGTTATCAGCAGCCTTAAACAGCTTATCCCTTAAAGCCTGAATCCTTTTTGCTTTCTTCGCCGTAGTATGACGTTGTACGAACTTCCATTCCACTTCCTTGGAGTCAGCAAGAGCATTTAAATAAGACTGATTTACTTCGTTTTCAGCCTTACTGCTTTTAGTAAGGTACTTATCAATATCTTCAAGACCCACCATCTTAGCATAATCTATCAAAATAGCGTAATCGGCTTCAATAGCTTCAGATGCGGCCCTAAAAGCATCTCTTTCGGATGAGGTAAATGTCGCTTCGTTAATTTCTCCGATATCAGCCACATCGCGATTGTTTCCGATTATTTCCTTGATAATGGCCTTATTTTTTTCTATATCTTTTACAATCGAGTCCACGTCAGTCGCATCTCTATCACTTGTCGTAGAACTAATGATATCATGCGCCATTTTGAGATACGAAGCCTTGTTATTTGATTCGGTACGTGCCGACTGTTCCGATTCTACATCATTCCAAAACCGATCATTAAATGACAGGTGACCTCCCAACATAAGTGTCTTCAGCGCAGCTTCTCCTCCCGACTCGTTCTGAATCGTTCTCAATTTTTGCAAAAACGATTCTGATACGGCATTAGTAACATTATTTGATTCCTTTCTCCAAACTTCATTTATAGCTTGTATTTCTTTAGCCATCTTAAGCTGGTCGCCGGTTTTTTCCACTCTCCTGGTTCCTACATATATGTATTCTGAAGCTGCTTCCTTACGTTGTTTACGAAGCAGTCCTTCTTCTTCGTAATTGCTGCTTTTAAAATAGGCAACTTCATCAAAATTACCACCGCTATCAATAAAAGGCTGCCTCAATATCCGTTTTTGCCTGGATAGAGCATTAAGGTATTCTTTGGTTGTTTGAGAAACCGGATGCCCTAATTCTTCTTCAGCCTTTTTGTATATGGATTCCATTCTTGTGGCATAACTTTCGCTAAATTCCAGTTCCGAATTTTTAGCATCCCACTTTTCCATCTGTTCTGTATAGATCTTTTCCTGCTCGATGGTGAAAATATCAGTATTAACCCTATCAGACGATGGTTTAAATTTAGCGTTTTCAGTAACCGTATTTCCATCCTTGTCAACTACTTCTCTTTTAAATACGTAATTACGGTTATTGTCAACCACATCATTTATTTCTTCTTCTGATATCTCTATGTTCATGGCAGTCGCAAACGCTCGCATCTGCGCCAGCTTCTTATTACGATCGTATTTAGCCATATCAAGAGCACTACGAAGGTAATTAGAAGTTTTGCCGTCTACTTTCTGAAGCAGTTTTTCAAATTCAGATTTGTTAAAACCATGCTTTTTAGCATATGCCAGGAAGTCAGATATGGCGGGCTGGGCATTCACCATCGCATTGTAATTGTCTTTGGCAATCATAGCTCCAAGAGCGTTATTGAACGGACTGGAAGAATGCTCTAATATACCAAACCACCTACTTATCCAAGAAACATCGTGTTGAACCTTGTCAAAAAATTCTTTTACTCTCTTTACCTTATCTGCCGGCACATGAAGTTCGTTCATTAACTTATCAAGCAACGTACTTTCATCAAGGTCTTGTACTGATTTAATATCAGACTGAATACCATTGATGTCGGCAATGACGGTATTGATCCTATTTGTATAATCCTGCTTTTCACGTTCATCAAATTCGGTACTTCTGTTACGGATATATCCTCGAAGATCGTTCATGATCGGAAGAACCTGATTGTTGATAATATCTACGTTCTTTCGATCATTGGTATTGAAGTGAAGCTTACCGTCTTTGGTATCACCATGAAGGATGGTGTTCACCACATTACTTAAGTATCTGACCTGAGCTTCGGCTGTAGAGATCATGCTATTCATGGCAGCCGCCATCTCATTCTTGTCTATTTCGGTCTCTACCTTATTTATCTTATCTTCTATGGTCTTAAGCTGCGCAAGGGTCATAGACGTAGTTACAGCCCTATCAGAGCTTATCTGACGTAAGTCTCTTAACGTTTTTCTCAATGCCCGGATCTTAGACTCAAGAAACTTGTTCTTGTTCATAGAAGAAAGGGAGTATAATGTAAAGTCATTATCCTTTAACAGAGAGGTGTCAAATCCTTTATCTATGTCAGTAATGGCAAGATCACGAATGTTTTTAATAACGTTATTCAAATCTTGTCTTTGGGTTGATAAAGCTGATTTAAGCCAGCTTACGATTCCAGAGAGAAGCTGCCGGACGCGCCCCAGGAAGGAGGTGGGCTCTACCGGCGCCTGTGCTGTGCCGGTCTGCATCTCCCTGGCGAGGATCTTTCCAAGAATTTCTCTCCTAACAGCATTATCAAGCTCAGCTCCTTCATATACCTTACCGTATGTATTATAATACTGACCTGCATACTGGTTCCACTCTTCCGTACCTTCTACATCTTGCAGAACAGCCTCAACAGCATTCTGATCTCTGTATGCCTCTACAAGGAAGTGGGCTGTTTCTTCTACTAAATCAGATAAAGTAGCATCTTCACCAACTGCTATTACGTTATTGGCAATATCCGCCAATGCCTTAGCAGAAGGTTCATGCCCGTATTTGGTTTGGTACTTCTCTATATAGTCGGTCATACCTATGACACTAACGCCAAGAGTTTTCAGTATCTCGACAATAGAATTTCGTTGATCACGTTCCTGCCTGCTATAATCTGATACGATCTTAGCTTTAGTATCAGCATAAAGATCGTTGTCTTCTAATATGAATGAAACTACAAGCGCATCAAAATGATCGTACTTGGCGTCCAATTCATTGTATCTTCCTGACTTAAGATCGTTCTTTATCTGCTCTTTGCTAACCCTTTCCGTTCCTCCGGTGGCGAGCCTCATAGTCACCTTACTATTATCCAACGAGCTTATGGTTATCATACCCTGGTCGTTCATGGAAACATCTGAACCAAAATGATTACGGAGCTCGGTGTAGGATAAGGCTGAATTGAAAAGTCTAATTTGTCCTGTATGACCTTCTCCTGTAAGATAATAGCTTCTTGTTTCAGGATCGAATATCTTAGATCCGGACAAAAGACCTTTCTTTATAAGGTAGTTAATTATACCACCTTTTGTTGATAAAGAAGTAGAAGCAGAAGCGGTCATGACCGGTATAAAAGACTTGGGATTATTAAGAACATACTTTCCAGCCTTGTAAGTAATGTCTGCCACGCCATCCACGGTAGATTCTTGAACGGTGCCGGATAAGAATCCTATTCTAATATCATTCCCGCCAGAGCGAAGAGCTTCTCCGTAATCTTCAAATAATTGATTACGATCGTTCATGAAAAACAAACGAGGCTCTCCGGTCTGATACGTTACACCCACAGGATTAGAATCTGTCTGTGGTAACTCTTCTGGGCTAAATATCTTAAGACCGTCTTTTATAACCATATAATTAACACCCTTATCCTGTACCATAGATACGGGAGTAAAGTCCGAAGATATAGCATCTTGTAGATACCGCCCGGCGTCTATTCCAGGTCCTTCCGGTACGGAAATACTTGACGGAACCATAGCATCCACCAACATAATATTATCACCCAGATCTTGGCTGTAGAATCCAAAGCCCGATTCTCGGATTTCATAAGGTGCATCTGATTTTGACACAAGAACAGGATTACTCATCTTAGAAGCCTTATCCAGCACCCTTTCTCTATAGGCTTCTGGGATAAGGTCGATGTTAGATTTTACCTTATTATAAGCCTGTTTATTAACAGGTACATTCCTTCTCCAGTCACCAAAAGCCTTTAAGAACTTATTAGAAAATACGGTTTTAAAAACAGTAGTAGCCCGTTCCCTATTCTCCATAAGAGGAATAGATGCTATTTTATCAAACAACATAGACCTGTCCCCTGATCTGGTAGAGACAGAAACAACTTTCTTTTTATTATCTCTTTTAATAATACACGTTGATACCATGATAAAACATTTTTGTTATGTGACAAAGGTAATTAAAAATCAGGCACATGTTGAAAACAAAGCCGTCTAACTTCCCAGTCTTACGGCTTAATATAAATATGAAAAAAAATTATAATCTGACGTAAATCGTCAAGTTACGCTTATGCATTATATTTGTACCCATTTCTATGAATAAACCTTCCTGATTCGAACCTTTCCACATCATCCGGTCCAATTGGCCCGCAGTCTTCCTTCCTTGCCTCATACCACAGCCCAGGCTTACGGAGCCGGCAGGTTATGACGTATTTAAAGCAGTTGTGAGTAAAATGGAATACGGAGCCTACTGGGAAATACCTATCAGCTTGAAATACGATTCTTTTTCGTTTAGTATCAAACACTATATCCCCTACTACCTTAGCCACGTAATAGCTTCTGCCATTTAACGTTTCATCTGTTTGTGGTATCCAATAATAACCTCTTGCCATGCCACAAATATATAAAAAAAGTCGGACAAGACACATGTCCGACTTTATATTACTTTGATTCATTTTCAAACCGCTTTATAAGAGAAGCAATATCATCACCACAAACAAACATCATTCGACGTTCTTCTTTTGGTTTATGAGACACTGGGATGGTTTTGTTTATCTTAATCTGATTCGCCAGACCTCTGCCTAAACGAATATCAACTTTTTTACCTTTCATGAATTATTTGTTTAAACAGACCAATTCCATCTATTATAATATGACCGCTTTGCATACGACCATTATTAGGATTATGTAGAAAATTGAAACCACTTTCTTTTTCCTGTCTTTCAAAAGAACTGATATCCTTTCCTCTACGGGCTCTTTCAAAAGCTTTCTTGAACAACTTGCCTCTAAAGGTCTTGACGAGGATCTTGGTAGCGTTATTGCCGGCTTTTACCATTGCTTTCCTTGCCTGGTCCTCCGAGACAAAACTGCTTCGGAAAATATACGATGCTGCTGCTTGTATGTCCTGCTTGGTAATCATATGATAAACATTTCTTTCAGAATACTGATCTTTATTCCGTATATCAATTTCATCTCATCTCTATCATATACGTCAAAAAAGGATTCACTGGGGTCCTTTGGATTTACGTTCAATTGAATTATGCAATTACCGGTATAAACCTTAATTCCGTAATTATCAGAGTATATATCCTGCATGGTTTCAAATGTCTCAATTAAATTTTCAACAAGTGCTCTGTTAAATGAAAAAGATTCTTTACCATCACCTTTAAATGTGATATGATCTAAATCCCTGTTGTCAAATTCATACTTTAATTGATTGCCGTCCATCATATCATAAAATATTGACTTTCTGATTATAAATCCCATATTGTTTTATTTTTTAGTTAATACAAATCTTCTGAATACAATTGTTCTCTAATAGCACTCCTATCTACTACCATTTCCTGATTATTGTTTCTAACAAGTTCAGATGCTTCTTCTCTTGTTAAAAACCGATTCTTGCTCGTCAAAAATCCTTGAACACTGCGGTTTTTATGAGCAATACCATAAGCTGCAAACTGAGAAATGATAGAACAATGTCTCAATCCACAAAATACGGTTCCGGATGGTATGTTTACTGGACCGTGAGGCTTGTTCTTGTGATCTTGAACCCATATAGCTGCGCATACAACAATTTCCTTATCACACATAATTTACATATTTAAAATACCGTTTTTACCAATATGCTTCTTCTCTTCTTCAGTAGGCCATTCTTTCTTGAACTTACCATGCCACGTTCCAGGAACTACCACCACTTCGTCTCCCTTACTATATTCAATAGCGGCACATTCAGAACAAAGAGGCTTGCCTTCATATCCCTTTAGCGACTTATCGTAAATACGATTCTTACAAGGTCTTATAAGAGCCCAATAACAGGATGTGGCTGTATTATCTATACAGCCACAATCCCAATCCGATTTTCTCCATTTCATTCGCCACATCAGAATAAGGATCTAAATCGACTCCCCTAATCATGTTAATAACATCATCCTTGTCTAACGTAAATTGAAACCGCTCCTTGTTAGTAGGCGGATCTTGATTCAATTTACCAGTCGCAAGCCATTCTCCATCATGATACAATTCGGCAAGTTTCTTTACATTATTTTTAAGAAAAGAATACTCTTGTATGACTTCCATAAAATCAGCTTCGTTAGCTTTACCCTCTATGAAGATAACGGTTTTGCTTCCAGGTCTATGATCGTCTAAGCTTGCCGGGATTCCCAATATCGTCCATCCTTTAAACTCAGCTATCTTAAAACGCATGACATCAAACACCTTATAAAAATCATCACAATCTACAGATTCTATTACCTTAACATCCTCTTCCGTAAATTTACCTCGTATTGGAATAACATGATGACCAGGGCAGCCATCGGTTCCGAAATATGCGATTCTAACCATATTATATATAATATTTTAGTTGTTCTGAAATCCTATATTTACTTATATCATCGCACAAGTTACACCCTCCCGCACATCCACAAACCGAACAATACGAATCTCTTTCTGCCTTCGATTTAGATTGGAAATCTCTTGCAGCTTTAATCCAGGTAGGAGAAATAATATTACCGGAAAATATAGGTACATTTAAGATTAATATAAGATTAATATTTTCATTATTTTGGCAAAATATTCATATAACACGGCACATCTACTACGTCTCTTCTACGGATGCGCTTATCAAAATAGGAAACCATATAAGTATTTTTACCTTCGTGATCAGGTCTGGGATCGAAACATTCAAAAACGAATCTTGTTACACCTTCCAAATGACCAAGCATGAAAACAAATTCGCCACCGTATCTTTTATTAGCTAATTCTTCTACGGTCATAACCTGTCCCCTCCTAATCCTGAATTGATGCTAACATACTTAACACGGACATCATTTCCACGTCCAAGCTGTCCCCAGCCGGGCGATGGCGTTCCCTTGGCCGGAGCAGGGACAGCCCTAAGCCGAGACCAGTCCTGCTTTTGTCTCATGGCGTCAGCCTCTTTGTAATACCGGTTACACAGTTCTTGATCTTCGTAACCAACGTAATCTTCCTTATTTTCCATATAGAATAGTTTTTCAACAAATGTACGACATTCATGAATTAATTAGATTTAAAATAAAACAATATAAATTAAAATAAAAACCCGATACGTTAAAATCGCATCGGGCCTGGTATTGAAAAAAAATAGGTTCAGATCTTGGGTAAAGACTCGAGCCAATTTTTAACATCTTTATATTTAGGGTCTTTGTCTATTCTATCTCTCAGTTCATGCAATGCTGAGTCCATAACCGTATTCGGTACGCCAATCAACTCTCCTATTAAATACAATGGGGTTTTATTTGATTTAGATTCGTGTGCCATATTCATATCCAAAAAAAAGTTATGTGAAACAAACCGGCCACGGGTATTCTATTGCCCGCCGACCGGTATAATATTTTTATTCCTTTTTTTCCAAACGGGAAAAACGGGAATGCGGGAATCATATTTTTTACTATGGCTCCCGCACCACCGGAAGGACCTGGATCTGGATCTCAGGTCAGATCCTTCCAGTTTATTTTTTCGCCGAGGTAATCTTGCACGGCAAGCCATCTTATAAAGGCTACTCCTTCGGGAGCATCCGGATCATCCAAATACATTAACGTAGCTTTCACCAACTCGTTCTCACATTTGAAGACCTTCGGAAAACCATCCGAATAGTACATTGCAAAGACATATTGGACATCGCCCCATGTCGCTTTATCCGGCTTCTTCGCTCCGCACTTTTCAAAAATATCTTTTATTTCCGGCTGCTTCCAGATCCTCTTGGATCCATCGACGTTGACCATCTTCTTTACCGCCTCATCAGCGAGAGCATTAGAAAAATGGTAGCCGTAAGTATCTACATATTTCTGATAAGCTGGATCCTCTGCGTCTGCTCCTCAATAAGAACGACCTCTGCCACGTCCGCGACCTCTACGCATCTGAGGTCCGTCACCGTAGTATCTGTCGTCTCCATAGTAATCGGTCGGGTAGGATTCGTAACCCATCCTCCGGTATTCCCGGTCCTCCATTTCATGACGACGTTCGCGCTCTTCGAGCCTTCTTTCCCTTTCTTCCAGCTCGTTTTCGCGCTCTTCCATTTCTTTCATCTTCTCATGCATACCGTAATGGTCGTAAATACCACCACCATACCCCATGTACGTCCCATCAGAACGCCGGCTTCTGCCTCTGCCTGCGACTTTTCGGCTATAGCTTTTTGAGCAGCTTCATATTGATCAGCCCAGGCTCTTGCTGCATCTGCCGGATTAGAAAAGTCAGGGACCAAAATTCCCTTTCCACCGGAACTTGTTTTATATTCTCCTGTTTTACGAATAGAAGGAAGAACCTCAGATGTTACCCATTTCTTAAATCTCTTAGCAGACTCTAATTTTGAAGATAATATAAGAGAATATAAACCAGATTCATTAATTATTCTTATACTATCTATATATCTGGTTTTCAATATAGATCGTTTTACGCCCCATTGATTATCAGATACTTGCAAAAGCATAGAATCATCATCATCTACATGTCTTTTTACCGCATCTTTAGCATTTATATATCCAAGAGATTTAGCCACATCTGACGCCACAAACCAAACATCTCCTTTTGGATCTACAATAATTCTAAGCTCTCCAAAATCCGAACTTTCAAAAACAGAAACTTTATCCATGATAAAAAAAATAGGCCCAAAAGAGAATGTCAGATCCCACTATGACAAACCCTAATGAGCCAAAAATATCTTTCAACATCAAACAACCAGAGGTGGGATCTCGTTGTTCATTGTTTCTGGAGCAAAGATAGGAACAGGATTTTAAATAGCAAATATTTTAATACTTTTTAAATCAAACCAGGGCCCGCATCACTGCGAGCCCTGATCTACACTAATCTAAACTAATACCATGAAAAACTTAAATCTAAAAACTAAAGAACACACAAATGTAGGAAAATGTATGCCTTTCACAAAGAATCTGTATCCTGTTCTTTTGTGTGATTCAAGACATGGGATATAGTTCTGATACTTAATCCGGTTTGATTTTGTATCAGATTATAAATATAGGATTTTGAAACTACAGTTCTTAATTGACCTAAATCATTCATAATGTTTTTATACATAAGATGAATGCTGTTGTTACGTTTGATGGTACTGATTCTCATTTCCTACTGTTATTAGTTACGTTCGGTTCTTACTTTTTCCTTATTTCCATAATCCCTTCCTGAAACTAATATTGCAAACTTAATAAAAATAATTCATAAACAATGAAAATCTAACTTTTCTTGTATGTTATTGATATACGTGCATATATAAGAAAAGTGAGACTTTCACAAGCCTCACTTCCCAAATTATAACTATGAAAAAACTATATATATACAAAAATTACCTGCATTCCAATTTGTTAAGATCATCCAATTCAGACTTGCTTACGGTCATGTCTTGCGTCAAGCCAGATCTGTTTTGGTATGGAGCGTAATCAGTTTCTACCGTCTTAGCCTTCTGAGTAGAATCGTATTTCACCTCCGATTCGGTTCCTGTCAGATTTTGGTAGATAGAGCCGGAACTACTCTCGCTTACTTTAGACCATATCTTATTACCTACTCTTATAAAATTATCATAAATACCTTCTGCTGTTATAACACCATCTTGCTCTACGATATTAGAACCCGATTTTTCTTTTAACAAATACGGGTGCCTGGTGTAAAAATAGTGTTCAAAATCATTCCCAGCATACGAAGGGTCATACCTCTCCAAATAAAACAATTCTGATAAAGAAGGGTCGGTACTGGTCATGCTATAATCAAACAACATCAACCTGTCTTTTCCAGATAAAGATAATTCTATTGATTTCAAAATATCAGGATCATCAGAAATAAGACCCAAAGATGGACCAGGTTTGAAGTCAAGATACTTATAGGCATTATCATATAATTTTGTTTTATGGAGTTTGTTGTCAAGGTAAGATTGGTATAAATCGAATAAGGATAATGGGTTTTCGCTATCTTGTTTTTTGTTCATGTATCGACTATACTCCCGATCCACATCCACGTAAGGAACGTCAAGTACCGCAGGGTGCCCAAACGCCATCCTGGTCATTATCATGTCCTCTGTGTTCTGAGAATCCATGAACGATCTGACGTATTTTTTAATGGAAGCCATGAGCGTATTATCATCTACGTTCCGTACTTTCTCTTTATCCAAAACGCCGTTCTTAAAACAAGATTCAGGATATATTTTAGTAGAAAAATGAGTTAGGTTGTGCTTGGCTAATACTGTTGATATTTGATACATCTCGTTAAGATCATCTTTGCTGATCCTTTGATATAGATTATCTCCTACCTTAAGCAATGAATGTTTCTCAAATGCCTCTACTGGGTCTATATCGGATTCAGAATAAACGATATTCAAATTATCCATATACTCCGGCAATAATCCAAAATAATAGTCTGTACTATCACCAAGAACATCATCTATAGAAGATGCCAGCGTTGGAGCATAATTTACATCATTATGCCTGGCCACATAAATATCAAGATCCAGCATCAAATTATCTATCTTATTCAAAGATTCTTCTGTGCCATCATAAGTTTCCGATGTCCCTATTATATCTATGCCAAACCACGTACAAGCCTCTTCTATATCCCATATCATGCTTCTTAAATCGGATTCGGTGTCGGCATTAGCCCTATGTAAATAAGCTGATATACGAGCTCTTAGGAACTCTATTTTGCCGGAATTGTAATAAGAAAGATCTTGTAGCTTAGACAAAGATCTTCTCTTGCCTTCCACCACATCATCCCCTTCTATGTTTATTACCGGAATCTTATTCGTAGATGAGAACTCATCAAACATAGATTCGGCAAATTCTTTATCAGAAACGAATTTCTCAACCAGTTCAGGATATGAATTTCTCAACGATTCAAAAGCAGATGAAAATTCAGAAAAGTTTTTTATGCCGGCTACTGTTTTACGCATAGCATAATAAAGCTCAGAAGGATTATATGGTACTTTTTTACCAAATTGGTTAAACACTCCCTCCTTGTAAACAATAGGACCATACTGATAGTCAATAGACATAAAATAATTATCTTTTTCCCTATCATGTTCGTTAATAGAAGAATCTATTAACTTTCTCATGGAAGTCGAAACCTCGTTTAAAACAGAAGGATCGGATAAAATACGACTTATTTCTGTTTCATCATACAAACCGGATCTCCTTAATTTCTGCTCATTCAGTATCAAACTGCCATCTACATAAAAATCGAAGAGAATAGCATTAGACAATGAAGACGCATTGAAAAAATAATGAGTAGACAAAAGGAAATCCCTTACATCCTTAACATCCTGAGCCGTTAAAGGATCAGCAAAATAAGTCTGACGCTTCATATACGACAGCACATCTTCTAAAAGAGGTTCGCCATTGGGATCGGTGTTAAACATCTCCCCTGGAGCCGGGTTATTCCAATGACCGTAATACGACAAAAAACCAGGAGTGTAAGCCTTAGCCCATACCTGAAGAGCCCGCTCGCTGTTTCCTAATACTTTTAAAGCACTTTCGTAAAGAACGGAAGGCTCCCCGTTAGGAGCCTTAACCCGTTTTATTTCATTTTCCTTTTTTTCTATCTGACATTTGACACCCATAGTGATAAATATTTTAGACAAAGATAGTATAAAAATAGAAATTATGAAACTTCTATTTCATAATGCGAAGCCTCTGTCTCAACTATCAATCTTCCCTCTCCTTCGAACTCAACGCTATCATTTCCTGGACCAGTAACAAAAGGGAAATCAGATACGGATGTTACATAATCTCCAGAACCACCGGAGAAAGACTGACTTTTACTTTGTTTGTAATTGATAGTCAATTGTGTTTCACCTATCTGAAGAGTTCCAGATAAATTTTTAGTATAAGTAGTGGTAATTGTAATATCCCCATTTTTATAACAATACATTATAAAGGTGGTAACCGGACTCTTTTTTATATTACTATCCGGACCTGCATGATAAGATTCATTTCCTCCAAATATGCTATAAATGTGACAATAAGGACCGACTCTTTTACTTGAAGTTTTAGCCTTATCCTCGACTCCTTTCAAAGATATAGTAACCTTACTCTTGTATTCAATATCCTTCCAATTACAGACTCCTTCACTTACGTTTCCAACAAACCTGTCATCAACATAAACCTCTATATTCCCCTGCTGATTGGTCTTCAACTGATACTGAACAAGACTTGAAACATCTTCGTATCTCCTTCTCATACTCAACACTCCTTATTTAACTCATTTATCGAATCCGAATTATCAGAACCTTCTACGAGATTCTTATTCCTGTCTATCTCTTCCTGGCTCATATTACTCATCATATTTTGTATTTTTCTACCAGATTGAGATAAAGAGCGGATGAATGCACTGGAACTTATCTTAACTCCAAGATTCGGTTTTGCCCTAAACGCTTCACCGGTACTGATATTATACAAATCATACACACCTGAGTTCATATAGAATTTATATATCCAGTTTCCACCAGCTTTTTTGTACCCTAATTTGGTTAGCTCGACTACACTCATACCAAATTTAATACCATTACGACCCATTATCTTCTCCGGTATAGGTTCTACTTTAGCCGGAACAGATGTATATGCTTCGTCACCGCCGTACAGGAAATAAGGGGTTGTCACCCTTGATATGTGAGTAAGCGACTCTTCGGATATACGAGGTTCGTCTTTCGCAGCCTTAGATCCTTTCCTTAGATTGGATATTCTAATAAAAGGATCGTATGTCAAAAAGGTTAAGCCGTATTCTACTTTATAACCTGATACGCCGTTAAGGTCCCTTATAGCCTTAGTCGTATGCGAGTGATTGATGGTGTCTATACCATACCTTGATTCCATATCGGTCATAATACTATTAACCTCATCTCCCTCTACATAAACCTCTTCTCCTTCCGGGATAGAGGTTATGCCGGCAGCCCTTCTAAGTAGCCATAAAGTAACTTCAGCAATGTCAGAGAACTTATCTCCGTTCTTCCTATAGTTATCTACTCTTCCTTCTTCAGATCCAGGTAATTCGACATTTCTTTCAACTTCGACATTTGTTCTGGATTGTCCTTTGCCTTCTCCATCTCCCTTTTTATCGCCATCTTCCTCAGTGCGTACTGCACCGCCTTCTGCACTTCCTTCTTTTCCATCATTTAAAATATTATCTGATTCTGACTCTATAGACTCCACGACAGCATCATACTCTGGTATGCCGCTAAGGAAATCTGCTACGTTATTCAAAAACTCTATTTTTTCCTCGTTTGTCATATCAAGGCTTTCCACGGGCTCCCATATGGCAGGCAAGTTGTTTGATTTTATTGCAGTAGAAACATCTTCTACAGTTTTATTATCCACCGTAGGCAAAACTTTAGAAACCAAACTATTGATATCAGATTCCATTTTTTCTACTTCCTCTTTTGTGCCATATTCTTTTAGGGTATCCATGCCATTGACTCTAAGAGAATAATTCAAAGCCTTGCTCGGAACAAAATTAATATATTTCAAAAAGTTTTTCAACTCTGATATAATTTGTTCGTCAGATCTTGGCCCAACATAATCAACCACCACCTGATCTGTTTGAGAACGAAGCCAAGAAACGTATTCTTCTAAAGTCTTACCACCTTTACTGGAAGGAGTGGATATTTTATCACCTACTGTTCCTTTAGGTTCTAATCCCATTTCCTCCTTAAGGCTTTTAGGATTACCTCTCTCACGAAGAAACCTCAAATCACCTCCTACAATCTTCCTTGCTATAAAATCAAAAATATTAGCATAAGACGGCAATCCTTCTTTTTCTATATGAGATTCTATTTCGTTTAACATAAGAGAGAAGTTTTTCCTGGAGGTACGCTTCTTGCCAGGTAAAGACTGCGTAGCTTGTGCCGCAGGAGCCGGCTGAGCTAATGGCGCCGGCTGAGTCTCCCGGGCAGCCCCTTCCTCTGGCATTTCCTCTTCATAAACATCCACGTATTCTTTAGAAGTAACGGTCTTACCCTCATCAGAGAAAGGAAGATCATCCTCTATAAGTGATTTAGGTCTGGAAGATGATTTACCAAACTGAATCCTGATCTTAGGAGCGACAAACATCTCACCTTCGAAATCTATTCCAGATTCTACTTCAGACGTCACAATGTCTTTCACATTCCTGCTTTCATCTTCTACCCATTTAACAACATCAGGAACCGTAGATAATTTTTCTATAGCCTCACGAGCTTTTCTAAGCCCTGAAATAGGATTCAAATACGATACTTGATACGAAGCCGGATCAAGGCCTAACTTGGTTAGATACGCATTAAGATCTTGTATATCATCTTGACCCATCTGTAGCAATTCAGAATCACCGGATTCAAGCAGCATATCTATAAAAGACATCCATTTCCGCCCTTCCTCTGATTCCACAGAACGCAGGCTAACTGGGAAAAGATAATTAAGACCGTTTTTACCTTTGATGACAACTACCGGAACTCTTACATTTTTGTAATTATTCCCCTTGTCATTTAATATAGAATAAGCAAATGGGAAGCCTGTGTATTTAGATCCGTTCTTAAGCACGACTTTGCCATTTAATACATATCCGACATCAGATACTTTTTCAGCACCTTTTTCGGTAATAGGGAGATTTTCTACCTGGCCATATCCTTGACCGTTCACCTTCATGTTAAACACCGGTCTTCCGGGAAGGGTCTGGGCAACAACATGCGTGCCGACGCCGATGGTAGCCGACCGGCCGGCGTCCTTCTTCCACTTGTTAAAAGCCGTTCTTCTTATCTTACTTATACCATCTATGCCTCCTGTGTCAGCTTTTACAACAGAAACGAATCTGTTTCCACTCATGACCTTGATAACCATATTGGACACCAGTTTATTCTCAGCAGATTCTATTCTTTTTTTATCGCCGGACTGAACAGCATCATTGTATTCGGCAAAAAGAGACTGATTATAGGTATCATTTACATCTATTTCGAGATTAACCTTATCTCCTTTTTTCAAAGAAGATAATGCTTCCTGATCTATTTTATCTACCTCATTATCTCCGAATCCGACACCCGTTCTGTACGGAACCAACTCATCTGAATCAAGACGCTTATAAACCAAAGAATAGGAATTACCCACGTCCTGAATAGACACATCTGTGTAGCGATTAAGAACACGAGCCGATTCTTTGTCTATAGACCATCTCGCATGATAAGGAAGTTCAATTATAGTAGCCGTTTCCCCACCTATGTTAAGAGAATACCTTTTAGTGCCATTAGCGTTCGTTTCAGAGCTTATTTGAATAGGAACCAATGATTTTATAGAAGATATAAATTTATCGGCTCTAAGACCGGCAATTTCATACCTTTCATTGCCGTCGTTGGAGATTCTTCTTACCATCAACGTCTCTGGATTCTGGGCGCTATCTATATTGGCTCCCGGCGTATTATCAGATTCGTCTAATTCATTTACAAGAGAATCTATATTAGCATCATCCTCCCCAAAATTACTTAACGTAGATTCGGAAATACGACCTTTATCAATAATCCTGTTCTGTTCGATATAAGGAAGGAGATCCGTGATGTTTCCAACCTGGCCAAGATCTTCTATGGTAAATACCGAATCGGCAAGCTTATCTTCGTCAACTTTCTCCCCTTTATCTCGTCTGTTCATTATATCAACATACAAAGAAATAGCATCATCAAGTTCCTTCCTTTGATCTGGTTCCAAATTGGATTTAGCCATATCAATAATAGCTTTATTATCCTCATACACAGATCGAGGCTCAGTAAGTCTCCTAACTTTATCTGATAAATCTTTTATCATCTTAGCCGGACTGTCTCCAAGAAATGATATGTAATCATCAATATCCTGCTTGTATTTATCATATATCTCCTTCTCTCTTGGAGATAAAAGATCTTGATTACCTGTATATATCTTGTCTACTATACGTTCTCTAACCTCTATAGGTGCAGACAAAAGATCTTCCATAGCCAACTCATAATCAAAATCAGACAATATATCCTCTTTCGGTTTCTGAGTTATACCATCATTTAAATGACCAAATACTTTCATTGTAAATGCCTCATCTGAATCTATTTCACCATTGTTCAGGAGTTCATTTATTTTTTCATCTAAACTGATATTGTCTCCTTCCTGGTTCTGATAAAAACGATCACTTTCTATAGGCTTGGTATCGGATGACACCATATCATTTAAGAACTTAGAGAATAAAGAAAAATCGTGTCTCATAAATTTCTTATCCTGCATGGAGTTCATGAATGACCGTAGAACCTTATATTGGGTAATAGCTTGCTGGTATTTTACCACCATCTTTCTTAAATCCTCTGCTTCTTTCTTCCCCTTATTGTTCTCGATATAAGTGCTTAAAGAAGCAACAGAATCATAAGCTTTTAATATATCTTCAGCAGTTATCGTTTCGGATTTAAACAACTCAAGAGCTGATACTCCAGGATCAAAAGAATAAAATACTTCTTTATAACTACTAAGAAGATCTTCTGACAACCTTCTATATTCCTTATTAAGATTATCGTATTTAATAGTTTTTTGTTTTATAGCCTCTGCTTCGGTATCATTACCGTCCTCTACTCTTCTCGGAGTTGTAGCCAACCTCTCTATTTCAGCATTCAGATCATTGATCTCATTACGCAATTCCCTTAACTGATTAGCTGTATCAAAAGCTTGACTTGATAATGAATAAAACGTATTTATATCATCAAACAAATTATTGTCATTTACATAATCAGCAATATCATTTGATGCTTCCATTGCTATATCCTCTGCATCCAACCCCTTAAACACAGCATTAGCAACATTAGATCGATAAAGATCGGATGAAGTCTCAGCAGTAATAGCCTCAGCAAAAGAAGAAGCTTTTTTATAATTGGCTAACTTCTTATCAAAATCTTTTATAATATCTTCCTTGTATTTTTTAACAGTTTCTTCATCTACTTTCATTTCAGAAGCCAACTCACTTTCGTCAAGGCTTTTAACCATTGACCTGAAATTGTTAGCCGTATCCTCTAACATTCCCATTCTGTCAGATAATTCAAATTTAGAATAATAATCTGATTCAGGATCATTCATTTGAGCATTAAATTCGGCTAAATTTCGCATAGAGTCTTTTACAGATTGAGAAGTAAAAGCATTATTACTATTAAATTTCTCAACATCAGTATTAATAGTACGCTCTTTATTTCTCCTTTCATATAAACCAAAAGCACCATTTCTGGCTCCAAATAAACCACCAATCAGGGCTCCTATGCCAATCTCTTTCAATCCTTCTTTGGTTGTAAATTGTTCAGCTATGGCCTTAGAAAAAGAATCAACTATAGAAGACGTAGCATCAAGATACGTCTTATCATATCTTGATCTAATAAAATCTTCCCCCATGCGCTGAGCAACACCTTGCATGCCTTCCTCCCATACACCTTCAGATATGGGTCTTTTAGATACATTCCAAACAGTAGCTAAGGATTTCTGGAATAAATTTGCTTTTATCGTCTGTAATCTTCCAGCATCACCCGCTACCTTCTTAGTCCCTAATCCAAACAAATAGCGATCTACAAAACTCTTTGATCCCCTATATGTGTTTGATACACCCTTTAATCCAGGTATGTATTTAGAAGCAAAACCAGTGTCTACTCCAAGATATTTTCCCAGAAGAAGATAATTGGATAATCCAACTATACCCATATTAGCTAAAAATATGCTGTTTGCTGTATCGGAAATAGAACTCTTAAATTCAGCCATCTCAGACTGATTAGGATTCCGACCATACATATTTTTAAAATATTCCTTGTATTTACTTTCAGAGTCTTTCATGAAGGACTGAGCCTCCACGGCAGACTCCCAGCCGGCGCCCACGAACGTATTTACTCCTACCTTGGCCATATTGCCTATGGCCCTGCCGTACATCGCTCCTGCCCTATACGCTCCAAAAGCTGATTTTACAGCACTTGCCGCAATCTTAGACGCCGCCATCTTTCCGGCCACTCTCATCCCTACTTTAGCGCCAACAGCTCCAAGACTTGACACGCCCATCCCACCTGTAAGGTAGGCAGACAGAATAGCTCCTGTCGTAAACGATAGACCATTTCCAATAACATCATTAAAAATAAAATTTGCAGTTCCAAGACTCTGCAAAAATCCCATATCACGCTCTTCTCTTGTATAATAATGAGGAAGAGAGTGGTTTATCCTTTCATCTATATCATTTATGGCCCGTGTAAAATCATTGTCAAATGCAGAAGATAACGTACCAGTCTTTATAAGATTATACGCAGCCGGGATAATACCTACTACTCCTGATACACCATATAATGCTGTTTTTGTGACAAGTTTTCCTATGCCATTAACAGCCTTATTCCAAGTAGTTTGCCTTCTTCCATAATAATCTTCATTATCCCTTCCTGGCATATAACTTTTAAACTTTGCAAGACCGATGTTCCCATCGGATAAAAAGTCATATGCTTCATCTAACTTAATAGTTCTTCCTTTACCAAATACACCAAAATCAGCAGCAGATGACTGTTGATTACCAGCTATAACCTCACCATAAGACGTTTGTTTACCAGAATAAGTATTCCTTGATTTATCTTGAATAGATTTTATCATGGAATTTAACTTATTATAAGACTCCTCTTTCTTCTTTCTTGGATCATCTCCACCATTCAGAGCCGATTTTAGTCCAGAAAAAGATGTGTCTACATCAAAAGAAGTATCTATTCCGCTAATATCAGATCCTTTTTCTGAATCATCATCAGGATTTATGGCTGATACCGGGGGAGTATATGAACCTACTTTCATCCTCTCCATCTCTCTTTTTGCTCCCTCAATAAGAGAAGATTCTTCTTCATATCGCGTAGGAACTCCGGCATTATACCCTCTTAATCCAGTAGATGGCAAGAAACCTGATTTCTCTACCAATGTCTGTTCCTTATTTTCCATATATTATTCCCTATTTACACTATTCAACAACTTCATCAACTTGCCGTTTTTATTCAAAGACGTAGGTAAATTACCTCCTTCTTTTGCCGCCACCATATCCTTAATCTCTTCTGCTATGGCTGTCACAACAAAATCAACTATTTTTTTCTGAGGCGCAACAGCAAGTTCTTTAGACACATTATCCGCAAACCATACATTAGGAGTATCAAACGAATCTATTAACTCAGGTTTACCATTCTCCATAAGATAAAGCCTTGTCTCATATCCATAACCGTAACTTGTCTTAGGATCATAACCTTCAACCTTTACACCAAGCTTTCCACTGTTATCCAATATATCTTTAGCTGCATTAAGAAGCCAAACCTTTTGTTCTGGCATATCATCTAAATTATTACCAGATTCATTTATCATATCTGATAACACTTTCATCATTGAAGATACAGAAGCATAAGCGGGTGATATATCTGAATTTTCAAGCATCTTCGGATACCACATATTGGTATCACTTCCAAATGTAGGTCTTATAATACCACTTTCATATCCACCTATATCGACGGAAGGAGTATTAATACCAGGATCTATGCCATTATTTATCAACTCTGTTTCAGATACCTCAACAATATCTATTTCCTCTCTTTCACCAGTATGATTAGCAACCAAACTGTAAGTCTTCTCTCCATTGTCGGCTATTCCCGATTCTGTCAAAGAAAATGATTCAATAGTTGCCGATGATGATTCAGATTTACCAACAGGATGCTCTGCCATTTTTTTAGTAAATAGATCCCTGAGAACACCCATCTCTCTATAACCAGCCTCCTTGGAGGTTAATTTGGTTGAATACGTTACTGTGTTAGGTGAATACAGTTCGAGATATTCTTTACGTATCTCATTTATACCATCATCTTGAACATTAGTTATTTGATTGGCTATATTAATATCGCTTACTACATCACCTCCAACGCTCTCCATTCCGCTAATAGAATACAGTGTATTAAAAAACACCTTTTCTTCACCATCCGAGAAACTATTTTTTACATCATCGTATTTTTTTAAGAAATACCTGCCACTTTTGCTATCCCTCTCAAATACTTTAGATAAATCAATGCCATCATTTTTCACCCTCTTTCTTATAGTAGCTATATCAGCAGGCGAGAATCCTTTTTCATAATATCTTACTCCAGATTCTAAATCGCCGACTGTACCTCTATTTTTTCTTAAAATATCATTAAGGGATAACGCTGTAGCATAGGCTATATATTCTTCGGGTTTACCTCCTTCCTTCTGCGCGATCGCATTTGCTATTTCAGATACAATATTATCATAAATCTTATTCTCCTTCTTAATTCTATCATTCTCTATATCCATCTTGTCTACAGCGCTATTAAGCTGCATATAAGCATCTGTGGCAGCTTTTCTCTCTGCCACAGGTAGCTTGTCAAACATATCATTAGAGAGACCTCCATTGTCCTTTATATACTTAAGAAGTTTTTCTTCATCCATAAGATACTTGTATCCTGATGTTTCATCCGTCATATTTCTTGATATGGCAGCTTGAATATTTTTCATGTTTTCAGCACCAAGGGCTGTAGATAGTCTACTTCCGGATGTTACAAGATCTGTATATGCCTTATTAAACTTCTTATGAGTTTCTTCTGATATGCTAATATTTTTAGTTTCGATAGGATTAGCTGAAATAGTTCCACCAGAGTTTGTGCCAACGCCCACCTGCATGGCTCGGCTTCCAGCTCTGCCGCCTGCCGCTCCTGCACCAGAGGACATAAGTTTTGCTATTCTGGCTTCATCCTTATTCTTACCATATTCAAACTCTGCAATATCCCTATTTCTTTCATATTCAAATTCTATCTTCCATTTTTCGAAATTCAAATTAGCTAATCTTTCCCTCTGATTATATTCTTTGGTTTTCCAGTAAAGCTCGTCGGCTTTGATTATGAAAGACGAATTATCATAAGCATATGAAGCAGCAGCATTATTAATAAAATTATTTTCAATAACCTTCATCGCTCCAAGATACGGATCGTAAGCCCTTTCATCCATTCTGCTAAATTCAGATTTCATGGAAGCTATTTCAGATTTGGCTCTCTTTATTTCATTTTCAACCATTTCTTTCTTTGCAGGATCAGAACCCAAACCGGAAAGATCGGCAGTAAGAGCATCAACATACCTCTGCTTATCACTTATCTGCTTATTCATAAAACCAAGAACAGAATCATACGAATATAAAGAGGGATTAGAGTCTACCATGTAAATAGCCTCCACCTGCATCTGCTGCCTTGCTTTATCTGATAACCCTGACAATGCAAAAGAAGCTATCTGTTCAGGAGTAAGCATATCCTTAGTTACTTCTTGTACTGCCCCGGTAGGATGACCATCCTTGTCAAGAATAGGAATCTGAACTTTAGCTCCTTTATGAAGCTTGCTTATAAAATCTATCCTATCTTTTAATTCCTTATTATAATCAGTATAAGGAGTATATTGAAGAGGAGCAAGACGGGAACCAGCCTTTCCATCATTCACCCATTCATTATACGGCTTTAAAGCCGCATAAGCATTCGCAGCAGAATAAAGTTCTGGATTATTTATTTGTAAATCAGATAGCATTTTATGCATTCTCCTGCCTTCTTTTGTGCCGGCAATCGCGTTAATGACCGTATCATCCAACACCGAACTGATCTCTCCTTGTATGGCTCTCGTAACACCATCAGAAGAAAGATCCACGCCTTTGAATTTTTGATTGATGTTAGCAATCACACCTGACATCTTATCTTCCATATAAGCGCGGGCTTCAGGCTTATCTATCTCTTGACCCATAAGATAATCTACCTGGGTATAGATCTTTTCACGAGCAGCATCAACCTTCTGCTGTTTGTACATCATGACGTCCTTAACAAGATCTATGTTGTAAGGACTAACATACGGGGCATATTGCCTTAAAATACTATATTGTGAAGCCATCAGCTATTTCTCCTTCTCTTTTTATATTTATCTTCTTCATCATCCTCCAAGCTCTTCAAATAAGGTGTAGAATAATCACCCATATTCATCACATCCTGATTACCTTGAACGTAAATAATTTGACCACTTGGAAGCATTCTCATATTTGGAGCTATAGAGGCTATGGTATTCAACGATGTACGAACATTGAACTTATTCTGTATCTCGCTGTTTATGCTGTCATAATAACGAGCAAGATTTTCATCCCTTATAGCCATAGCCTTCAACAACCCAGATTCATAACGTTGCCTTTCTGCTATGTTCTTATCATCTGTCTGAACATAAGCCATTTCATTAAACCTATCAGCTTCGTTTATTTGCCTTGCGTTATTGAAATTTACTTCATTAACATACTTGGCTATATTGCTTCCAGCTATGGCGTTCATATTAGCCAGAATAGCAGCCCGCTGGGAGTCGGGCACGTCACCTACTGCGTCTAACTGAGCCGATGTCGCACGGTTGAGCTCGTTGATATACTGATCAGCAGATTGCAGAACCGGATCTATTCTCGGAGCCTGATGCCTTTCCAATCCCTCTATCTCCAAGCCTGTATCGAGCGTTCTCAGCATCTCCGGGAAGATAGGACCGAACGCCTCCGGTCTGCCCTGTCCTTTAGGTCCGTTGTCTTCAACCACCTCCTCTGTATCGGTGTCGGTTACAGTCGTAGGCGTACTTGCTTTCGGTTTTACCTCTATCCTTCCAGGAGATCCAATCTTAGGCGGTGTAAGGCCTGGTGCTATGGGACCGGCCTCAATAGGCTTTATTTCTGGTTTAACAGACTCAAGAACGAAATCTATTTCCGGCATTAACCCACTATCTCTTAAAGCAACAAACTTATTATAATCGGAGCCCAGAATCTTCTTAGCGGCATCAGATTTATCACCAAATAAGTCAACATAATTCTTTATCCCTTTTTCGTTTAACAATCTTTTTTGCTCTGCCGAAACAACGTCCAACCCATAATAAGAACGAGTAGCTGTTGTCTGACCAAACTTATCATCTACGGCAAATGAATTATAAGCCTGATTCCCTCCGTAGCTTCCGGCGTCCTGGCCCCAGAATCCGTATTCATCTCTGAATTTCTTGGCTGCATCAGCATTCGTAATAGCGCCTACATCAGCTAACGCCCACAATGCATTTAATTGCCTGTTGTATCCTTTCTGGAAACCTTCTGTATCAAAATCACCATCCGTATTGTACTTGTTAGCCCATCGGTTTATGTCGAGCAAATTAGATACCGCCTTATCATTTACCCTGCCGTATCCTAAATTGCTTCTATGTTGGAGATTCTGGTTGGCATTGACACTGGAATCAGGATTAAGAATCTGCTCACGACCACTAACATCAGATACAGTCATATTAAGAGTTCGTCCAAATAACTGATTGATAAGCTTATTGTAGCCTATAGCATTCTTTCTAAGTTCCTCCAGCTCCTTCTGAGTAGGTCCACCTTCAGCCATTTTCCTGGTTTGCTTAACATACTCGTCATATATCCAGTTCTTAGCATCTGATTCTGCAATATTAAAAGCCTTAGCTTGTTTCTTTACCTGATTCAGATCAACAACCCCGCCATCCCTGAAAAAAGCATCCATCTTCTCGTTACGCTTAGATTCTTCCTGTTTGCCATAAACGATTTCAGCGAAAGAACGAAATTGTGCTTCAAGCTCGTCTATCTCTTTCTGGTTTTCATTGACGTACTTGGAAAGAATAGAAGCATTAAGATTAGATGTGTTTTTGTCTTTTACATCTTCATTTTTCTCTAATCTCTTATATACACGCTCCTGATCTTCGTACTTATCAGACAAACCAATCTTCTTCTTATATCGATCAAGGAGTGTAGCATACGTATCTTTTGACGTTGCCTTAATACCATAATTTTCTCTAACGTAAGAGGCAAACTCATCATCTATCTTACGATAATCGGAAACAATATAAGCCTCTGGCAAATCAACCGGAGTGCCACCATTTTCATGTCTGTTCCCTTTGGCTTCCATAGGCCCTACGGAGTCAGGAGTCAGCACGTACTCGCCTTTCTCTATCTCTACATTCGCAGCATCTTCCATAGACTTGGGAAGAGGATAAATATATTCGCCGGTCATATCAGACGTATCCATCTTCTGACCGTTACCTAAATTCACGCCACCACCTTCACGTTCCCACTTGATGAATTGCTGACGACGCTCCTTGGCAAGTTTTTCCCTCGCTGCCTGCTCGTCTCTGCTGGCTGCATACGCAGCAGATGAAGCTCCCATGATATTACGGGTAAGACCTAATCCTAAACTAACACCAGACAAGGCAGCTTGAGCCACATTAGCACCGACCTTATTACCGGCTCTTATCCGGCCAAGACTTGTACCGAACATTTGAGCTCTGCCGGTTAGATCGGGTGAGTAATATGGGGTAGTCATAGGATCAAGAGGATTACCATCTTGGGAACGTTTTTCTTTAGAGGAATCAGCATCAACACCACCTACATTCATTGCATTATCAACGACTGATTTCTCTACGTTTTTAACCATACCCCTATTATCAGCGAGATATCCTGCATATCCTGCATCATTGTTTTCAAAAAACGGATCGGATGTAGGCATACTACTAAATGGATTTATCTCCCCCTCCTCTGTTTCTAAAATCACATCAGAAGGCATATATATATTCTGAATATCAGATTCACCCCATTTATTAACAGGCGTTCCATAATCAAGAATAGGCTGAGTAGAGGATACATTAATATCCTGTTTCTTATCCTGAACACTACCGCCAGGAGCGAATATCGGACGATTTTTTATGATTCGTAATTTCATACTATCTTTTTTCACAAAGATAAGAGAAACGAACGAGAAAATCCAACGTTATGGGATACGTTTAAAAATCAATCATGTACGGCAGACAAACCGCCCGAATCAGGGTCGTACTTAAGACCGCATGCCCGGCGATAGTTCTTAAGCGCTCTCTTGTACAAAAACAGCACTGTCTTGGAAACTATTTTCTTCATAGATTTGGTTAAAACCTCTTCTGTTGAAACAGACATCAGACAGCTATTCAAAAACGACCTGACATTGGAACCGAACAAGATCTTCACCATTTTTCTAAACGTTCTAAAAAGATATGATGCAGAAAGAGACTTTAACCCATTGCGAGACAGCCTCTTATTAAGATAATTAATGGCTTTTTCAGATAGACAAAGCCTGTTCTTTCCTTGACTGTCCACCTCTGACGAGAACCACGAATACAAGGTGGTAGGATGTTTCTTGAGATGATTGATGAAGGAAGTCATTATCCCTTCTTTTAAGGCCCTTTTGTGGGCTACGCATGCAGCAATCTTCTCTTCTCTTTTTAAAGAGCTGTCAAGGCATCTAAACACCGTCCTATCGTCTCCGATGAAATACTGAGGACGTTCTTCCTTGAACTTAGCCCGATAAGCGGCATATCCTTCCTTACGAAGCATATCTATCTGAGACCGGATATAGAACCTTACACACTTTTCTTCAGCCTCTTGCACGCTTTTAAGATAAGGAACTGACTTTCTCCCATATCGAAGATAATCATAAACCATAGCCTCAATAAAGTCATTGTACGGAAAGAATCTTCCAAATCCAAAGTTCCAAACTATGAAACATCGCACTCTATCTTTCCAGTAATCAGATATGAGAAAATTACTACAATATCTCAACTTCCTGTTTTTCTGATAGAAATGATGAGTATGTTTGTCATAAAATAGATTAAAATATCTCAAATTGCCTAAACACTGACCGGCTGGACGGCGTACTACATTGTACCCTAAGTTGCTAAAGCTATTGTATATAACTTCTATCGGAGAGACCTGCTCTTTCTTGAAGAGCTTGTCGTGTAACTTGTGAGGATTCATTATTTCAGTTATTTTTGTCTCCATATTGTTTGTTTAGTGCAAATATATGATTTTATATAAAAAGAAGAAAATGCACTGCCTTGTATCCGGTTTGAGAGAAATAGGATACAAGGTTTTTTGTTTTATGACGGTTTGGATAAGAGACGGGAAAACGACTCTGAACGTAACCGACTGACCGTCAGGGGTGGGACAACAAATCTTGAATTAAAACTACGCCTATGAATAGTCTCCGTTTTCCTTAATATTAAAACCATTTTCAATGATCTTACTCATTATATTATTTATATTATTTTATATACTTTACCATTTATTCATATAATTGTTTACAGTGAATGAACTTAACGACCGAAGGGAGTTAAGTGAGTGAACGGATTGACAAATTACTTTTTCCGTCATTGTATTGTTCGCCTAATTGTGTTAAAAGATTGAGTATCGTGACCGAAGGGAACGATGCGAAAGAACTTATAATATTTAAAAACGACTGAACCTATCGACTGAAGGGAGATAGGTGATGGAGTGACGTTAATAATTATATTAGATAGCCAGTGGAGAATTAGGCAGGCTGGTAGGCGAGACGAGCGCCCATGCCCGTCAGGACAGTGGAAGTACGTAGGTCTGTTCTGTTAAACCAAGGCGATGATAGTTCCATCCTTCACGAAATCGCACAAAAAAGCCGGATTATCTTGATATCGTTCTTCAACCTTCGGTATCCGCATAACGAGTCTCAAATCCGGCTTCGCTTTCTTCGCTTTATTAATATGAGAAATAAAATAATTGTTCTAATTGTCAGTGACGCCTTTAATGCGAAGCTGAATATTGGGAAGCACGGCATTAATCAAAGCCATTTTCTTATCCTCTTCGCTTTCTTTTTGATTCTGTCTATACATCATATTATAATCACTGTCATCACCATCCTTTTTCCCGTCTAACGTCAGTAAATGATTTATGATGTCCTTACCATACGTTTCAGTCCATGTACGGAATCTCTCTTCCTCGGACTGTCCCTCCTGGGACGGGGCTTCCGGGTTAGGGAGGGCGGCTGCCACTTCTACCTCTGGAAGTGTTACCGATGCTGCTATTTCTCCATCATCTCCGAATCCCATTTGACCATACGAAGATACGGAATTTTCTTCAATATCCAAACCAAGATTTTTAGCAACTTCCATAGCATAGTTATAACGGTCATCGTTTCGTATCACACTTTTATGAGGGCGTCCTGCCCCTTGGTTCCAAGCTACTACAGCATCCTTAAGGTTATCGGCGTTCATAAAATCCTGCCGGCTGTAGTTGTAATACCCTGGTCCTTTTTTTCCTTTTCTTGTGTATAAGAAATTAGAATATCCGGTTTTCCCTTCGTATTCGTCAGCTAAGAACTCAAGTTGGTCTTTGAATGTGGGTGTAGAATGACCTTTCTTTTTAGCATGCTTGAATAGCTTATCCATGCGCTCATTATGCCATTGCTGTATGCCGTATGACGTTCTGTTGTCTCCGTATATGTCATCTTTAAGGCCGGATTCAGCCATGAGATTACCTATGATAGCAAGCGCCTGTATCTTGGACATGCCGCGCTTATTAGTAAAGTATTCATATGCTTCACGCTGCTTGCCAACTACGCCACCTTCCTTCTTGATGTTGGTATTGTATCTCTTTCCATTCCATGTAAATTCCTTAAGACCTCTTTTCCTGGCTTCTTTAAAGGCTTCACCTCTTGTAGTGGAAATAGAGTCTTGTAGCTCAAGATCATTTTTTATTCCAAGAATAGCATCAACAATAGTATTATCATTATCCTTTTTATCAACATTATCCAAAACATAAGATTGGCTTATCAAATTTGATACGCTCTTTCTATTTTCATAAGTTCCTTCTTTATCTGATGGAGCTTCAAAAGCATACACAAGTGGATACGAATAATCCGTATCTGGATCTTCTGACATAAATTCGTTTACTGCATGAATAGCTTTTTTGTATTTAGTATCTTTTATATTATACTTCCCAGCATCTTGAACATGATCATAAAATCTGTCTATCATATAGTTGATATATCCACGCTTATCGCTCTTAAATCTCTCTTTATCTCTTTCAAACTCTTTTGGCGGATATCTTTTGTAATATTCTTGAAAAAGTCCCCTAAATTTTCCATCCTCAGATACAGCGTAGGGGTTTCCACCAGATTCTTCAATAATATTTCCAAGTACGGCTTCTATCTGGCGTTGATTAAAACCTTTATCATATAAAGCATCATAGATCATATTCATCCCTTCTACGTCCATAGTACGATGCTTACCCTTACCCACACGCTTCATATTTTCATATTTGGATTTGAATAAATCCCAATCTATTTCCGGCTTAGAAGAATCCCCTCCTTGTTTTTTGGATCTTATCTCCATCCTTTTATCCAAATCATTCTTTGAATCAATAATGGATCTAAACAGGATCTTGTTTGGATCATTCTCTTCGTATGGGATTTTATCTTCTACATAATCCCTTATTTCAAAAGGATATCCTATTGTATCAAGAGTCTTAGTAACAACCCCAACACCAAAAGGTTGATCGCTTCTATAAAAATCGTACTTATCTTTCACAACCATCCTACCTCTATCATCACGGTACATGGTAAAACTTGATAAGCCTGATAAATCATTTAAATCTCCGTAAGCATCCGGTATAAAATTATATTCGTTAAAAACTTGATGTTCTCCAGTTCTGGCTTTTTTTAAGAGATCTATCCCCTCTTCCACCATTCCAAGTTTCCTACTTGTTACATCCCTTAACTCCTCCAAGTCAGATACGTCCTTGCCTGCAACTTTTCCATCAATTATCTTATTATCTAAAGAATCAAGCTCCCTTCCATATTTTTTAGCCATTTTCTCCCACCCACCATTTATCCTGTCAGATATAATGGATTTGATATTGTCTGGTATTCTGACAATCCCATTTTCTTCTTTCAGATTATTTGGTTGGTTTAAGAATCTAAACCAAAGATTCTGACTAAAATCATCTACATTGGCTTTCGGAACATCTTGACCAAAAAATTCCATTATTTTGGTTTTTAATCCTCTTTCATTAGCATACACATCAGGTGTGATATTAGATGCCAGATATTCTCTAAGTTTTACAAACGGACCAATTTTATTCCATAATGTTTTTGGTTGTTTGTCTCTTACATAATTTTTAATTTTCTTTGCCATCTTTTTCTTCCTCTAAAAATCCAAACATTTCACCTGCGCAATTACCAACAAATCCAGCTATGTAAGCTGCGTGTTCATCTTCTCCCACCTTAAAACCAAGAGACATATTACAATGTTGGCATACCGACATAGCTACATGAAATGATTCATGACATATGTTTTGTATAGTCATATCATTCTCACTTTGAAAATTCCATAATAACTTAAAAGCTCTATCATCTCCCTTATCACGAACAAGATTCATAAAAGAGACTTCTGAATCTAAATCGCCTTCATCTCCCCATTCTCCTTCATGATCCAATTCTGCATTCTCAAAACGATCACACAATGTTTTGTAATCTAACCCTATGGTGATAATCAACTTTAGTGGATATATCACAAAATCAAATTCTTTTTCTTTCATTTTTCTTCCTCCTTCTTAAATTTGTGGTAAGCATCACAAACCTTGTCAACCAACCATCCCATTAGATAGGCAGCGTGCTCATCTTCTCCGGCGTCAAAACTGTAGTTAATATTAAGATACTTACAATAAAGGGAAAGACCGTGCAGACATTCGTGTCCTATGGTTCTAACATCCATATTAGACAGTGAATGAAACAAGAAACATATTTCTTTCCTGTGATTGGTTCGGTTTCCTACGAAAATAGTTCTGCCACCATAATCATCAGTCCACCCCTCCCAGCTCTGATCTTCTACTTCCAGGTTGGCGAACGTCTTAACTATATACTCTTCATCTGCCCCAAGCAATACCCTTACATTATAGGGGTATATGTCATTTTTATATAATACTTGTTTCATAACAAACTGTTTTTCAACAAAGATAAACAAAAAAGCCGAAGATATACTCACGTACTTCTTCGGCTATACCTTTAAAGCTAAAACTTGTTTACTATTGAAGCAAAATCAATGATTATATTTTTATTTTCTTAATTTCTTCAATCATATTCTTATATCCACAGAACTTGCTGTTAATAACATCGAAGATAGATTCTGACCAGCCAGCTATGTTCAAGATATTAGATCCTCTGTAAAACATCTCACTTCCATATCCTTGAATAGAAATAGAAACGATTTTGCAATTTGGATTCACTTTTTTAAACCCTTTCAAAAGTTCGGCGAATTTACCATATTTATAATTGGAACTTTTCTCCCATACAACAGATTCACCGTCTCCTATCTGCATATCTGAAATAACGTACAAGTTATCTACTTTGATCTTATCTTTAACGCACTTATCCAAGAATGCAAAAAGACCGTTTTCAGTGGCACTACCGCATTCTCCTCCGGCAGTAAAAGATTTTTTGTTATTCCATAAAACACCTTTACTTCTATCATATTCGTAATTGATAAGTTTGTCACCAAACATACCAATAAATACGTCAGGAAGCACAGAAGCAATCATACAGCCAAATAAGTTACCAATGACAGCCGTACTTGTTTGGCTAAAGGCAGACACCTCAGAAGATCCTCCCATATCTCCACGTACAGAGCCAGAGTGGTCAATCAGGATAGCCGACCGCCCCTCCAATACCGGCAGGTTCTTGCAGGAGATGGTTATGGCTTTCTCCAACGCATCTAAAATCTTATCTTTGTTACGCGCTGTTAATTTAGCACGTTTTTTATCCGACTCAAATACAATATCATTTTCGGAATCATCAGTGCCTATATTTTCAACCTCTTTGAAAGCTGAAGCAAAACGGAAAGGAAGCATCTTCGAATTAAGCACCTTCTCTTCTATTGTAAGCTGCCTACAAACTTCATCTATTTGATCAGGCGCGTATTTGATTATGTTTACAAGGTTACGAACCATATTAAAAATAGGCATACCTTTTACATTAGAAACCACGTCCCGAATAGCGTCACCTAAAGCTTCTTTCTTTTCCTTATTGTCTTTCTTGTCCTGTCCGGCTTTAGACATTTCTTTTTCAAGAATCTTGCTTTCGTATAATCCAGACAAAGACCGACCTTCTATAAGATACTGGAAAGCTGTTTTGTTAGCCTGATTGCCTTTAGGGTGAAATAAGTTTACGAGGTCAACCATAGTAATAACCCTACTATCCATCTTATACTTATCAATCCGATACGGATCAAGACCTTCCAAAGCCGTCTTAAATCCTTTCTTAATAGCACTGGATATACCTCTTAACTTCTTTGGATTTTTGTCGTTAAGAGCCGCATAGCAGCCAAGGATTTCGCTCATATCATCAGGACGCATAACGATCTTATTATAGAACCTTGAAGCCCATTCCTTACCCGATGCTTTGCTGGCAAGGACAGAAGCCATAAGATGCGTTACCGACCTAAGCTTTCCTTCTTTCCTGACATACAATGCTGTTTGTGCTGCGAAATATGGATCTACTTGATCCATAAGGTCCTTAATCCTGTTCACCTTGTCTTTTTCTTTCTCATAATAAGAATCAGACAACATGGTAGTCATTACCGTAGATACCAACTCTTCTTCTGCGTTAGGCTTATACGCCTTCTCTCCCATGTGATTCACGATCGTAGGTTTAACACCTTCATCCTTTTTGTTAAACTTTCCCATTTGTTGTTGTTTTCTTTAAAGTGTTATACAAAAAAAGCAGTGATATTACTACCACTGCTTGAAAAAAAATATATCAAAATGAATACTCAATGAGGGAAAAGCTGAAGTTAGTGTAAACAATGAAATAATGGATTTGAACCATCGACCTATACTTTAAAAGAGTATCGCTCTATCCATCTGAGCTAAATTCGAAGTAACTAACCCCATCACCACTCATTAGTTTCTTATGTCTTCCAAACAGAGGAAAAGCGGAGCCGGATCTAAAATGAAAATATCGGATTCGAACCGATGAAAAGCAAATGTACCTGATGCTGCGTTAAACCACTACGCTAATTTTCGAAGTAACCGGACTCCTCACCATCTGTATATTTTATTAAAACAGGGATAACTTGGAAGGTGTTTTAAAGGAGGTTTTGATCTACTAACTGATCTAATCTTTCTTACATGAAAAATACAGGACTCGAACCTGTGACACAAACCGAAGTATCACCTTCCATCACCACTGTCTTATATTATAATCTCTCTTGATTACAATGCAAATATAGACACTAAAATATGATTTACAAATTAAAATGATTTAAAATATATTAATTTGAATAAATTATTTTAGAGCCATAATTGGATTGCCCCATCTCTTTTTCCACTCTTTACCTAAATACATTCTTAATTCATCGAATGAGATATATGCATCCTGTTCATCAATATAATAATGATGGATGTCTTTGTCGTAGATTTCTTGCCGTTTGGCATCACGGGCACGCCAGAGCAGTTCTTCCGGTGTCGGCTGTGGTTCCGGTGTCAGTGCCATATACCAACACTCGAGCGGTGATGCCTCCGGATAGTCGTTATGATACTGTTCCTGCTCTTCACTAAGCAGGAGATAAGCGCCATCTTCGTAATTTTCGATATTGTCGCCAACAAGATAGGAATCAGGCAATTCTTGTTCCAATTCCAAAAACTGAATGTTTTTTTTTGAATATACAGCATATTGTCTTATTTATATTTCATGTAACGAAGTATTATGATACCGGAACCGCCTGCGCCAGAATAGCATCCTCCTGAGACATTGGAACCACTTATATAAAAAGAACCTCCTCCTGAGCCCGTATTGGGTTTCCCATTAGTAGGGTTGCCTAACGATCCTCCCCCTATACCTATTCCTCCTCCTCCTTGTGACGATCCGGAGCTATATTCTCCGCCCCCTCCACCACCTCTTTCAGGGCCTGACGATGCACCAGAGCCACCGCCACCAACAATGAATACATCAACAAATTTACAACCAGCTGGCACCATCCATGTACCGGATGATTTTAACTCTTCCACAACTTCTACCAATTCTCTCTTTCCCATCATCACCCTTCTCCTCATCTCTCACCTCCTTTCATTATACTCTCATGACAATTATCCCATGTTCTTTTTTTTTCAGTGATAGACCTGTGGCTTTTCCGGCTGGCGGTTCGACGCTTGTTTCCTCCGATTGCCAGCCGGATAAAATCACTTATGAAAAAGTTGGAGTTTACCCCCCCCCCCTATGCTAACTTTCCTTCTCATATTATCTATTTTTAATCTTATCTTCAGAAATCAACCACTGGAATATGATTTTCCGGTTGCTAATTACTTTCTTTATCCTCATCAGCATCCAACTTCCTCTTAATCTATCCAGCCATGATCGTCTGAAATTAAGAGCATCAGGATTAACTGACTTATTTATATCGTTATCGTCCTTGATCCAAATAGGGGTCTCTGACCGGTCATCGTCAACCCTGTTGAAGAAGTCATTTAACTTATGTCTTCTATATACCTCAGTATCCAGGACCTCGGTATGGTCGCCTACGATCTTCGGATACGATATACGTTGCGCTAAATTATTCTTTTCTTCTGGAACAAGACGAATTTCACCTGAGTTGTTTGTGTCGTTGTAGATAGTTATCGTATCCAAACCCACTTTCCTGTCAAGTGTGTAATTCACATCATCGACGTATTTCCTTGCGTCAAGCTCATACTCAACAGAAGCCAGCGTAGAACCGTTATATTTCTCTTTTATCGGCACTTCTAATATAAATGGATATGTTGTGCCGTAGAATGTTTGGAAGCTCTTATTCGTCAGCAAATGACTCCATAAACCACCTTCTTCATCTGATGCCGGGAAGTTTATTCCTGTTTGGAAATATTGTTGCTGCTCTATATAATAGTCAGGGCAGAACGAATAATAAGAAATCCATTCTTGCTTCAGACACGAATATCCGATAGTGAACGACACATCCTTGAAATACTGTTCGTCTTTTAAGGATATTTCTTTATCGTTTGACAACACCTCTGTTTCATTGTACAAGAACCTTCCACCATCATATTTGTAATATGCCGGGTTCTTAACAGGTATATAATCTTTTTTCGTGATAAGTACCCTCTTATACCTATTATCCCATCCAAGAGACAGACCAAGACCGATAAATTTATTATCCGTATCTTCTTCTGTCATTTCTGTACCGGTTAAGATATTAGTTATTCCGTATCTAAGGATCTTAAACGGAAGATGACGCTTAAGCCAATGCCTGATACCTACACTAAGTTCCTTAAGATTACGTCCGTTCGGATCGGTCATAAACACCTGTGCTCTTTTAGTATCTACCCAGAAATGACCAAACTCTGAACTAATTATTTCAGTACTCTGGGTTCCAGAATAACCGAGGTCGGTCGTGTTGTACTCCAGAGGCCGGGACGCAAACAGACCGCCGGTGCCCATCTCTGCCTGCCCTGGGGAGGTGCGCTCCTTGATTACGTCTATGGCGTTATGGAGTGAAACCTGATCCTCGAACCTGACAAGAATCTGATCGGATTCAATACGCTTCATGTGAATAAGCTTCCCGTTGCTGGTTGGGAACTCATGATAGTCCATAGGCTTGTACGTTAGCCACGGATCTGTTTGACTGTTTTCAGATACGTCAGCCCTACTCCATATAACACCATTAGGTCGCTGGTAAGCACAATCATAAAAACGACGTTCGTATGTTGCCGGCAATACATTAGGTGTCAATGTCATTCTTGATGAATAGATAGGACTTATCTTGTAATCATTGTCCCTATGGATAGATACGTTCTTTTCTTGTGTCCACCAAGCAAAATTACCATGAGCCGGATAAAACCATTCATGAGGCTCTACTCCTTCTAATCGGAAATTGCAGTTTATTTCCGATTCTACAAGGAATTGAGGAATACCATAAGACCACAAATAGAATCTACCATCCACGTATTTCTTAGCCTCGTTCTCACCATTTAAATTATACAAACTTTTTCTATTTGGATAAAAAGAATACGTTCCTTTGCTTGATGATGTCCAGCTATTAAAACGTTCGTTGTCAGTATGCTCAAGCATATCTTCTCCAGTATCGTAATTAACGAAATACTTGGGAAATCCGACATTTCGGTAATCATTGTAAGCAAATGGTATCATATCCCCTATACCAAAAGCAGTATTATAAAAAAATGGGAATTTCCGTTTCATGGAAAACCTCGATATGTAGGTGTCACCGCCAAACAGCGGTTGCTTCCCTCCTTGGAAGAATCCACATCCTCCTACTGATATCCATTTTATGTCTTCTATAGCTCCATACTGATCGGGTCTGTACCGCATAAGCTTCATATACGGAGAACAGATATAAGACAACATCTTCGTCCTTTCAAAAGATTCTTTAGACCCGGCATCAGAAGCCATGATAACAGGGTCATGGATACGACTTGTATCATATACCTGGGCCTGCATAGGATACGATACAAGATACTTTGAATTTAAGATGCTTGTATCAGGATCCTTTTCTCCTGGATCTCCAAAAGATAAGAACATGGAAGATTCTCTATCTATGTTATTTACAAACAAGAAATCTTTTGAAGCGTTTTGGTTATCATCACCCATATCTTCTCCAGTAACCCAAGATGATGTAGTAGACGGATCGGATATGGGGTACATACCTGATTTAAGACTCTTGGTGTTAGCCAATCCTCTTAATCTGTTTTGCTCATATGGAGCCGTATCATCGAAGCCCATCATGCTATTATAGTAACCTACAGATGTATAATAAAAAGCATGATTCCTTCTTGGGCCATTGTTTATGAATGTCGTAAGCCAATCATATCTGTACTTACCATACAATACCGGTCTTTTAGCAAGCGTATCAGATATGGTGGCAATCATTGAAGCAAAGATCATCGCCATATTGATATTGCCTATAACACCTATACCTATAACACCTATATACGCAGACGTAGAACGGTTCATAAGCTCTTCTGCTATCTGAGAAGCTATGGTGGCCGTGGATTCGATGTTGGCTAATGTGGCCGCCATCTTATATGATTGTTTTCCTAATATCGTCCATTTGGGATGATCTTCAACCTCATCAAAGTTTCCTACAGACATTCCCCTTATAAAACCTTCTATAGCTACCTCCGTAGGAGTCTCAGGCTTATTGAAATAAATATCAGGAGAACTAAATGCATACCATACGTTTCCTCTTCTGAAAAATGGGTGGGTTATAAACGATACCCTTTTTTCAGTTGCGTAATTAAAAGAGTCATCCGATAAATCATTATACGGATAATTAGGATACAGATTAAGATTCGAGTTTTGACCTGAATATCTGTACATGTCGTAAGCTATTCCGGTAGCTATAACAGAACGATTAAGACGTCTGTCGCCTCTATATATCTCATATCCTGTAACCATATCTCGCTGTTCTTTGGTTATCAATCCTGAATCTACAGCAAAATCAAGGAAGACGTTAATCATATCCTCGTCTACTAATATTCCTATAGGATAAATATCGGAAGGAACATCATAAGATCTCATATCCCGGTTCATGAAAAGCATATGATCGTTGTCCGGGAACTTATAATGCCGGATAGGTTGTTGGCAAAAGACGGTACTGGTATCTACCGTACCATATTTATGACCTTTAAAAGACATCATTCCCTTATCATCCGTAGAAGGGGAACCGTAGTATTCAGTAAGCTTGGATACGATATTATCGTAAGCTTTCTTGGAATTGCCTTCATAACCATGATCACTTATCTTAACCTTACTACTGTCATACAGTTCAAAATTAGCAGGATACTTCTCAGACGATTCCCAGTAAGCAAAATCACCGTACTTATATTTTCTTGGAGCGCAATTTATGGGGCGATCCCCGCATATCGTACACTGGCTGGCGTATTCTACTGTGGCCCTTAACGATATTTCTTTTGCCCGTACATTTATCCGGTCTATTTCCTTTTCTCTGATACCAAAAATATAGGGGTATATAGTTTTACCAAGGACGTAAGATGTACCCACCAAACCTCTTGACGGTTTCTTACTGTTCTCCTCTTCTCCATTGTCTTTAACCTTACAGAAATCAATTTGTCGGACAGTAAAAATCCAAGGGCATGATACGATAGGGCAGTCTATGGCTACATACAATCCATCAGGGTACTTATCGAAGAAAGATTCGCCTATGTGCCCAAAGTAAGGACGGGATGCTCCAACAATAACATAATTATCGCCTTCATCCATAATCTTCTCCCAATTAAAGTTGAGATCATCCTTATCTATCTTCCTATTGCTTCCTTTGTATCTTGGATCTAATGATTTCCAGAAAGAAAGACGGACATATTGTGTGGACACAGCATCCATAAGACCATCTATTTTACCCAAAGATTCCAGATAAAGAACTTTGTCCTTGGCCGGGAAATCAGGATCATCCCATTCTTTAGGTCTTGTAATATGAAGGAAACGGGCGTTACGAAGCACGCATTTCGTAAACCTCCATACCAATAACTCTGATGTAAACATCGTAGAACCTTTAACATCTTCAGGAATAAGAGCACCTACGTTATTGTCAGCCAAATTAGCATAAGAATCCCATGTCCATCCATCTCCGTAATCTCCTTCTGGTACGTAACCGGTATCAAGGAAATTATATGAATAATCATCTATCTTTTTCTCTATCTCAGGCCAGGTGTCCCTTATCAGGGCTCCAGGCGCTATCCTTGACCTGTAGGCGTCGTTGTGGATAGTGCTCGAAGAACGTCCGGCACGCCAATCTGGAAGGCATCTTCCATTAAAACAAACCTTCCCCTCTTCATCTTCTTTATCGTTATTCCACACATCATTCATAAGAAGGTATGCTCCAAGAAGTGTAGAAGATGACTGGAATGAGTTATAATCGCTTCTGGCAACAGTAGGATTAAGACAAGGCTCTTCTATAAAACATCCGCAAGTACACGGCATAGAATCCAGAACATAAATAGCTTCGGCTATAGACTGTAATATAACAGACGGTTGTAACAGAGAATCATATACAGCACACGCCTTAGTCCCATCATCACCCGACCAGTATCCAGCCCAATGACCGCCATCTTCATCATCGGCAAAGAAATACTTGTCCATAAACTCTATCATTTGTTCCTGGAGTTCCCAGTTGAATAAAACAGAATACTTATCCTGCTTTTCACCGCCGGTAGTATATAGGTAGTCGGTAGATACGTGTTCCATATCCTCAAGCTCCTTATACGTATATTCTTCACGGAAACCCACAATACGATCTACCGGAGCTGTAATAAGCGAATACTGGCGGTGCGCATCAGTACACTCGGCTCCAAACTCAGGAGCCTCGATACCATCTATAGCTTCTTTTTGTTCCTCCGTATTAGGATCGTCAGGGTCTCCGTAGCTGTTGAATATATCGCATATTTCGTTGGCAGCAGCATTATTAGGTTCTTCTGTAGCGGTATTACATGCGATGTCTTTTATATTAGATGAAAAATAATTAATCACCTCATCTATTATAATCTGACTTCTGAATGTAAAACTAACGTTTGTATAAGTTTTAAAATCATTTTGCAATGTTATGGTTTGACCGATAGTAGCCGGATTCTTACATTCTTCTTGTCCGGTTTCTTCATCATCAAAATCCTTCGGATCTCCTGCCGTATTATAATACTGCCACTTGAATTTACGCTCTTGCCCTGAACAAGGTGGAGCATATTGGTTTATGGACTTATATACCCTATCGGTATCCTTATTTTCTATTTCTGCCGCAGCATCTTTATAAGGGGGAGGTATTAACACAAATGCTGGAGTTTTGTAACCGTTGGAGCACTTAAAAGAAATAGCAAACGGATACACTTCATTTCTCATATACCCCACATACAACGAACAGGCATTACCGTCCTTATACAGATCTTCGTGGGCTACCGATGCCTGCCATTGAAGGAAGTGTCCCATGAGGGAAACTACAGGCTGTAAATTCCATTCTTTTTCCGCCGTAAGACCATATTGAAGAAGACGATTCCCGACAGCCACAATCCCCCTTGATGTGTTATACACAGGTTTTTTCAAGGATATGTGTTCGAATGTAGTACGTTTGTTATTAAGATCCGAATAATACAATATAGTCTTTTCTGATACAGGATGGATGCCTTCTACAAAATAGTCAACAACCGGTTGGGTTTCCCCGTTGTATCCTACTGTGTTTTGAATAATAATAACCTTAAAATACTCAACTTGACGATCTATGTTAGATACGACAAACCTAATACCTAAATTAGTACGTTCTCCCCATTTGCCATCTTTTTGAGTAATATACTGTTCATCGAATATAGGTACAGGATTAGTAGGATTAGAATAACTTCCAAGCTCGTTTCCAAACTCGTCACAAGGAGCCACAGTAGCCTGATAGACGCCTGAGCGTAGGCTGCCCCCGTACTCTATCTGAGCCGGCTCTATGCACATGGGTTTGAGTAGCGGAAACACCCTAAGTTTCTCACAAGCCAGAAAACAACCATTCTCCTGCATGAACTTTTTCCTATCGTATTCTTTATCGCATATCTTATACCCATGATAATGATACCATATATCACCTTCATCATCAGGAGTAATGGCCTTGTCTACAATAACATACCTGGGAGGATTATAATCGTCGGTCCAGTAAATACATTTTCCACATTTCTCTGTCTTTATTTCTATGGTTTTTATAGGATGATAGATAGAGAAATTAAGGCACGGATCTTGCTCGTTGTCTTCAAGCAAAGTTTTCATGCCAGAACACAACGACTCCGATCCTTCTACCATAGATTCTATATCGGAATCGGATAAGATACTTGTATCGGATTCAGGCTTGAAATAAGTTATTTTAGATACGCCTGTTTCAGGATTTGTTATAAAAAAATAGATATTGCCTGAAGTAAGATCATTCTTATAACCAATAACTTTAAATCCATCGAAATCAATACATTTAAGATTACTATGCTCGTTAGATCTCATCCCAACATTACCGTCCTCGGATTCGATGTTGGCATTCAAGGCAAACGTATAATGCTGATCCGTAAGACTCGACGGATGCAGATCGCGATTCATACCTGTTTGAGGAACCGCTATGTTTCTATTATCTTCTGCTGCCATTTTATAACTGTTTGTCACAAAGATAGCAAAAGAAGAACTAACTCACACAACAGAAGCTACTGGAATAACAAAACCTTGCGCCATAGCTTTATGGTAGTCTCCTGTTAAATAATTATTGTTAAATTCGAATCTCCTCATCATACCATAAACTTTTTGGTGATTATATACAACTTTACACCACAAATATACCGAATTGTTTTTATTTATAAATAATAATTCCTACATTTGTGGTGTAAAGTGCTATATAGTCACATATCTTTTACCCCTAATCAAAACAGTTCCATCACCGCCGGTTCCTTCCGAGCCGCATCCGCCTCCTCCGTAACCACCACTTTTTCTGTTTCCTCTTCCGATTCCACATCCTTCATCATAATCGGATTCACCTCCCATACCACCATCCCTATTTCTATCAGCTCCACCACCTCCGGCATTTCTTTTACCCGTCGGTTCTCCAAAATCTCTGGTTGTATATCCTTGACCTTTTCCTCCTCCATATTTCGTTCCAGGTGGGTGATATATCCCATTACCGTCTGTTATTCCAGGGGCATCAGATCCATCCGATCCAGCGTAAAACTCATCACCTGATTGATCTACAGATCCTCCACTTCCACCATTTCCTCCAGTATAAGGACCACCTGTTGAGTTTTCTCCGTTAAGAAGACCATTACCAGAAGGATTTCCACCATCTGCTCTGTAAGATGAGTTCATAAATTGAGAGAATCCTCCCTTCTCAGGATAGCCATAATACAGACCTGCTCCACCTTTTCCTACTATGATATTAATTTCTTGACCTGGTGTTACAGATATTTGAGAACCTTGTTTTATTCCTATATTGTTTCTTTTGTAAGTCTTGGTATATCCACTTCCGGCGCCAGAACCGTTTCCACTTCCACCACCTCCACCAACAAGAAAAACATCTACTTCCGTGCATCCTGCCGGCACTACCCATGTGTAATTACCGGCCGGATAAAACCTTATAAGAAAGTCCTCAAGCTCCCTATTTTTATCAAAAAAACGACGCCTCATAATATATCAGGAATTACCCCCCCCCCTATATATAATAACTTATTGTAAATCATATAATTATATTTAATATAGATAATCAAACAAATACAAAGAAAGAATCATTGCGATACATACTACTCTTCTCTGTTGCAGAAGTAATACAATCAACATCTTCATCTGCATTATTAATAAGATCTCTCATTCCATCGTATCTATTAGAAAACATAAAAACGCACCTCTGGTCATTTATCTGAAACTTGTATATAATACCCTGTTGTTCACTTGTAGGATACGGGTCAAATGTAATCCGTATTGACATTGGTTCATAACCGGTAGAGGTGCTTGAAAACGAAAAAGAAACTGGACTCTGGGTATGAATATTAAAAGCCGTACCTTCTCTAAGTTGATTCAGTACACTATTTATCTTATCCTGGCTAATTGTATCGGATTTGACTTTATTCATTAAATTAAATAATCTGATTTTATCTCCAGGTTCTATTTCTGTTTTTACACAATGATAAATAGCTCCATTACCAGATCTTTGTTCTTCAAAATATCTTCTCCTACTCACGATAATACTCCTTTCTGTAATATTTCAAGAAACTAAACCCTTCAGACTCTCTTCTAAATATACCAGGTTTGTTCCAGTCATTTTCAAGATCGAAGGCCTCTCTTTCAAATACGATATTGTGATATGCTTTCTTGTGATTCCGGTATATACACAATCTTATTAGGTATTCAACCAGATACCATACATAGTACAAAAATACCGGGATAGTAAGCAGCCACAACATCCACCATCCTGCATGGCCGTTAAGACCAGATACTAATGCTATGATTGAGATGATTATAAAGCCCGTAGCAAACAACGCCTGATATTGATTACAATGCGTCCCTTCATGATATTCTGCCTTTAATGATATGGCATCACGTTCGGTAAATACGGCTCCAAACAGCATAATTGTTTTATAGCCGTCAATGAACGTAAACAACTTAGCTATCTTAGAATTGTAATAGATTTTCATTTTCCGAATTTAATTTTGTACCAGTTACACAATATCAAAAATTCAATAGGTGAATTAACACCATCCCATTCCCATTTATCTAAATAGGCCCTGAGTTTATCTCCTTCAACGCATTCGGCTTCTTGCAAGAAGACAAGATGAGGCATAAATAACTCCGATCCTTCCAAAGACTTATTAAAGAACTTAACCAGCCTCTTATTAAATCCAGGACCGTACCATGATTTTTCATTTGTGGATCCAAGACAATAGTAAGAATTGTTCTTAACTTTAATACCAAACCATTTACATACGTATGGATGATATACTCTATCTGCTAAGAATATAAATGGCTTATACCATAGGCAATGCCAGAATGTACTACACTCGCCTCCGAACTTCTTAAAAGCCCATCTGAATCCTCCTGAAAAATACCAGTTGTTGGCTCCTCTCTTAACCTTAACTTTGTATTTAAGATTCTTGTTACGGTTGCTAACCCTATCCCACGGCTTGACCTTATCGGTATCCATATCAGGAAGGAATGTCCAATGATGAAGCAAGGCACTGTAATAAGGATTGTATATCTTGTGTCTGTTCCTAATAACGTACTCAAAAATATCGTATCCTACTTGCCTGGCTTCTTCAAATCCTTTTTCTGATAAGAAAGCTAATATCGGAGCCAGATTCCAGATCTGATCTTGTGAAGTGAATGGGGAGAAGCATGGATCTTCGTCTTTCAACTCTATACCATTAGTGTACCCGGAACTTATCTTGGAAAGACCGAATTTGCTTGCATCTTCGCTATGGATATCGTCTCTTAAGAAAAATCCTTTTTCGAATTTGAAATAAATACCTTTATTGTTATTAAAAAATAGATCATAAGTAGTATCGGCAAGACGGGTAAGCACCAGTATGGCATTACGAACATCATCTTTTGTCTTGTAACCAAGAATCATTTCCGTATATACAAGCTGAAGATACTGGGCCAGGTTAATGGTTCCGTCGCCGACCCAGCCTACCCCGTTCTTCACCGACGACAGTGGGATGCACGAGGCCTGCTCTGTGTAGCTGGAATCATAAACGAAATCCCGGTAAAACACCTCCTTAATCCTATTGTATTTATCCCAAAGACTTTCCATCACCTTAACCTATAACAATAACACAATCACGCTTTTCCTTATTATAAACCATCGTACCCATCTTAGTGTACAAACCTTTTATATTTTGGTAATTGGTTTCACCATGAGCCGAAACGTTGGTAGTGATGCTGTCGGAGTAAACCTCCTCGCCACCTTCGTTAATGAAGTTAAATCCTTGTTTAACCATCTCTCCTCCAAGGTAGGCTGTAAAAGACACAACGACATTTCCTCGCCCTCTATTCCCATACCAATTACCATAGATATCGGCATTGATATTAGGCTCAGACTCGTCCATGCCCGGCACTGATAGCAAGGTCTTCATCTTAATAAGTGCCCCTTCGAGTCCTGACTGCATGTTATCACCACCATAAATAAGGTAATCACCTACCTGTTGTTGGGTAGTAGCCCACTGCTTACTCCATCCAACGTATTTATTATCTACATCCGAGATGCCTGTATTGGTGAACCCAGTTGCAGTATCAAAATCAGAACCGTCTTCTGATTCCCATCCGTATCTAAGAACAAGATAATCGAACTCAGGAATTACAACGACCTGCTCGCCGGCAGCTTGTGTGATTGTAACGTTCTTACTCTCTCCACCAGCCGTTACCTTAGCTACGCCTCTACGATCTTCAGCTACCGGATTAGGGCCGGCTGTGAAGATAATATTTGCCGGTCCTACGCCTCTCATTTTGTCGGCAGTTACTATTTCGCTTGCACTAACTTCTAACATTTTGTTTATTTTTTTAATATTTCGAATACGTATATCCAACTCGACAAAAATACTATTGGGCAGTACATTGTCTCTACCAAACTTGCATCTCCTTTAAATTGCCTGATTGACCAAACAATCATAGATGCAATAACGCCAGACAAGTATATAAATAAAACTACCTCAATCATACCATTTTAAGTATATCGTCAATAACTGGATACGCCTTAGTATATATCTCAAACTCAGCACGGCGCCGCCTAAGAGGTTCGTACATGCCTTTTAATGTCATACCCATCATCTTAAGTTCGGTCTTAGCATTTTTCAGCTTAACCAAATCTTGCTGTGCATACAACTTGAACAAATCGGCAGCCCCTTGTGCTTCTCCATTATACATCAGTTCCTCAAAGAATCTCATCTTTACAAAATTATCTACATAATCCAATACCAGACCTTGAGGCGTATCTGGTATAATTATATTAGATTCTCCGTCAAAGGGAAGAGACCGGTACTGCATGTAAATAGGTCCATCGAAATTAGCATACAGGAATCCGTTTACGATATTTATCTCATACGGACTATCCTTTATTGCTTTATTCCGGCATCTACTCAAACAAGAATCACGAAGCATAGGCTTGGCAAGACCTAACATTACTGGCCGGTCATAATAGCAACGAACTTCATGATCGCGATCGTGGGTGTTGATATAAAATTTTTCAACTATCACCTTCTCGCATTCTTCTTTACAACATTCATCGCAAGAACACCACCTATAACTTCTTTCAGTGCGTTCTTTCCAGGCTATTGTATTTTGAAGTTCTGGTATCACCTTATCACCTTCCGGCACCTCATATCCTTTAAAATCGCATTTGAAAGCCAGAATAAGATCAAAGTAATCACCAGGCATACGGGCCTGCCCTCGCTTGACATCCACTACCGCTTCTTTGCGCATAGTAATATCACCTCCAAACTTCTTCAGGGCAATTTCTACCCATTTGTAGATGGATACCTCATCTATCAGATCACGCTTGTCAAATGATCTTAAAGACGATTTTAACTCTATGATATAATTTTCGACTGTCATCTCTTAAAAAAAATGGAGGACAGGAAACAAACCTGACCTCCACAAAGATATGAATAATATGTATAACGCCCTATTTTGAAGATTCAAAATTATGGCCTTCAAACTTGCCATACTTCAAGAAAAGGCTCCTACACTTTTCCTTTATCCCCTTAAGTGTGACTTCATATCCGGCACCAGTCATGTAGATGGTTTGCTGATTAACTCTTTCCCCGGAATATTTGTCAACAAAATATGATCTATACACACCAAACTTATTTTTGACAATATCACTGTACAGCTCCCATCTACCCTGCCCATTTCTGAACATGAACTTGACTTCCTCAAGAAACAAACGAAGATTCTTTTCTGCGATGATGATTCCATTCTGCTCAAGCTTCTTCGCCACATCTCTGATTAGCCACATATTTTCATGATCAACCTTCTTAAATGACTCTGCAAACTCCACATCGGGACGCTGCTCTTCTATGGTCTTAATCGCCTGCTGTCTCTCCGCCTCTGCTTGTGCTCTCTCGGCTATGGCTCTATTCTTAGCATCAATCTCATCAGCTAATGCTCTTAATGCAGATGGATAGTCTTTCGGTGTTATAGAATAGGAACCGGTTTTTCTTATAGAGGGTAGGACTTCAGATGTTACCCATTTCTTGAATTTTTTAGCAAAATCCATCTTTGATCCAAAAATTAGGCTATACAGTCCAGACTCATTGATTATCAGTATTTTAGTGTTTGGAGTGTAGGGACGGAACGTTTCGTTCCACCCTTGAGTATCAGGTACTTTCATTATTAGTCTATCATCTTCATCAACGTGATCCCTTATCGCTTTTCTCGGATTAGTGTACCCTAAAAATGAAGCTATAGGAGATCCTATAAAATACGGTTCTTCGTCAATAATAATAATTTTTAGCTCTCCAAAATCTGAATTTTTGAAAGATGATACGGTTTTAACCTCTTTGCTAAATTCCATTTCGTTGGATTCCGACGTCAAAATAATGTTACTGTTCTTCGCATTGTTTTGAAAATTGCTTACATTTGTTCCCATAATAGGAATTTTACTTTTTATATCCGCCAGCCTGAGAAGGTAGACGGATATGCAAATATAGCGATTAACCTATATCAATAAAGGGTAATCGCTATATTTTTTTACATGTTCCTATGATTGAGTTCTCGATCTTCGAAAACTCTCTTAATCTGGAAATCTTTAAACACTCTTCTTTTAGCAAGTATTTCATTATACATAAATCGGTATCTTCGTCCTTTATTCATTTTAACCCTTAACTTCTTTTTCAAGCTATCTTGTATTACAAAATGGTAATATCTTTTAGAGTCTGCGAAATCCATAGCCAGGTGGTTGTAGAGGTAGCCGTTGGTTCCGAGCCTGCTCACGATGTCCAGGTCCCGCCTGACGGCAAAGCGCTGCCCCGGTATAAGTACATGGCATAAGTATCCTACGTTATCTACGTAAACACCGGCATCAGCTTCCACATAATGTTCTGATACGGTTTTCCATATAATAGACAACAGCCTTAAAACCTCCCCTCTGTCTCTTATCATGCCTTTCTTAAAACCATTCTTTCTCTTCATAAGACGATGGTAGTAAGCTGCAAAATACGGTGATTGTATTGATGTTCTTTTCATGTCACTAAGTTTATATAAAAATGGGTCTTGGTTTTACAACTAAGACCCAAATAAAGATAAATAATATTTTGTTATTGAACAATTTGACTTTTCTGATTGGAATCAAGATTCGGATTTTCATCGACAGGAATCTGTAGCCTGAATGCTACTTCCTTTATCGTCTCTGCCACTACATATTCGATCAATTTAATAGGGCAGATAAATTCGTATTCCCATTCAGACTCACACCCTTTAGGTGTAGGATCGCAGGCCATTAACTCCAGCGCCTTCTTTCTTCTTGTTGTAAAGAACTCTACGTTAATAAGCTCTATATGAAAATCCGGTATATAAATATAGTCGTTTTCTACATAATAAAAAGGACGCCGTTCTTTAACGTATTTAGCATACGGTCTTTTTTGTTCATTACGATACGACTTTATTTCAGCGAACTTAAAAAATATGGTGTTATCTACGTTAGTCACCTTGGTAATAGCCGGTCTAAGGGCAGAATAAAGAAGTCCTGGAAGTTTATGCTTTGACCGCATAAGTGTATTACATAACGCAAATTCGGCATCGCAGCAAACTATTTTATCAACTTCAATCATCTCCAGACAAGTAACGTAAGTTAGGAGCCGGTGGTCGCCAAGCAACGTCCCATCATCCCATCTCTGGGCTGTATAAGATTCGGCTTTGGTTCTACCGATATTCAATATCCATCTCCGGCTAACATGAGAGTCTTTATCAAGGGCATGAATACCGTTTACGACTCTTGATACAAATTCACCATTTGTAATCATACTCCCCTCCTTTCTTTTGCTCTGGATTCTCTTGATTTAGCATTCAAGATCCTCATATAAATCTCTCTTTCACTCATGCCGGATATGGTTTTTATAGCATCATCCAACATAACTTTCGTATATAAAGGTTTAGGGAATCCCTTTATCTTAACCGGATCAGGAACTAACTTAGCCTTCCGATATTCATAAAATCTTTTAGAAGTTACATTAAGATAAGAAACAGCCTCTTCTCCGGTATAATACTTAGCCGGATTGGCAAGCTGCGTCCATGTCTCAAGATCGTTGGCTGTAAGATGATCGCATTCGCCATTCAAAAACATGGCCTTTATTTTATCACATACCGCAGCACCACTCTTACGCAGCGTCTCTGTCAGAATCTCTTTCATCTTCTTTAAAGCAACCTGTTTTAAATCTTAAAATGATAGAGGCAATGATTATAACAAGAGTTACAGCCATCAACGACCATATTGCGATGTTATGCTCAATAGGTATATTGAAATTAACCATAACCCATTCTACTGACACATTAAGCATCATACTGTAGATTAGTAACCTATGCCATATACAAAACTTAAACATTTTTGAAAAAGCTAACAGAAATAGGTCCTATGATAGAGAATGACCTAATATCGGATACAGCCAATTAGTGATACTAAAAGGATAAAACTCATCAAAAATGCTGGCTAACATAATAACCTGCATCAATACAGGATAGTACTTTACAAACGTCACACAGACATTCCTTTGTCCTTTGCTAATAAACTTGTTGCTCATAATAAATTGTTGTTATGTTATTAAAATGGGGAAGGTGATCAGCACCTTCCCCTGGTTTTCAATCACTTTTTAGTGCTCGTCTTCTTTCTTTTCATCTTGCCTCCAACGCTACCTCCTTGGCGCATTTTAGGTTTGTCTTTCTTATCGACTTCACCACCCTGACGAGCTTTCTTTTTACAAGCCATGATACTAAAATTTTAAAATTGAATGATGCGCAATATTAATCATTTTTATTCTAATAACCAAAACGAAATATATCAAAAGGGGCAATTAAATCAATTGCCCCTAATATACCTATTACAACCTAACAGATGCAGTCGGCTTACCCCAGAAGCTATAAACGCATCCATTTTCGTCACCTTCCATAGCCATACCCGTAAATGGATTAAAGCTACATCTTACCCAACATCCACAACTTTTAGCATTGCAAGTATCAGATGATCCACCACAAACAGAAGGAGTAGAAACAGGTTCCCCGTTTATATAAACTGGTCTGTATTTCAATGCGAAATATCCATTTTCGACACTCGTACAATAAATACCAGTAACAACAGATCCGGCAGGAACGTTAAGACGTGATCCGTCCTTCGTACTTGCCGTTACTGTTTGAGTCTCTCCTCCATAAGTTACAGTCACACCGCTTTGACCTCCTTCAGGTATCAATGGCGCATACCAGAATTGGAACTTTCCGTTTTCATCCCCTTCCATGTACATGGCCATTATCGCATTTCCGCTCGGACAACTGTAATTACATCCCTTCTTGTTCATAGTGGCAGATTGCTGTTGACGAGAACTGTCACCTATTAAAGAAATAGTAACAAGAGGCTTTTCTGCCGCAGCTTGTTCTATGATGACAGTAAGCGTCTTTCCAGTAGCGTTTTGACTGAAAACAACTTTTCCATGACGAGAAGAAGATGTGCTTGTGTTAGCTGTCATAGTTATCTTAGCTACCGCCCCTTTTTCTGTTGGAGAATCGTAATTAACAGAACACCACTCAGGCTTGGATTTTACACTATAAGGTGCATAAGACGAACCTATGATACTAAGTATAGTGTATTGAATGGTTTGAGAGGCGGCTGTTCCAGACCATACCTTATCTGATGCTGTTCCATCGTTAAAGGTGAAAACGGATACAATCTCTTGAGTTATATTCAAAGTGATTTCTTTTCCTGATTCATTTTGAACAAAAACAATTGATCCAGATCTTTGAGTCGTTTCAACATTAAATGTTATAGAAACTACAGCTTTCATGCTTTCAGATGTCTGATCTCTGTAATCAACAGAACACCAATCAGGTTTTGACTTAACAGAAAAACCTATATATGAATCGCCTTTCGTGCTTATAATAACCTCTTCAATATTATTCGAATTTCCAGTTACAGACCTCGACTTGCTCGTTTTTCCATCATGGAACTGAAATTCATATGGAGCGTATCCACATTTTCCAACTTCATATTCGTATTTGTATTCGGCATGACCACAATCATCATAACGAACGTATTTCACTTGATCATTCTTACATCCATTTTCTCGCCAAGAACCGTAAGATCCACAATTACAGCAATTCCTACAACTTACAGAATATTGACGATTTATGCTACCAGAACAGCTATCACGATAAGCATCATACTGAGTATGGCCCACACAATCTCCTGTTCCGTAATAAGACCAGGCTGTACAAGTTTCTCCACCTCCATTAACCCATCTTGTGTTGTTGTAAGAAGAAGAGCATGGATTGGTGTCACGTTGTTGCTTCTGAGACGTACAACCGTCGCAACGGGTACTTCCGGTATCCGACCAAGAAGGAGTTGTGCTATCAGCTACGCAATCACCATTTTTGTTAGCTACTGCCTGACCTTGGGAATTTACAGCATCTTGAGCCTTCTTATTAGCATCAGCTTGACTGATATTGGACGTAAATGGACCACCTACTTGATCTTGGGTTACGGTAACAGAAGAACCATGCTGACAGGTTCCGCAATTGTTTCTGGTGAAAACCTTACTTGCCTTACCGGTCCAGGTACAAGTTCCCTGCGCGTCAGCAAGAGCCTGCCCCTGCTGTTCGACGGCAGCCTGAGCCTTGCTATTTGCGTCTTCCTGACTTACGGTAGACGTAAAAGGACCGCCGGTTACATCATCTTGGTCTATGGTAACTTTAGATCCGACACCGCCGTCAGCACATTGCTTTGTAAATTGCTTGCTATATGTTCCGGTCCAGGTACAAACCTTTCCACCACCTTCTACCCATCGTTCATCTTCTCCACCATAACATTCGTTGGTATTAACCTGTTTTTTATAAGATTTACCACCTTCACATTTGGTTTCGAGCGGCTCGGAATCTACCCATACAGGATCGGTGTTATCTGTTTCACATGTTCCGTTCTTGTTAGCGTAAGCCTGACCCTGGGCTTCTACGGCTTCCTGAGCCAGCCTATTTGCCTCTTCCTGACTTTCATTGGAATAGAACGGTCCACCTACCATGTCTTGTGTTACGCTCATCGGAACGCCATGCTGACATGATCCGCAATTGTCTTTCGTAAATTCCTTGCTATATACACCTACGAACCTACATTTACCCTTCTGGTTGGCAATGTTCTGTCCTTGGGCTTTAACAGCCTCCTTAGCCTTATTATCAGCATCTTCTTGACTTACGAAAGAAGTAAAAGGATTGCCTTCAACATCAGCTTCACTTACCTCTACTTCTGTTCCTGAATCCGGTATCTCACAGTCGTTCTTCTGGAACGTTTCTGAATAATGACCGGTCCAGCTACAAACCTTATTTCCGCCGTCCACCCAACGTTCTTGATTATGAGTTTCAGAACATTCATTGGTGTCACGCTGTTTTTTCTGAGACTTACCTTCGCTACATCTAAGTTCTTCCGGTTCTACGTCTTCCCATACAGGATCGGTGCTTAATGGCGTACAGTTGCCGTTTTTATTAGCATAAGCCTGACCGCCTTCTTCTACGATCCTACGAGCTTCTGTATCTGCCGCCTCTTGACTTTCTGTTGATGTAACAGGGCTTCCATTTACCATCTCAGCCGTAACCTCCATCTCTACACCTTTATGACAAGCCTCGCATTCGGGAACGAATCTCTTGCTGTAATGACCGGTATAGACCGTCATATCTTCGCAATTCCCTTTATTATTGGCAATAGCCTGACCTTGCTCTTTGACAGCAGCCTTGGCCTTGTTATTAGCATCATCTTGGCTTACGGTAGATGTGAAAGGAGCACCAACAACATCTTGTTCGGTTACCGTAATCTTAGATCCTACCTGACCTTCAGTACAATCATTTTTGGTAAATTCCTCACTGTATTTACCAGTCCACGTGCAATGGCCGTCCCGGTTAGCTATGGCCTGGCCCTGTTGCTCGACAGCAGCCTGAGCGAGCGCGTTAGCCGCCTCCCGGCTTTCGTATGAAGTAAAAGGACCACCGGTTACATCGTCTTGGTCTACTGTTACCTGAGAGCCTACGCCTTCTCCTTCACAATTGTCTTTTGTGAATACCTTGCTATATACACCAACAAATTGGTTTTTATCTATGCAAGTACCTTTCTTATTTGCAAGATCTTGTTTCTGTTCTTCCATAGCGGCCTCAGCCAGCGCATTAGCTGCCTCCTGGCTTTCCCTTGACACAAAAGCATCTGGGTATCCGGCAAGATCCCTTTCAGTCAAATCAACGAAACTTCCGGTCTGAGATTCGGCATCGCAATCATTTTTCTGAACACGAGCCGAAGCCTTTCCTATAAAATAATTAGGATCCTCAATGCATTCACCATTAAGGTTGGCTTGTTCTTGGCCGTTTCTCTCTATATCATCAAGAGCCTTCTTATCAGCATCTTCTTGACTTACGTCTGATGTGTATTTACCGGCTTCTACTGTGTAAGTGTAAGGTGCTCCGATAAACCCATCTTCACAGTCATTTTTATAAAATACTTTTGACTTCTCTACGTTATACCATAAATTTGTTTCACATGTACCATGCTCATTAGCATAACCTGGACCTTCAGCTTCCAAGGCATCCAAAGCCTTCTGATTAGCATCCTCCTTAGAAACAGAAGAAGAGAAGCGGCCGGCTTCTACAACGTACTCTACCATAGATCCAACTTCAGTCACCTCACAATCTGTCTTTTGGAACATCTTGGATTTCCTGTCGTTGTACCATTTTATGGTATTGCAAGTACCATGAGAATTAGCATAGTCTTGACCTTTGGCATTCAACTCAGCTTCAGCCTTACGGTCGGCATCTTCTTGGCTTATGGTAGAAGAAAATTGCCCGGCTTCGATTGTCATAGTAACCAAACTTCCTTCTTCAGTATCAGGATCGCAATCGTTCTTTCTAAACGACTTTGATTTCTTAACATTATACCATAATATGGTTATACAACGACCATGCTCATTAACCCAGTTCTGACCATTTTGCTCAATGTCTTTCATAGCCTTGTCATCAGCATCAGACTGAGATATGATAGACGTGTATTTTCCGGCCTCAACAACGTACTCAAGCTCTTCCCCTTTCTCTGTCTCAGGATTACATCCTTCTTTTGTGAAAAGAGCTGACTGTCTTTTATTTCTATAAACTACCTGTTCTTTCTTTTTATGAACTAACGTATATTCCTCAGATACGCTACCGTCCCTGGAAGACACCCTTATCTTGACACTTCTGTTGACACCAGTATCATTTTCATCAAAGTAAATATTAACCTTACTGTTAAGACCGCCTTCTTTCTTATCTATGTTCGCCCAACAATTATCTACTTTCATTCACTAACCCTCCATCTTAAATTTTTGGGAGTTGTACTTACGTTGATTACCTCAGAAGATCCATCGGAATCAAGATCAACAACATCCTTGTCCAGGTGAATTTCCTCCTTATCCACAGACTCGCATTCAACTATTTCAATAACATAATCTTTTATATTACTTTCTATACTTAACTGCGTGCTTGTTTCATCACCCTCAATTTGTTCAAATTCCTTATCCAATTTAATGTAAGGAACGACATTTCCAGGCTGATAAATAGGAATCAGTACACCATTTATAGTTATGTTCTCATTAACTTCATTCCCATCCTCATTGCCAGGCATGGAAACAATCATCGAAACCTGGAACGTGTCTTCAAGACCCGGATCACCAGGGAAACCATAATCAAGCCTAATATCATTGACGTCAATATTAAGACCGGAAGCGGTAGTAAATGCTTTTATGACACCCTTTATATCTTTCTCACCCGTAATAAGGGCATTGATCGAAGCAGCGTTGGTGGTAATAAGGATCTGCTTATCTCCACCAGATATAGGGAACTCCAGCCTACTAACCGACACTTCTGTAATCTTAATACCTTTTTGCTTGAAAGTAATGGCTTTCATGCTTTCAGTATCGGATTTCTTTACAATTCGGATAGTGATCCTGTCTTCCCTTCCTTTCCAAGATGGAGCATCGAAATTCATTTTATCACGACCGACACCCTCCTTCTTGTCCGAGGTAAGCCAAGAACCATCATCCATCTTATATATTCTTTCTTTGCTCATAATAACCCTCCTTTATTAAAGTGTCAGTTCCCATTCAACGCCATCATCTACCACAACCTGTACCGTAGCAGTACCACCTGTGGCTTCAAATGTTATGTCAGTAGGAATAACATCAAATATCTCTTGTACCCCTACACATCCTAAGCCGCAAATAATGTCCTTAAACCATTCCTCTTTAGCATATTTTTTAAGAACCTCTTTAAAGAACTCACGAAGCCAATCCGAATCAATGGATTCCTTAAGTATGGTTTCTATTATTTCCTTAAGCCAAGATTCGTGCATTTCCTCTTTCAGAATCTCTTTAATAAGCTCGATAATGGTTTCTTTATCTAACTTATCAGAAGGCACAGAGCCATCAACAAGATTACCCCCACATATAAATCCTTTGCATTTTTCTGCCATTTCTCATCCTCCTAAATTAACAATGGAACCCATAAGAACTATTTGCCTCTTCTCGGTACACGACCCTCACTTCAGCAAATTCATCTTGTTGACACATATCCCGGCAGAACCTAACAGTACGGCCCTGGACTTTATACATATCAGAAGGTACGACACCTCCGCAATAAGATACAAGCAAAATCTCTGCCGGATCCTTCTTTAGAACCACATGAGAAGTACCGTCAAATACTTCTGTATTGACAGATCCACTTACGTTAATAGCCCTTGAAACGTATTTAGCTAAATTAGCCAAAGCCCTGTTTAAAGGCATACCATGATACAAACCAGCTTCTTCTATAGTTTCCCCATCATAGAATATTTTAGAAGAAGGAATATCGCAATGATGCGGGCGTTCGCACCCACCATGACTGCCAAAACAACCGTTGTTACCTGTTATTGCCATTATTGCTTAAAATATTTATTTTTTGTTTTAAAAATTCTATTTCCCTATCCTGATATTCCATACGGCATATCATTGCATTGATTAAAGCCGTAAGATCAGATTTCTGAGCCAGACTGAAGTAGCCAGCGTTAATGCCGTCAGCGCAGTACACGCAGTTCGTGCAGGTGTATCCGTCCGGGCATGGCACCGGCGTCTCGTCCACATGTGGAACATATACGTGTTTACCACTTAAGTCCTTACCAATTTGTGCACTCTTTTCCATTTTGTAACTGTTTTTCAAGTTGTTCAACCCTTTGTTTTAGAAGCGTATTTTCTTCAACCATCCTATCCAAAAACTTATCTATGTTTTCAAAAACCAGCTCTATATTATGCATAACCTCATTATAAGGCATACCTGGAGTTAATTTGGATATGAATGTCTTGCATCCTGTATAATGAATGCAATGATCGCTTAAATGACCATACGGGCAATCGCATTCTTTTGGAAGAATTTCGCAATTGTCCGTACAGTCATTACACGGATCAGACCCGATACAGATATTAGATCTCAGAATATCAGGTCTGTCATCTTTACAAGTGTTACAATTCATGACTTTCTTTTTTTTTGGTGCAAGATAATAATTTTCATTCACACCATCACAATGAGAAGTCAATCAACGTATTCTATGTTATTATTCGCATTTTTTCTTTTTAATCCTGTATTCTTTTCCATACTTTTTTGACACTCTTTACACATATACTGATAAAATATGGCTGCGCCATAGTATAGTATATAAGGCTGCGCCTTAGCGCTGCGCTTATGATGGCCGCGCCATCAATAGGTTGCGCCCATCAAACCTGCGATTGACTGACGTCTAACAACAGTTGGGCAAGGCCGCAATAGGTGCAATACGAACTAGAAACGGCGTAATGCGCATGCAGATGACGAGGCGAGCAAAAGCTATTGTACGCATAACCGCCGAAACGAGCAACCACTCTGGACTTTATGCCGATAGCTGAAGCCCAGTAGCAATTGTCATATGTGTAAAAACATTCTCCTGTTCCGACACTTCCCCCTTTTTTATCCCTCCATCCGGTATAAGGGATACGGTGTAAAGCATAACTATCTCCTAAATTTTGGGTAGTTGCTATCTTCTTATATTTGGATTCAAAATCAAAAACCTCACCATTATTTATAGTAGACCTTTTCTCATATGTCCATTTCTTTTGATCTGGCTCTATATAAATATCAATAGTATTACCTATTCGAGTAACATTAGGATCATTTAAACAAGTCCCTACCTGTTCATATCCTCCTCCACAATATCTAAAGATGTCTCCAGACAAATTCATACCATCGAATAAAGACATCCTTAAAATAACTTCCAAATCAAATTCTGCTGGTTCGTCATTTTCGTCTAAGGCTGATATGGTACCAGTCATTTCCTTAAACACAATAACATTCATATGACCTTCGGTCATACTCTTGGCTTCCTGGACGTTCTTATACCAGTATTTTCCTCCGTAAAAATCAAACTCTAATCCTTCCTCTACTCCTGTCTCAAATGCAAAAGAAGCCGCCATCTGGCTTTCCATGCACTGTTCTTTAGGATACTCTGAATTTATGAGGTTAGAAAAATGAGTTCTTTTAGTAGGTTTATAATGGATAATAGAAGTAACTGTAGCCCATGCTCCATACAGCCACGACTCTTCTCCCTTTTTACGGTATTTCACTCCTCCGTATTTGCGATAATTGACATCATTACCTATTTCGTTATTACTTGATATTCCGGAACCAAAAGTGTCTGGATTAACTAAGTATTTAGTACCGTACAACATTTCAAGGTATATGATATACGCATTCAAAGTCAAAAATCCACCTTCTGAAAAAGGATAAGAAGATTTAGTATCTACGTTATTAGCCCTCGAATACTTAGCTGTATTGATTTGATTTACGTCATTGGCTCTCGGATAAGTTCTTCCGTTTAAAAACATTGTGCAGGCGTTACCAACTCCGGCTCCTGATTTACAATTTGTTTCTCCTTCATACAAGAAAAAGAAAGATCTTGCCTTGGAGTCTACTGTACATACAGGTCCAGGAGATAAAGCTGTGGGAGGCAGCACAGGGCATATCTGGCGCAGGTCAAGTCCGTCCAGCATAGGAACCGTGTCTGCGTCGTACACACCAGACCATATTTTCCCGCTTTTGCCAACTACCTTATCAGCTACATATAGACTCTTGCTACATCCTAAGAATATGCTATAATTCTTTGAAGTGGTCTCCCAAGGTCTTAAAATCCTTACCTCTGATCCTGATACATTATAAAGTTTTTGACCAATACCATACTCTTCGTAAAAAGCCTTAGCGTCAAATGCTCTGGCATCACAATACTTATTTTTATGACCGTTATCCAAATACAGTTCCACATCGCATTCGGCTCTCATTTCCTCGGTTATACCTACCGTAGGAGCAAAATCTCCGTTTTCAAATCTAAGGAGATTATTCTTACGAAGCTTTCCTACCGGACGCACTTTGTCTCCGGTATTTTGAGTCATGTCTATAAGATAAAAATCCCAAGAAGGGAGAAGGCTTTTGTCGCCAACTGATTCTGTGGCTTCTGGAGGAAGCTGATCCTCAGCCCAAGCGGATGCCGATCCTGAAGCACCTTCTTTAAGAACATTGAAAGTATTACCATCAGACAAAACAAAAGGCTCAGATTCCTCCCCTTTCTTCGATAAAAACTTTTCCCTTTTACCAACTTGATTAACGACGATGTTCTTCTTAGCCTTATTCCCTTCATCGGAAATAGTGTAATTCAAAGTCGTATCAAGACCTTCATTTATTTCAGAAAACACCGACACCAGTTTATCGTTCTCACCTTCTGTCGGATTAAATTTTACGTTGCTCATTTTCAAAAATCAAATTTGCATTCATCAACAACAGGCTCGCATTTGGTATTTTCATTAACCCATTTCATGCCCTCTTCTTCCAGTATCTTCTTAGCCTTTTCATTGGCATCATCAACGCTAATGAAAGACGTTACGGTACCAGCGTATATCCTCCTGTATTTCTCAGGGGCCTTCCATCCTTCCTTACAACGTTTACTAAACCAACCATGTTGATCTTCGTTGTAATAAACGGTTTTACATACTCCAGATTCGTTAGCGGCAGCCTGCCCTTCTTGCTCAAGAATCTTCGCAGCTTCGTAGTTGGCTATTTCGGTACTGAACTTAGACCATACACGCCCGGCCTCTATCACATGATGTGTAGGTTGTTCTTGTTTTTGACCATCAGGACAATCATTTTTAAAGAAATCACCTTCCTGTCTTGTGTTATAATATACCTCGCAACAGCCACCTACTTTATTGGCATACAACGGACCTTCTTTATCCGCAAACTCTTCCGCTTTCCTATCTGCATCATCCTGGCTTATATCCGAACAAAATTCAGCCTCATGAACGATAAACGTTTCTTCAGAACCAAGATCTTCCGGACAGTCAGATTTCTTGAAAGCTTTTCTGTATTCCTTGTTGTAATACATCTTTTTCATGACAAGATCTTATTAAGTTCTTCTTTAAATTTCTGAATCTCGTCCGGGCACAACCCGCATTCCCCTTCACATACGATTCTTCTCATACGATCTATTTTAAGAACCGTATCCATATCAGGCTTGATACCTACCTTATACTTATGATATTGTAGATACTGATCAGCCTTACATGCTATAAAACGATCAGCACACTCACATAAGTAAGATGAAGGGAAAAGAATTTGCTGTGTACTTCCGGTAGCTGACATATTATTTCACGGTAAAATACCTGGCGTATTCTTTATTTATGTATTCAGAATAAGTAGCAAGATCATCCGGATCCGGGCACTCGTTCTTCAAATTAACAATCCAGCCTCTTACCAGCTTTTGAATATCAGCATACCTTTTACTTACACCTCCTACAAACCTGAACTTGCGATGAAGGTCTATGATTTTCTTGTCCAATACAGCAAGTTCATCGTATTTCTGGATACAAGCCGCATTAGAATCAGCTTTAGGTGTCGTATTCGACTGAGGCTTTATAGCCCGACTTTTATTAACAGAAGCAATGTTGCTTCTTCCACATCCGCATCCCATAATTCACTTATATTTAATTGATTATATTTTACAACCACAATTTTCACAATTATTGAGAACGTAAATCAATTTAGATGCTTTTTCGTATAATTGTTTTACGTTTTCAAAATTCCCTAATCTCATATTGGCTTCAGCCGCAGCCAGCAGAAACTCTATTTCTTTTATTTTGTCAATAACGTCATCATCCTCATGATCACATAACACAGTTGACCTGGCCCATATCTTATCTATGTTAAGACGGATCAGATCCGTTTTTAAATACTTTCTGTTAAATGAATAAGAGGAAGGACTGCCTTTTATGGTAATATCGTATATACCATCTTTTAGGTTTTCAAAATCATTTCCGCGACCTGGATTTATGCCAAGGGTCTTACTATTGAATACATTCAACTGATTCTTACCAAGATAATAAACATACTTATTCTCATCTTCAGGTGGTACGATCTCTATAATAGCCGGCCTGTCTGCCAATATCCCCCATTCAGACTGATCAGCTATGCGAAGCGTTTTAGGATTGTTTGTGCTTATAACCTCAAAATCAAGATGGATGTTATTCATACTCTCCTCCCATCCCATTCTGGTAAGGGAATCATCGTATCTGGCTGTTATATCAGCTCCCTCTACTTCAGTGCTATTAACACGTACCTCGGTACCATTTATCTTGACTCCTACTATTTGGGCCACCAATGACTTAGCCATACCAAACATAGGAACTATGATTTCTCCGTTGTAATCAGTTCCTTCATTTGGATACTGCACTACTTCCGTCTTGTACAGGCCGTCATTTCTTCTGGCTACTATTCTAATAACCATCTGATTTTCTACATCGTAGTCGGTCATTACTATCCTGACATAGAAAATGTTATTTCTTATCTGTGGTAAAATATCGATATAGTTCATACCTTATCTTTTTCTACAAAGATAAGTAAATGAGGTGATAAAAGTTTAAACTATTGGACATTAAATAAAAGGTGAGGTGTTTGTCACCATATCCGATAATAGATTCCAGCGCCTAAGTAGGGGGAGAAGCCCTCGCGCCCAACTCCATACCCTGCCGTCAGTCCTATGCCCCAGCGCCGGCTCTTTTCGTATATTATTTCTTTTTTATGGTAGATGATCATCGTATCTAAATTAGGTCTGTATCCGCTTATAACAGCCCGATAATCATCTGTGTTGTATGTTTTTCTCTGTATTGGTATATTGATATAAACAGTGTCTCTTATCGTATCTTTTTTAACTATAGCATCCATAGGGAAAGGTATTTCTACCTCCCCTACGTCAACTATATACTGAGGAACAGGAATAGGTTGGATAATGGTATCTATTACCGTATCTATTTCTATATCGTGTATTATTTCTTTCTTCTTGCATGTTTTACCAAATAAGAAAGATATAAAACACAGTAGAAGAACTCCTAACACATGCCTGACTCTCATTTTTTGCGAACACATCTTTTACCCTCCTTATCTTCATCCAAAAGTTCTTGTATATCACCGTTGTTAATACCTTCTTTAAGCTCTTCTCCGAATGGAACTTTTTGCCACCAACTTACTTTGCTAAAGAAATACTTAACGCCTTTTACTATCATCAAATCAGGTGCAAGGTCACCGAGGCGCTTGAATGCCATCCCACCGTATAATATTAAGGCGAATATTGTAATCCACTGAAGAAGCATATCTATAAACTCTGGGGATTTATGTCCTCCCATAGACATAATAAGATCCATTCCGGATATGGTAAACAACCCGAAAGAGCAGGCCGCGAACTCAAGAAGAATTTTCAAAACTCCCATTTCGCTTATGCATGTCAATATCTTAAAAGGCCTCTTTCTCTTTCTTCGGATATAACAGTGTTTAATACTTTTTATAGTAGCTAACAAAAGATTTATAGCTAATATAAACAATATAGAATATATAAGGTTGTGAATCTCCTGGAAATTCATCCACAACGCTGATAATCCGGAAATGAGAAAAGCCCAGAAACTTTCTAAATTCATCCTTCCTACAAAACGATAAGCCATATTAGAACATAGTTACTTTCTTGCTACTTCCAAGAGAGTCATATACGTCAATATGGACCCAATTGGTACCTGATTCTAATCTAATGGGACAAGGAAGTAAATCCTGCGACTGAATTATTTTATTCCTTGCCTCCTCTGCCGTCATGCCCTTGGCATCGAAATCGATGGCTGCTCCAAGCATATGAGGACTGATATACAACGACCCTGATACGGTCTTTGATTTTACTATATCCGAGATATTGTTCCTAAACCCACGCTCATCAAACCTTCCACCTGACTTCCATGTATTGACCGTCATCGGAGTTTTCAAAATGTCTTTCCTTAAAACCAGTATCGTGTGAAGCAATTCAGTTCTTAAATACCTCCAGCAAAGATCTTTGTCTCTACCGTATTCTTTAGGACCAACTAATTCAACAATACTAAAATACTGACTCAATTCTTTTATAATATCTTTTCTTTCCATAACTTAACCTTTTTCACAAAGATAATTAGAACCTTACCGATATGAAAAATAAGTAGAGTCGGGATTAAAGAAAAACCCCTGCATAAATAAATATACAGGGGTTATCCATAACATTAACAACAAATCACGACCTAAACAACCCTCACGTATCCTGCTGATACAAGATCAGAAAGATTCTCGTAAGCCAAAGGGATGCCTGAATCTCTTATGCAAAGATACTTAATTTCTTTGTCAATGTAATACTTTCCATTCTCTAAAATAGAATTATATACCCAAGGAATAGGATCGTCTATCGTACCTGAATGCTTTTCTTGAACAACCATATACAGGCTTTCAGTTCCACCTCCATGACCAGGAACCCAGTCGGCTTGTAGATTGTGATTTTGCCTTACTTCAAACAGAGTCCAATCCAAATCCGAAGGTTTGTTTTTGCTACGGAAACGCTGCCCTTTTACAACAGCCGTACCCATAGGAAGACCTTTATCGCCGTAAACTCCATCCTTGTCCCAGATAGGGTACAACCCCTTTATCTTAAGAGCAAGATTCTGGTCAATATTTTCCAACATGGTCGGCGTGTTGATCATCGCCCTCATATACATAGCTGTAGCCTTCTCCGGATCATTGGCTTCAAGTATCTTATTTTTTTCTATTATCTGATCCTTTGTCCTTACCAACTTTTCAGGATAGCCTTCATCTACTTTCATAGACTCAACTTCACTCCTGTTGGTTTTAGAAGCTATTTCCTTTTCTATAGCAGCAGTACGATCGTTGCACTCAGATTCATATACATGCATTTCATTCATTGCCGTATTAGCAATATCAAGCTCGTATTCTGAATCTGCTACAGATACGGTGTATATCCCGCTTCCTTTTGCTACATCAATATCGTTTTTAACCTTCTGCCTCATGCTGCTGTTATACCATATCTGTTTACCATCCAAGCTATAAGAGCGGACAGCATCAGAATAAGCATATTCCCTGGCCTCAGAAACTTTCTTGTCCTTAGCCTTAGCAAGCAACTCCTCTTCAGTTGGTCCAGGAGGCTCCGGGTCAAGCTGCATGGCAATAACTTCTTTCACACTCGCATCAGGATTGTTTTGATGGAATTTTTCTTGATCGGAATCAAGTTGAACCCATTTACCATCTAAGAAATCTCGGTAAGAATACCCTACTTCGTAAGAAGAGGAGTCCAACTCGTATCCTTCCCAATAAAAACCTTTTATATTCTTATTTACATAAAGCATATTCTATCCTTTCTATTAAGCTTGTTCACCTACTCTAATAACCAACTTATCATTGATATACCAGATACTTAATTCTATAAAACTATTTTTAGGTATCACTACGCTATCGCCTGACATACTCTGGAACTGTCCAGAGGTAGGAAGCGGCTGTGTGATGTCCGTGCCGGTGGTGTTGTTGACCCGCGCCTGCCACTCCCTCCCAACATACTCAGAAGATACGGTCATAGACAGATTCGTAGCAGAAGCGACGTTGGCTATGATATTATGAGTGTCTTTAGGAAGATTAGCTAATGTCGTAACAACCCTGGGAGCCTTAGACATAAACCTCAGATAAGACATCATGGTATTAGACAACGTAACCATATTGTTCAATACCTTATAAGCCTTATCTTGAGTAACAGTATATGTTCCTACCTGAATCTCTATATCAGATTCAGATACGCCTTCTCCAGTATTGGTATCTGAAAATGAAACAAGTACAATCTTTAATTCAAAAACACCTTCAAAATCCCTACCCTCTAAAAAATAATCCAAAGAATAGTAATTATCAGCTAACTTTCCTAACGTAATTTTATTATTGTAAGCATCCAGGACCTTCCCAAACGAACCTTCATCAAGTGTTCCTGAATTACCTGAAAACATAGATAGATCAAGATAATTAGAATCTACTCCGGTACTTACCATACCAAGAGATTCAAGCACCTTACCACCACTTTCTTCAGTAACCAAAATATATTCATTATACACGTTTTTAGTTTCTGTAGATGCCACATCATCTTTTACAAGATACATGACATTATCCTTCGCCTCTTCAACAGTAGGAAGTTTGCTAACAATCTGTTTCTTCCACCCTGCTGCCGATACAGCATCATCTATATACTTCTTGTTTACATAATCGCCCCATGTCATGTTACTAAGAAGAGTCTTGCTACCGTCTTGACTTCCGGCAGGGGGAGCCGGAATGAGGCCTCCCTTGCCCGACTCCGAACTTGTTCCAGGAGCGGCCTGCACCACATTCTCAAGTCTGGAATCAACCTCCTGACCTTCGAATTTACTGTTATAACCTACTTCTGCCATTTTTTTATTTCTTGTTAATTTTATCCAACAATTTCTTGATATGGTCTACGATGTCCATCACCGCGCCAACCTTGTTTTTTACGTCCTCAACCTTCTGATCAATCTTAGAATCCAAAGCCTTTAAACGGTCTTCGTTTTTACGATACACTAAATACAGGGCTAAACCGATGATTGCTATCGTAAGGATATTAGCCAAAACGCATCCGATTATTATCTGAAACATGATGATTATATGGTAGATAACGCTACCACACGCTTTGATTATTCAACTTTTTTACAAATATAGCAATTGTCCCAACCATAACAAGATCAAAGACGCTCGTCATTAACATCAGACACCCATTCTTTAGATGAAAGAACAGATTCAAACTCAGAAGAAGGGCTGTCATATACCGGATACGGGTATTGAGGTTCGTCATCAGCCTGCATGTCTAAAGACTTAAATAGAAGGTCATAATGTTCTACGTGTAAAATAACTTTAGAACCGTCTACGCTCGCTCTTGGACTGCCTATTCCTAATTCACGTCTCTTTTCTTCAGATACGGAATCATATACTTCTTTTGGTATGATAATAAATTTCATATTACTTTGATTTTAGGGTTTGTAAATAGTTATATGCTTTGATACAATCGTCTTTGGAGAGGACTTGGTTACTATAAATACTCATATTTTTGAAAGCTATTTGGGTAAATAAATTACTCAGATATCCTAATAATAGCTTATTACTGTATTCTTCTAAAGAACCCACTTTAACACTTATTGGATTCCAATTTTCATCATACACAATCCCATTAGAACAAATAGCTTTAAGAGATTTAATATTTTGCAATTCAGTAAAGTTTCCTCCAACTTCATGAATGTATATACGGATGCCTGTTGGAATATTATATACGAATAACACTCTTTCTACTACAATTCCACAATTAGATCTTATCTCTGTTTCTTTAAATCTCCATTCTCCAACAACAGTAAAATCTTTATTTAATGTAACAGCATTGACTGATGTGACTTTATCATCCACCCCATCAGTAATGAGGTATCCTTCGTATTCGGGGATTTGCTCGATGGTGACAACATGATCAGGATCAAAATCTTCTGCAAATTCTACAATCAATTGTCTAATTTGAGATGCGGGTTTATTTAACATGTGTATCCCATCTGTTGTTATATCTATGTATCCTGTTGTACCAATCCACCCCCATTTAAATTTTACACCATCCTTTAATCCTGTTACTTTGACTTTTATATCATAGCTTAAATCATTTTGTTTTGGTGCAATTATTAAATTGTGATCCCCTAATGCAAACTTTGAAAAAGACAAACTATATTTAGACGAATGCTGAACTGATGGATATAATTCAAATGGAGTTTTATACAACCCATACCCACTCCCTTCTGCAAACCCAAAATTCGACAGTACAAGATCATTACCATTGCCCGTAATGTTGGCAATAGTAGCACGATCTTCGTCCTCGTTGGTTTTGCCGGTGACAGTCCATGCCTGGTCGGGGAAGAGCCAAGGATAGGTTTTAACAAAGTAGTCTTTGATCTTGGTCAGTTCTTCTTCGGTGGCATCATGATCGAGAATGACTATTTCCCAAATGGCAGCATTTGCACAATAAAATCCAGAACGACACACTTGTAATATGTTACTTCCTTCTTCTGTAGCACCAGCATAAATAGTTTTACTATTATATGAAGTAGATGTTTGGTAGGTATAAAGTAAAGGTATTTTATAATCTGAAAGCCCAACACTTCTTCCCCAACTCCATGTTGATTTAGTTTTGCTTCTAAAATCTTCAAAACTAAAAGCAGCCAACCTATCGGTTGAATTAACTACTAAAGTGGGATATCCAATATCTTGAAAAGATAACCACTGTCTCAACGCCACAACCGTATGTCCCTTTTCTTTAGTCAGAATAGGGAAGTTATTACAGGTACCGTAATCGTCTACTCCGTCAAAAACGAGTGCGCCGGGGTAGAGGGGAAGTTGTTCGATGGTGATGTTGCATGATTCCTGTAATTTTAAGAACCTGAATCCGTAATAAGCATTTTTAGCTCCAAAATCAAAACTTGGTAGATGATATATACCATCATTTTCAATTCTCATTATAACAGTTGGTTGTGTCCCATTCGAAATATATTCAATTCCTTGTCCGTCTGTTAAACCAGAAACTTTGATAGTACATGATAAAACCCTAAATCCAGTATCACTTGATTGTGATTGATAAAATAATTGAGCGTAATTATTGTCCTTTATTGATTTTACATTAAAAGACTTATAAGTCCAAGTAGCATCAATTCTTGATGTTACCTTATACCATTTATTGCTATCATAGTTCTCGGTATATCCACCTACCCCGGACATTCCCTTCCAAGCGAAATTCTTCATCTGTAAATCATGCCCATTACCTGTAAGGTCTTTCCATATAGGGTTCTCTGCCATTTGTTCATTAGTGAGACCTAATGCTGAATAACGAGCTACAATTCCTTCTATATCAGGAAAAGAATCCACTCTACATGGTAAATCTAATATCATTTTCGCATACTCTTTAAAAGGTATGGAAGTAGGTACATCATACCCTTTGGATATAAGGGCTTGCCTTATATCCTCCTTGGTGTTGATGACCCTCATTAACTTATCTGATATGGTTCCCATTACACTTCCTCCCCATTTATGTAATCTAATACCTGACCTATGTCTCCGATGTCCGATTTTATTGACTCTCCTTGAGAATGTATTTCAATAAGTTTCTGATATAAAGTGTTATCTCCTATACGATTCTTATCTGTAGCTTGTTCTTCGATCTTAGTTATCGTATCAGGATCCTCGTACTTAATACCATCAGGGTCATACCATTCGTCTGTTAAATTCGTGTATTTATGACGAACTGGAGTCGATTTAGACTCCAGTGTTACTAAAAAATATTCGTTACAGCTCATGACAATAAGATTTAGTGGTTGCAACAATTACATCTACAAACTGTTCTCACGTAGCCAGAGGGAATGGCAGCCAGCTCCGTCCCTACGGCGATCGCCGGGTCAGTGCTTTCCATGACCGTCAGCGCCATCTTATCTACGTCAAGGTCATTGTCGTAAACGATTTCCCCCTCAACGTAAATGCTTCCGGCATCAGAGGCGTAACAGTTTTTTACCTGTCTTATATGACGTTGTGTAGCAGACGCAAAATCACACTCGATACTTAACCACCCTACCGGTATCTGATCGATATTGGATCCGATATTGTAATCAGGATCGGTTGTTTTAAGAACCATATGTCTTAATTCCCTCGTATTTCCGTATCCGTCCATTGTTATGTATGTCCGGATCTGAACCTTGCCCTTTTCTGTCTTATAACAGTTTTCTACTATTTCTGTATCGGATGTAGTAGCATCAGGGAAATCACAAACAATACGCTGCCATCCTTCTTGTATTTTGCTGAATGTGGCGCCTCTTTGTATATCAGGGTCGGCAGTTTCTAAAACAATAAGATACTCATCCCGGACTCCTATTATGCTATCTACCGACCTGTATCCACCAAGATGTATTTTGCCACCAGGAGTAGTGTAACATTCATCTACGGACATAATATGTCTTTCCGTAAGATCAGGGAAGTCGCATTCGGTTTTCGTCCATTCGTTAGGTATCTTATCTATTCTCGTCCACTGAGGATAAGCATCATCTGTTGTCTTAACAATATAATAATACTGTTCCCTTACACCAAGAACGGCATCAATAGCTTGATAACCTTTTATATTGACCTTACCACCATCCGTCTTGTAGCATTCGTCTACTTCAACAATTTCCCGGTCCGTCATGTCAGGAAAATCACATACCATCCTCACCCAATCTTCGGGAATGGAATCCAGCACGGCCCCTACCTTAATATCAGGATCAGTAGACTGAAGGACGGTATAAACCTCTTCCCTGGTCCCAAGAATATTATCTATGGCTACCAAACCTTCTACTTGCACTTTTCCTTTTTTAGTAGTGTAACATTCAAGAACGTAAGTTACGTCTCGTTCTGTCATGTCAGGAAAGTCACAAACCATTCGAACCCAATTCTCTGGAATTAGTTTAAAAACATGGCCGGCAGGGAAATTATCGTCCGTCGATTGAATAACGGTATAAATAGATTCCCTGATATTTATCTTATCATCTATGGCCTCCAATCCTTCTATTTCAACCTTACCATCCGGAGTCTTATAACATCTGTTGACGAACGTAATGTCGCGTTCTGTCATATCAGGAAGATCGCAGTCGATCATAACCCACTCGTCCGGTATTTTAGTAAGAACTTTACCTACCGGATTATCCATGTCGGTACTGTCGGTAATTCTATGGGTTTCTTTAAGAACATCCATCTGATCGTTAAGAAGATACCAACTCCATACTTCGACCTTTCCACCAGGTGTACGGTAACAGGTTTTGAAATCTTTGATAACTTTCTCAGCTATGTTAATCCACTCCCATTCGGTTGTGGCCGGAATACCAGAAACAGGATGCTTCTTACCTTCTTCGTCAAGATACCAATAACAGCCATTTAAGGACACAACCACTTGGTAGATTTTGTCCCCTATTTTTATACCGGATTTGCTGTCATCTACCGGTTGGGAGGAACCCCATTTTCCAACTATGTTGGTTATTTTATCAATGCCCCTACCTAAGGCACCGACTAAAGAATCCACGCCGTTCATATGAAACTAACTTATTTCAAATTGTTTTATTACAAAAAAGGGGGTGGAGGACCAGCCTCCTCCCCCTTGGGATATATAGAAAAAAGGAAAATCAAATCTTGCAGGGCTTGATATTTGCCGAAGCAGCTAACAAGTCCATAAGGTCTTGAATACCTTCGTGAGCGCCATACGGTACATGGAAGTGTACTGTAATATGATCATCAATTACCCTACCGAAGCCGTTAGAGTAACGTGCCGGCTTCAACGTTACTGAATAATCAGCATACGGAGCCAACAGGTCTAAGCGGGTTTCTTCGTTGGTAAACATCCGTTCCATAAGTTCTTGGTGAGTCTTACGGAAGTCGAAGAACATACGTTGTTCGCGTTCCTTATCCAGCAATTCAGCGCCGAGGTGAGTACGCGGAGCCCAGTGCTGTTTGTATTCGGTATGGATCGGGTTGAAGTACGTGCTGATAGCCTCGCGCTGTTCATCCGGATAACCGCCATTTACAGCAATACGAACAGATCCTTCTTGGAATGTCAGACGGTCAATCAAACAGTCGGACGGAGAAATCATGTAGTCAATACCACGGAACAAGATACCGCATTTGCAGTTCTTAGGAATCGGATCGGCGATAATGGACTGATCTCCTGCTACGGCACCCAAACGTTTCCAGTTACGTCCACGATAAGATTCGGGAGCTTTAGATACGAAGAAGTCTTTGAAAATTTTATCGCATTCGTCGCAAACCATGTTAGTAACGACCGTTGTTTTGAATTTGTGTTGACATCCACCAGGTGTACCGTAATCTTCGATTGTCAGATACGGGAATGCTGCCTGCAATTCTTCTTTAGCACTGTTACCACATTCATCATCCGGCAACGTGATTTCATAAGCTTCTTTCGAAATCTTACAAGAACCACATGCTTCCCAGCTAATGGTAGTAACAGTAGGATTGCTACACATATCTGCTGTTTTAGCAACGAACGTTACTGTGGCAGTCGGATTAGTTTCTACAAATGCATCGATATCAGCCTTCGTCAGTTTCTTGCTTACGGCCACAGTGTACATACCTACGCCGCCATCTTGGGCTGCTGTTTTCTCGGCAGTGCCACTAACGGCATTCTTAATGCTTTCTACTACAGTAGACTGATCAACACCATCATCCTCTAACGTTACGGCATAAATCAAACCGCCGTCTACCTTAGTATATCCGTCAGGGCACTCTTCGCAGCCTTTCATGATAGAAGACAGCTTTTGAGTATAATCAGAAGGCTTACCACCTTCTTTCATCACCTGATATTTAGATGTAGAAAGATGACGTCCTACTCTCTTGATATCCAAACCAGGATAAGCAGCCTTAAGCTGAGCCAGGGCATAAGCATCACCGGTATCACACATTTCCATGCAATAGAAATTCATGTCGGTTTCCACCGGAGTTTTTTCCAGTTCATTGCAAGAATGGATAGGATGGATTTCCACAAAATCACCTACCTTGCCACCACCTGCAATCGGCTGATTCTTGATACGTTCGATTGTTTTCAAAATAGCAGCCAAAATATCAACATCTTCGCAAGGATCACATTCTGAGCACATATCCTCACGACCCGGACAGTTTTCGAAAATGATGTAATCATCGATATTCACCTCACCCATCGGATAACCACGAAGCTCAAACAAACGTCCTGTCAGCTTAATATGGATAGGAATACGATCGCCTTTTCTTGCTGTAATAGCGGTATTGTCGTCAATTCCGTTGTAACCGAAAATAACCTCATCTACTTTAATTTCTTTGCTCTTCGGAGCAGAAGCATACACTTCTATAATTTCATCAATAGCAAACGTAGGTGTAGAGAATGATTTATCATCAGATACACGGTCGTTAACCATTTCATTACGTCCGATTCTGATCTGGAAACGTTGTTCGTCCTTACGATATCCTTTCAAGTCTTTCAACGCTTTCAAACCATCTTTAGTCTGCTCACCATCCAAATCATAGATAGCGATCTGACCTTCTTGAAGCAACAAAGAATCTACGTCCGCCAACTTAGCGTGCGGAGGACAGATAATGTGTCTGTCATACGGTTTATGGATAGCCATAGCCTTATAATATTTTAAAAATTAGTATTCTGTTATCTGTCTCAAAAATAGTGATAGTCATATAAGCAACAAAAAGCATTATGAATTAATTAATTCTTAATGCTTTTTGATAATCTTTAATTTAGGATATGCCTTTCTTCTGCTACAAAGGAGATTGGACGTTGTTTGAATCTATTTGATAACGTCCGTATTCGCTTTCATTCAAAGCAAATTGCTTTTCAATCATGTTAAGGATAATACCAATTAATTTATCATCTAATTCAGGATCTATATCAGTTGAATTAGAACCATCGGATTTAATATATCCTTCGATGTCAACTTCCTTCGGATAGCGATAATATGTAAGGTAAACGGTGTCTACATCAAAACCAGACTTATACACCCTTACCGAATCTTCTCCTATTGTATAGAATGTTTCCCTAAAATCAAAATCAGGTTTGTTAAAAAAGTCAGCAAGAAGCTCATGCTGGTTTTCGTTCTTAGCCTCCCACATGGTAAAATCAGTAACCGTGCATTCACCTTCGGTAAATACGCCTGATATGTTTGAAAAAGAAAAGAAATCAGAAGGCAATGAAAACAAAGTACTTTCCGGATTATCTTTATCTCCTCTCTCATCAAGTTCTTTTGAGTACACAACCAACTTTTGTATATAACGTATATCCTCTTCGTTTTTCTTATCAAGGATATAACGAACAAGGCGGTTTTGTTCGTCATTAAAAAGCTGAACAAAACGTGCCTTGTCAAGTTTTATACCACCGTTGGTCATGTTTTCTTCAGCCTTCTGTAAGGCCCGAAGATAACAATCAACGATTCTCATAAATTATTATTTTTTGTCAGCGTATTGATCAACATCGAAACCTTTCTCATCTTCCTTTTTATTCTTGTCAGACTTAGTGCCTTCTATTTTTTTATGCTTGTTCTTTAAAGCGTTATACGCTTCCAGGACACGTGACTTAGTTTCTAACATCGACTTATTGGAAGCAAGAGCCATAGATGCAGAGATGGCGTCGGCGCCCAGAAGCTCGCCATTCAGATACAGTCCGTCGGTGTTGACGGTGACAGCCAGTCCCTCGATCATCTCCCTGATCATTCTATGGAATTTGATCACCTGCATTCCCTCAGAAGATTCGTCGTCAGATAAGAATCTTGAGCTTGCTTCTTTATACATATCAACGTTCGTATTCTTGGCATCAATCCAATTAGTGAATATGTATTGAACCATGCTCTGATCAAGCTCTACGCTATATATGATGTCAAGATACAAAAGCAGATCGTAGATGCTTTTCCTTTCAGCCTCGGATCCTTTCAGTTTGTTCATGAACTCGTATAAAATATCGGCCTTGTCAATCTGACGTTGTTTCCTGATATCTACGGCCGTAGTCTTATCTTCTACACAATAATAAGATTCGACATACATCGGATTACCATCTTCCTCTTTAGGAGTAAGAGACTTGGATAAAATAGCTATATACAGCTCAAATAAATCACGAACGTCATTAGTATAGAACAAACGACCATCATACAAGTCAATTCTGTAAGAATCCCAGAAATCGAAATTCTTTTGGTCCAGGTCCTCATTGATAGTTTCTTCAAACGGATACCGAATATTCTTAATACGCATATCCATTTCAGCTTTCTTGTCTTCAAGTGAGTAACCTTTATAACATGCTGAATTGATGAAGAAACCGGTATCATATACCCTAAGATCCTTATCCCATCCACAACAAGATACTGTCTTATTACCAGGGAAAGGAGTCTTGGAAATACCTCTTTCCTGATATCCGGAAGGAGCTTCTTCATCCATCTTACCTGTTATAACATAAATAGAGTCGGAATATATCTTCATTCCTCCTACGGTAGCCAGCAGTTTCTTAGACTCATGGCTTTCTTCAAAAATCTTTTTTCCCATCTTTTATATATCCTATGAAAACAAAATTTGCGGCCGGTTTTAAAGCCGACCGCAAGTTAATATTAAAAGTTATGATTACAAAGAACTTGGTAACAATTCAATTGTTACGAACCGGCTGGTATCTTTTACCCAACAAGCCGATACAGAATGGCACCAGAATTGTTCTGACATACGAGGATGGCTGGATACAATTTCTTGAGCCGATACTCTGGATGACCATCTACCTTGTTCGTAACCCCACCACATAGAACCGATATCAGGCTTAACGTAGAATACGTTGCTGTTGATATTACCAATACGAGCTTCGGATGAAGCAGGAATACCGGCGAATGCATTGGAATATTCAGGAGCGGTCAAGTCTTCCATAATACATGAATATGATGTGATAGGAGTCATACCGTCTACCAACTGGCTTCTATCTACCATATCAACGTAATCCAAAGAAGGTTCGTGTTCTACAATAACCTTACCAATACCCGGAATAGTAACACCCTTGATCTTTACAGTTCCTAATTCAAGAGCATCGTTTGATCCTGTTACCGGATTATTGATAATACGTTCTGTACCCATAAGCGGAGCCAAGGCACCCAATTGAGAGAAGAACTCATCACGGAAGATTTCAACGATGTTCTTGTAAGCCATAGCACCTACCTTGAATTTCATTACACGATTTTCAATCGGCATATCGCTACGGCCACGGAAAATATAGTCAGCAGCAGCCAGGAAGTGTTCACGCTTGATACCACCCGGACGAGCGTAAGAAATAACGAAACCACGACGCAGTTGGTGATACAGGCCTTCGTTTTTCATCAAAACACCATTATGGCCCTTGACTCTACCACCGCGCATGAACATAAGTTCGTATGCTTCCATCTTAGCCAACTCAGCCAAGCAGAACAAAGACACTGTATTGGCTACACGTGCTGTACGCATATCAATGCTTCCGTCACCAAGACGAGAACCGATAATGGCATAACTTGCATCACCTCCTCTGATTTCAGAAAGCTGACGAACTTTCTGGTAAGCCTTGTCGATGAAATTCTGTGTACGTTCGTCCGCATAAGCCAAAGACTTAATACCAGCGTACATAGTCGTTTCACCTTCAACACCACGGTGTCCACCAAGCGTAAATTCACAAGTCATAGAACCGGCCTTAGAAGCACCTCCTACACCAGAGAACTGAGTAGAGAACTCACCAAGAACGTTTGTTACCTTCCAGTATTTAATACCGGCACGAAGCATGTCTTTCGGGAAGTATTTAGCACGAGAACGACCCCACAGCTTACACCAGTATCTCCAGTTTTCACCTTCTTGTTTAGGAGGACGCTCTGTAGAGATAAGAGCCTGGCAACCGTTAATCACATCGTAAGTAATAACATCTCCTTGTCTAAATTGTGCATTCAACACAATTTCGAAGAAGCTACTATCAATACCGGGTTTTGCATATTTCAAAGACGTGTCTTCTACTGTAACCACCTCATACGTTTCTGATACCGGAAGATCATAACGGAATGAACCATTGATACCATTTACGGTAATAGTAGCATCCTGTTTGATCATACCCATATACATAGGCAGAGGATAGTTTGTAATGTTAGAAAACAACTCAAGCATACCCAGATGGTTCTTATCCGGATCTTCGTAGTACCAATCTTCTAAAGAGCTAAGATCGTGTTCTACGATACTTTGCTTAACGACTTTAGCGTCGGTATATCCAATCACCGTGTCACCATTCATGGTGGCCGGGAAATTTTTTGTTAAAAGTACATTAGCCATGAACGAAAAAATGTTTTAATTTTTAATCTATACTGATTTCATCGAACTTCACACCTTGAACTTGATCACCTTTATCATCTACCGGAGCCACCCTCTTGTCTTTATTTGTATGGCTGATGAGCTTATAAATTTTCTTTTTCTCATCAACTACAGCTTGATTCGACTTCTGTTTTATGAACTCTCCTGGGTTCATAAGAAACATAATCAAATCTGGTGCTTCTTCCGGATTCATCATCATCTCCCTTACCCTATTAAATGCTTTGGTAATTCCGGGATTCGATTCAGAAGGTTTTAGGGCAAAATCAAGAGCTTTAGATACCATAGTGTCATTTAGCTGATACTTTGCCTGGATAGAAGACTTAAGGTCTTTCTTATACCTTCTAAAATCTTCTGCATCCTTCGCCTTCTTTTCGGCAGCCTCTTTAGTACGTTGCTGGATAATATCATCCATTCTCTTATCAAGCTCAGCCTTGTACTTTATAGCCTTTGCTTCAACATACTCTTCTCCTTTATTGATAATGCCTTTGAAAAACTCATCAGCTTCATCTTTAGGCAACCCAAGAAGATCAACATAATGGCGAACGATCTTTATCTGATCTGCTTTGTTTTCAATGTCAAGCTTTTCTATAGGAGCGACATTCGTATCATATTGCTTAAGAATATCAACGATATTAGCGCCGGCCTTATCAGCCTGGATAAGCTTCTTAGTAATATCAGAAACAGAAGTAACATCTATCTTATCCTTAACAATGTCCTCTTTCTGGCTTTCAAGGACTGTAGATAGTATGTCACACAACGAATCTTCTTTACTAAAATCAAGATCATTGATAGTAATCTCTTCACCATTTTCACCGCTAAACACCACATCTTTCAAATCGGGAATGATTCCCCTTGAAGAAAGGGCATCCAATACTTTTCTGTAATTGACAACCGGGGTCTCTACCTGATCCTGATTAACATCAACTACATTCTCTCCTCCTTTTTTATCCTCTTTAGGATCAGGAGTAGGATCAACAACCAGCTCTTCTTTAATTTGAGAACCTTCTTCTACAGGCTTCTCATCTTTTTTAGCCGGTTCATTACCATTAATAGGCAGAATATCTTCTTCCCTATTATAAACATCATCAATCGGACCGATACTAAAAATATCGTCCAATTCTACTATTCCATTTTTTTCTAATTTTCCCATACTGCAAAAATATTTAAATACCTATATTTCAGATAAAAAACTTATAAGTGTTTAATCTTCACTAAAAATTAAATATCCCCAAATTTTATTAGAGATTTTCTAATGAAATTTGGGGATATTTAATCCTTAATTCTTATTGATTCCGGCTACATACCTTTTAGTGGCGTCTTCCCTCGCTCGTTGAGCAAGCTCTTTGGATTTTAATTTTAACTCTTCCATTTTCATTCTCATTTCATCATCATGAAGTTTGGAATCGTTTTCGATCTTCTTATCCTCTATCCTTTCCTTGCTTTCTATATCAGCTTGCCTTACGGTCTGATCTGAAACAGAAGCCAGGAAGTTGAGGGAGGTGGCGTCGCTCTTGGCGTCTGCCGCCCTGCCTGCCGCCTGGATCTTCTCTTGAAGTATCCTGTATTGACCTTTCTTGTCTTCTAAAGCAAGTTCATGCTGACGTTGCTTATCCTTCTCAGCAGCTTCAGCTTGTATCTGTTGCTGGTTAAGCTGCATCTGATTCTGTTGTTGCTGCTGCATCTGACGCTCGTTGTATGCGCGAGTATTCCTTGCATTCTGTATAAGTTCCACCATAGAATCTGATGTGAAGATAGATGCAAGATCGTAAATGTCTCCTCCGGCCGTATTTAGCTGCAACATAAAGGTCTTGAACTTTTCAAGCTCATCCCTTTTCTTCGAGTTGGATAAAGCTTGAACACCAAGATGCCTTAGGCTAAGACCGTCGGTTCCTATAGATAAAAACGCTCTGGTAAGGTCACTTTTTGTGTACATTACAGAAATATCCTTTCCTTCTTCCTGGCATTGTTGAGCGACAGCCAGATGAAGATCCAAAGCGCGTTTCTTGAAGTAACCGAAGTTATCAAAGTATATCTGTGTTTGTAACATAGATGCTGTAACGCCCTGCTGGACCCCGGTGGCAGTCTCATACCTGTTGGGACCGTTAATTACTTGAGGCGTGATGCCAACCATTTCAAAACACTTCATCCTTGACCATTCAGCAAGCTCCATTCTTGTTTTAAGCTGCTCTGTCTGCGACAAATCATAGACGGCAAACTGGTTGAAAGGAACACCGCCTTTCGTGTTTTGAGATGAGGTATCTAATGTCAGAGCTCCTACAGACTTAGCCACATCAAGAAGGTTAGCCCATATATCAGCCACATCTTCACCCAAATCCTTGTATTCACTTGGAACCAGATTTATATCCCCTAAGAAGAATTTACCGATCTCCTTTTCAAGAATATTGTTTATCTGATTTATGGAGAAATTATAAAATATTTGATATGGCTGAATCCTGTTGGCCATAGAAGTACCGATATATCCGGCAACGGGTAGAACAAAGTCATAGATGTTACTATCCCCTTTTATCTGGTGATCGATAGGTTCTCCATCCAGATACAGGTTATCCTGAGCGAGAGCCCCGCCACTGATCTTAACCCCGTACCTTACCTGTGGAACGTAATCTACGAAATAGGTATTAATCTCCGGGTTCTCCATTCCCTTACTCATGGTCCTGGTAATTTTCTTAATACCATTTTCCTGTAAAAAGTCCTGAAGAAGCTCGTCGGTTACCATTTCGGTAGTTACTAATCCGGTTTCAGTTTGGTAGGTAATTACATACACCTGAGCTGGGGATACCCAATATGATTCAGTTACCTGATACAAATCACTACGAACATGCTCGTCGCTCAAACTCTGGGCACGGTTATAGTAATTACCATGCTCTAAATTTGGCATGAATCTGGTTCTGTGATATTCGTTGCCATTACTATCGTATCCGGTATATGTGCCGGCTGGAATACCGTAATAATCTTCATAAGCTTTTATAGAGGCATAATCATTATATCCTTTCCAAGGTATTACCTTATTCTGATATAACATCCCTACACTCGCCGATTTGGATAAACTTACATAGCTCCCATTATCACCATTATGATAAGTACCATTGAAATTATCAGCACCCCCTATAAGCTTCTGCTTGTCTTTCGCCGTAAGAAGATGCCCCCACCTTACTATAATATCATTGGCAGTATAATAATGAACACGACCAATATAATCCCCATATTGAGGATACTTGCTATCTAATGTCTTAGAATAAAACGTATTCAACGGAGACCACCTCTCCGGCTTATAATAGTCGTATCCTACATGATAATTTCTAAAGCAACGACCGGTAAGAAGATAGTCAATGAAATTCTCGGTGTCTATCTCATCCATGTAAAAACGCCCCCTGTCCGCCTCAAGCGTATGAGAACCCCATATAACCTCGGCGGTCTTCCATTTTGTATTCATGAAATTCTCTATCTCAGGAGGAGTCATAGATGCTTTCACCTCTTGTATCTGTTGAGCATAAGCCTGCTTTTCTTCTTCGCTGGCAAAATTATTATAATCCGGATCCAATCCTCTATTTAATAACTCTTGCCTAACCCTTCTGTCCAATTCCTCTCTAATGTAATTATAAAGAAGATTTTCCTTCGTGGCAGAATACTGATTCACTTCAGATTCGTCCAATCCAACTACATTATACTTATCAGAAAGGTTGCCCAACCATCCTACAAAAGCATTTACGATCGTACCTATTATATCATAATGACGTAAGAATGATGGAATATTCACATTATCCCTTATAGACTGAACATCCTTAAGATAAGGAATTACATCTTTCAGTTCCATAAATGACAGCTTGCCTTCCATCATCCTATAAAAATCCTTGAACTTTTGGTTCTCATCAAGCTGCTTCAAACCAATCAATTCAAGAGAATCCATAGTGGCTTTAAACCACTCCCTGGTTTTTCTCTTGGTAGGTATCGCCTGCACCGGCAACCCTGAAAATACTCCTCTGGCCGGAAAAGCCTGATCTCTATTAAAATACTCCATAAGCTATATGTTTTTTCACAAAGATAGGTAAATTGTTCTACCTATCTCATTTTGTAAGGGTTATGTCTTCTTACCGTAAATCCTTTAACCTGCTCTGTCTTCCTACGTTCTCTCTTCTTTTGATTCTCCTTCTGAGTCGTACTTTCAGGCATGTAACCCATATCATCATAGTACTTAGCCAGAAGAAGAGCGTGGCCGAAGGCTATGATACGGTCGGTGTTGGTCCCGGGGCCGAAGGCTATGATCTCATCAAGAAGTTCTATATCAGGGATACGGTAAATACCTTTCTGTGTTATTTCATTACCATCATCATCATACCCAACAACAACATCCTCCCAACAATATTGAATAACGGTATTGAAAAGCATACGCTGATTGGGAACCGTAGGAGCCAAACCGAGCTTATTGTTCTGACGGGCTCCGGCACGGATAATCTTACCGGCAAGACGTTCGCCATCTTCCAGCAACATAAGCTGCTTATTTCGTCTCGTAAGATAAAATTCATACATTCGGTCGGCATTCTCCATAAGACACTTGGCCCCATACGCTTCTTGAAGTATTTCACAATTCCTACAAAAATCATCGGAAGATGGAGGACGTGATGCGTATGATGCTACTATGCAATAAGCAAATGGATCGTTGATTTTTACATATCTTTTAAGTACATAAAACGAACCAACAGAATCAGTATCAGCCTTGTCAGATTTATAGGGGTCAAGCGATGAGACATAAGTGTAATCAAAAACACCTCCTTCTTCTGGTGGATCCTCATATATAACAACAGGAGAATCTATGTTACCACCTTGAAACGGATAATCAGCAAGCTGCTTATCACTAAAATTATACCCCATTTTCATGCCGTCTATCTGATAAATATCCACTGTTTTACCAGGCCTACCTTCTTCAAGAAGACGGCTTTTGTGCTTCAACGCATCTTCTACAGGGAACCTATTTACGTTCGTATTAAGGAAACAATCATCTATAGACAAAGGGAATGCCATTCGTTCCTGGACGTATAAAGATCTATCCTTTTTGACAAGTTCGTCAAGACGTGATTTTATTATTCCAGTATTTTTATCAAAGTCTGAAACTTTTATTTTTATCTTCTTAAGACCGGGAGCATTCTCTACTCCAAGATACTTATCAAGAGTAGTTTCTTTCTTTTCATAAGCATGAGACATCTGGGCCGGAACAAAGCATCCAGATTTACATATACGCCATGTTGGTTTAATAACTCTCTTATTTAGAATATCATAATTCATTATAATGAATCCATATTCGTCCGGAGAGTTCATGATTTTCTGGGCATCTTGAGACTTTTCTACATTACCGCCAGTTCCCGCCATCAAACAAACGCCCCTCATTCTACCATGCATCATATGAGCTGGCCTACCGGCAAGCCATGCCCCAAGCACCGGGAATTTACCTACCTCATCATATATAGACGTATATGGAGTTCCGCCTGCGGTCTTCAATGAGCCTCGCGTCTTTCCATCATCAACGTTGGTGATTCTTATTCTGGCATGAACATCACGTTGGTTGTTGATGTTTCTTGTACCTAAAACAACTTCTTTAGTCCAGTCGTTACCAGTCCTGTTTATAGTAAGATAAGGAGGAAGATTATCAAGTCCAAACTCAAGATACTCTCCCATATTGGCAAGGTCTTCTTTACTTGCTCCAATAACATTATGCGTCAAATTGTACGTCATTGTAGCATTACGAGCCAGAAGAGAACTCATTATGGCCGTATTATGAGTAACGATGTAATTGGTGGTCAAAAATAAATGAGAATCATTATCAACGGTTATACAAGTGGCATGCTCCTTTCCGTATATCGATATGGATCTTATTTTTAATTCCTTACGATTCCTTGATAGTATAAGTTTATTCCCCTCCAATTTAGCATACCAACCTGAAGCCCAAAACATACGTTGTACAAAATTTATGACATCCATGTCAATATGAGACAACGTAAGCTCTTCTTCTCCGGTTACTACGTTTCTGAAAGAACGAATGAAGTTTTCTATAAAATCTTTCTTTTGATCTATGGACGATCTTAAAAACTTCTTACAAACGTATTTATCAAAAAACATATCCCCTCCATAGCCACCGAGATAAGCCGCCAGCATCGAGGCGTAGGCCGACGGCGGAACCGGCAGCTTTGCCGTAGGGTAGTTCAGGGCCTCACCTACTGGAATAGACATACTCTTATAATCTAATCCAGCTATGGATCTAAGACTCCTAACATGCCATTTTCCGCCATGATTGACACGCCATTGGTGATTTCCGCAACAAATAACGTTACGACCGTCTTCAAATACGACTCTGTAGGTAGTTACTTTTCCTTGAGGATAGACACCTACGACTTCTACCAAATTACCTTTATCGTCATATATCTTATCCCCTACAACGATATTTCCTATCATCTTTTCCCGGTCCTCAAGATAAAGTATCTCATAGTCAAGAAGGGCTTTTCCAAAACGACGGCACCCGAACATGAATATTCCTTTATTCTCTTCTTCAGCCTGCTTTAGAAATTCGGCAAACATCCATTCATTATCACGAAGCTGAGAATTTCCAGGAATACGATCATCTCCTACGTCAATCATCATCTTCCAGAAATTGATATGCCAGTATAGCCAAGGATGGATAAATACACCATTTATGGTAACACCGTTAAGGAGTTTCATAGCCTCATTTTCCCAGAATTGCTTGACATCATCGTCTTGCTCTTCATAAGAATAAAGGTCATTCCATAACGGAATATCGTTACCCATATTTATATAAAGTTCTTTACTGTTAAAATTCATGACAAAACTATTTATCGAGCTTGTTCTTAGCTTCATTCTTGACAAAAGACTGAATACCTGATACTGTTTGTCCTCCTTTTAGGCTTTTCTTGTTTTTGGTAGCCTCAAGCTGATTATAGACATCCATTATCCCACACATCTTAATATAAGATTCAGTCCATTGCATTAAGCTATCAGACAAGCTTTTTTGAAACCTAAATTCTTTCTCTCTCTTATCGGAATCTTCTATTTTATCCCAAGGGTTTTCAGATAGATAACGTTCAGCCTTATCTATCTGATCCCTTAGCACAAGAAGTTTCCGATCTACGTAAGAGACATCATCGTTAGTCGGCTTTCTTGCTTTCATTGTTGATAATTTTTAAAAAATCCTCATACTGAGACTTAAGCATATTAAACCTGTCTTCAAGAGAAGATGGATCAACACGATACTTGCACATGTTTTTTATTCCTTCCTCAACAGATTCGTCTTTGAATACAACAGAACCAGTATTATTATCAACGTACATAATAAAATCTGATTCTCCGTCATTTACTATCCTATCAAGAACCTTCTTACTGTCATCATCTACATTGAGATCATGACCGGCGTTAATAGATAACCTGTAAACGGCCTTTATAGAAGAAGATACTTTCAACATCTCTTGTTGATACAAGTTGGTCATAAACGACTTTTCTTCTAAATCAATAAAGTCTTCTAACTCTATGTCGTTTTCCTCATCCTTCTTCCTAATAATATCCTTAGTTATCTCTTCCATCTCCTCTCCCGCCTTGTCTTGCGCAGACAGTAGATGGTTGTAATAAGAAATAAGATGCTTTATATCTGAATCAAAATCAATCTTCTTCATTGTCAAGAACCTTTTTATCATGAATAATAACGTCCATCAACTCCATTGATAAATTATAATCAGCCACTTCAAAAAGCTCGCTGTCTGTCAACGTCCTTAAAAAAGAAACAGACAATCCTCTTTTCTTTGCAAAAGATCTAAGTACGGCATAGAGAATGTCCCCGGCAGAATAATCGGGGAGATCGTCACAAGATGCCTGCAACATAGAAAATAAGGACTTCCTTTTATCCTCGCATTGTAAATGCCTTGCTTTACCACATCCGCCCATAACTTAACTTTTTTGAATTATAGTACCTTCAAAATTAAACGGAATCTTTTCCTCTTTTTGAGACCCATTTTTTTGATAGTGAACAGTCATGTACTTTACGAATCTTCCTATTCCAAATCCTGCTGTATGTATCTCTATATTGAACTTAAAGTGACGGGAGTCTATGATATTCAAATTAGAGGACGTACAGCCACAAGATGTCTCTGATGCTGTTATCTTCATATCATGCTTAGACTCAAGAACGAATGAAAACCTTATACTGTTCCCTTTTTCTACCGGTTCGAAAATGATTTCAAATGATTTACCGTCTTTAGAGAGGTCAATATTATATTGCTTGTCATCTGTAGAAATAACATTAAATTCATCAGAATCCATTGTAATAAGTTCTAACCTGTTCCATCTTGACTTCTCATCATAAAAATCAATAGAATACTGACGATCCATCCACGAAGGACGGGGAAGCCCCTCCCCAAGCGCACATTCCTCTGTCTTGCTCCAGGCCTTCTGCTTGATGAAGCACGTACATACCGAACAACGATTTTTACCTATTTTCTTGCTTACATACAAAGAAAGAGGCAACATAGAGTTAGGAACGTTCTTGGTGTTGAATTTACATCCTTCACACTTTTCAAGACGTTCTTTGTACCAATCAGGATAATCCTCTTTTTTTCTTGGAAGTTTTTTTAATATCGTATCCATAAAAGCATCGTATATAACTTCCGCTTGCAAAATCTTTTTCATGACTTATCTATTAAATTCCTGTTCTTGAATATTTTGTATTTCACTAAAACTATGACCTTTACGAGATTTAAAGATAGATAATTTGTTGTGTTTTATCAACATATCACCACTTTTTATCTCACCTGAGTCATAAGCATCCTTTATCATCCTTATCTTAATATCAAGGCACTTAAGTTCTTTTTCCTGATACTTAGATAATTTTTCCACCTTATATTTAAGACGCTCAAGATTGTGTTTGCGCCTCTCCATCTCATGAAGGTTACAAACCATATCACCTACATACGGGAACGATACAGACACGTTATCTGTGTACATACATAAGTTATTGGCATAAGAAATACTGGCTCTAAAAACGTCACGTATTTGGTTTCGGTCGTAAACGCCCCCGGTCTTATCCATCACATCATCTATAATATGTGACTCAAATGATATAGGGAAATTATTCTTCGCCATCGGCTTCAAAAGTTTTTTTTCTGTAAAATAAAGAAACCAACGCACATTGATCTCTTGAACCCTCCAATACAAAAAGACGGCGCATGTTCTCTATATCCGGGCACAAACACCTGGTCCTGTAATCCCCTTCACGGTCAATCAAAATACCACGCTTCTTCATCTCCGTATCCAAAACCGATACATATTGAAGATCGGTACTGAAACAATGAGAAAACTTCTTCTTCGTCTCATACGAATATCCAAACACAAAATAATAGGCAAGAAGATTTAAGTGCCTCGCATCTATGACATTCTTCTCATTGCAGGAAGCCATTAAGTATCCGTTATAAAACAGAAGTATCTTCTTCGCCATATCTACCGTATTGGAATAAGGTACTAAAAGCCTATAAGCCCTATTACTAACATCTTTATTATCACTTTCTTTCATAAGATTATCGTTTTGATACAAAGATAAGGATTAAGGATTTATAAATTTAAAATTAACGTATTTTATGACAATGGATTCAGGATTTATCCCGATATTTGCACTGTAGCATAAAAAAAATAAGTTCTTGTTGTTTGATTCTTGAATTTTGTTTCTACATTTGTAGCATGTTACAGATTTGAAGTCAATTCAAATAAAACAACAAGAATATAAAATATTAAGTGTCTTGTTGTTTTTCTACTTGGATTGATTCAAATTTGTAACGGGATTTTGGAATTTTCCGGACGAAAAAAAAGACATGAATCGGATGGATATCCCCAAAAATCCATCCGATTTTTTTTTGTTACAGATTATGAAGCTACAATTAGGTAGAAATATTAACATAAGTCTTAGACTTTTGGAACAGTGGTCAGATGATTCGCTGTTCATGGAATTGTATGCTTTATACTGTATGATAAAAATCTCCCGCCGGGATTCGAGAATAAGATTCAAAAACCAGAAAGATCTTCTTCATAAACTTGGAATCGGGTATTCGAAGTTCAAGAACATGACAGGACATCCGATGTTTAACGAACTGTTCCGTATGACGGATAGTACGTTCGTTGCAAGAAGGTATCGTGTTAATGGCGTACAACTTACTCTCGGATGTGGTAAAGTGAATCTTCCAAAGAATAGGATTTTAATTAAGATAAAGAAAAATGAAATAACAAACCATGAAAAAGTCCTTGACAGGATAAGAGAGGCGATGTTTGTTAATTTAGTCAGAAACAATGAGTCTGTACTGAACAGTGGAGAGACAAACTCTCAGGCGGATGTCGTAGACGGAAGCCACTCGTATTATGGATTAATTGATTCGACGATAAGTAATAAAACAATTGCCTTGTACTTGAATGTAGGACTAACAAAAGCGAAAGAGATTGTCGGTATGGCGATACAAGACAAGCTCGTAAAAAGGTTCGAAAACGTACAATTTATAACATACGTAGATAATCCTCGTGCTTACATTGAAGCAAATGAACATAACTACCCAATAGGTAAGCTGATTCCGGTATATAGGCACGGAGCAGTTTTCTGGCAAATAGCAAATACCTGGACCTTGTATAAAAAAGGAGCAACAAACAGATGGTATTTTGGAGAGAAGGATATAGAGAAAGGAGAAAAAGAAAAAGTGAGTAAGAAAGACGATTTCAATTTCTTCTTAAAAGACAATACTCATATCCTACGTTTCCTGAATGCAGAAGAAGTTGTTTCCGAAGATGGCGAAATCCTTGGCATAGATCGTAAAAAGACAAAAGAAGAAGAAGCAAGGTCATTGGCCTCTGTTATGGCTAAAGAAGCGCACAAAGACTTCTGGGACGGATATGAGCGAAGTAAACAAAACCAAATTATAAGGAAGTACTATCGCGCTATCATAGCAGAAGACAAGAAGCGAAGAATGGACATGTTCTTAAACTGTCTTAAACAATCATACGACAAGGTTAGTGGGTGGAGCAAGGAGAAGGTAGCCACGGTAAAGGCAGGCATGGCTGATGCGGAAGCCTGCTGTGCTGAGGTGGGGACGTCCGTTGCCGGGGTCTGTGGTCGGGTAAGTAGGAGAATGAAATCCTATAACAATACCGCTCCTGACAAAAAGTCAGGTTTTAATGAGGTACGGGATATGTATGCTGAGTTCGCCGGCGAGATGGCTAAAGCGGTGGGATCGGTAAGCGAAGACATCTATACGTATGTTAAGGCAGAACAGTTTAAGGAAAAGATAGGGAATATGGATATATCTACCCAATCATTACCTAATATTAGTATAACAGTAGGTAATGATAAAGAATTAGATGGTGAATCCGTATTCAAGGATATACCATTAGAAGAACTATCATTCTATAGTGATACCTATCTTTATCCTTCATCTCAGTATTCATCATTATAATGTTTGGTACTTGAGAGAGGGTCTGTTCTTAGTGGTCGCCTACAGAGCCGAAAAACGATAATCTCGTAGAACATCGACGGAAACACCCGTTAGCCACCACTATGCCATAACCATATCTATACGAAACCATATTACTGTCTGATTCAAAACTACTTATCCGAATTATTATTTCTTTTTAAACCTAATTAATACATTTTATATTTTAGGTTTTATTTTATTTTCATACTTTTGTTTTGTAGAACAAAATCAGAAAAAAGATGGCTATAAGTTACGACAAAAAAATCATGGAGTGCGTTCTTCGTTCAGTTATGTCCGAAGGTAATGTCGCACAAGGAAAGGCTATTAAGTCTATTTGTAAGTCACCAAAACCGCTGTTTATAACCGGTAAAGGAGGAAGTGGAAAAACAACGTTCCTTAAGCGTATTATACCGGCATTAAAAAATGCGGTTGTTGTAGCTCCTACAGGTGTTGCTGCTGTTAATGCAGGTGGTCAAACCATTCATTCATTTTTTAGAATAGGAATGCAGCCGTATATACCTGAAATACGAAAAGGCGCGTTTATGGATAACTGCGAATATAAATTCAACGGAGGTTCGGAAAAGATTTTACAGAATATAAAGTATCTTATCATAGACGAGATTTCTATGGTTCGCCCTGATCTTCTTGACAACGTAGCTGATATACTTCGTCATGCAAGAGGAGACAAGGACCCGTTTGGCGGCGTGAAACTTATTATGGTAGGTGATTTATTTCAACTTCCGCCAGTAATTAAGGAGGATTTTTTTAGAGAAATATACGATACATCTTACTTCTTTAGCTCCAAGTCTCTAATGGCTTCTGGTATGGAAATGGTTTCTTTTGAAAAAATATACCGTCAGAAAGATGAGAAGTTTATTAGTGTCCTTAATAAGGTGCGTGAAGGGCAGATGGATGATGATGTATTTGATACAATAAACAGCAGATGTATTCAGTCTGATAATAATCAAGGATATGTTGAGATTGTAACTACCAACTCAAAAGCTACGGCTATTAACGAAATGAGAATATCATCGTTACCAGGCTCTTTAAGAAAATTAGAAGCTGTTATAAACGGTGATTATCCTAAAGATGCTCCGGTTGAAAAAACTCTTTTCTTGAAAGAAGGATCAAGAGTTATGATAACAAGAAACGGAGGAGAGTACTTCAATGGCTCTCTTGGTACTGTATTATCTATAAAAAAGGGTGAGATTGAAGTAGTCCTTGATAAACCGAAAGATGATGAGCATACTAAGGTTGTTATAACACCATGTTCGTTTGAGAAAGTAAAATACGTAAGAAACGGATATAAGATAGAATCTGAAGTAGTAGGAGCTATTATTCAGTATCCTATAAAAATAGGTTATTCTATCACGATCCATAAAGCCCAAGGCCTGACATTGGATGCGGCTATGATGGACGTATCTAATTCTTTTGAAACAGGACAGCTATATACGGCTCTTTCAAGAGTAAAGTCTCTTGATGGATTATATCTTCGCCAACCTATTCCTAAGACGGTAAAAACCAGCGATCAGGTGGTGATAAACTTCTATAAAAGGACTCTTGGTAATGGAGGTATTGTGAAACCGGTTCCAATGGAAGAGCTTGAAAAGTCAATGATTAATTTGTCAACCGGATCTGAAATAGATTTTGCAGAGTTTAATTTATAAAAAAAATATAGTTATGAAATTTGGAGAAGCTTTAGAGGCAGTAAAAGAAGGTAAGTTAATTGCTCGTTCAGGATGGAATGGTAAAGGAATGTTCGTATTCCAGCGACCGGAAGATTGGTTGTCTACTGATATGATAGTTAATAAAGTAAAGTCATTGCCGGATTCGTTTAAAAAATACGTAAACGATTATTATGACATAGATGAAACCAACATGATTAAATTTTGTTCTTATCTGTGCATGAAAGATGCTAACGATAATATTGTAAATGGATGGTTAGCTTCTCAATCAGATATGTTGGCTGATGATTGGATGGTAGTTGGTTAAGGTAACTTAGTTTATCACCGCTTTATTTCTTTTTATAAATCAATCAATTATTTGCTTTTAAAAATTACAGTTATGGAAACAAAAGAAGAAAAACAAAAGAAGTTTGTGACAGAATTTGAAATCAATGGAGAAAAGTATGGCGGATATATTTATGCTACAACTTTTTCCGAAGCTGAAGATTTTGTTAGACAAAGAAAAGCGACAGAGAAAGTTGTAGGTGGTCCGTGTTTAGAACAAGAAGAAATTAATCGTCTTTATAACCATTCCTCTTAGAATTTTTAATGATTCTTGTTTGTTGGCATAACCTTGAGATGGTGATACTATAGTATATAAGTACCTAATAAGAATATGGCAAGAGTAGATAAAATATTTCAAGACAATTTGGCTCTTATAATGAGCCAGCCGTGGGAAGAAGTGAAGCGTCCGGTCTACGGTGACGGGACAGGCGTAAAGGTGAAGCGTATCCTACAAGTATGTAACCAGTACGATCTTCGTCGGGAATTTCCTCTTGGTTCACTTAGACCTACTAATCTTAAAAATTCCATAAAAGAAATATTGTGGATTTGGCAAAAAAGATCGGTAGACATCAAAGAACTTGGTCTCCATATCTGGGATCAGTGGGCTGATGATAATGGAAAGATCGAAGGATGTTATGGAGATATGGTGAACAGACATGTTTATATGGGAACCGGAAAAGCTCCAGAGGGTATGATAGACATCCATGATGGTCTTTACGGTTTTCTTAACCAAACAGACTTCATTCTTTGGTCACTCAAGAATGATCGTTCATCAAGAAGGATCGTAGCATCTATGTTTGATCCTGAAACCAATGGACTAAAACCTCTTCAAGAATGTGCGTTTCAGGTAAATTTATCTGTTAAAGGAGATGAGTTGTATATGACGCTTTATCAGCGCAGCCAGGATGCTATTGTTGCCGGCCTATGGAATGTAGCACAGTACGCTGCACTTATGATGATGTTCGCTCACGACGCAGGCCTGAAGCCGGCTATTTTTACGCACTTCATTCAAGATATGCACGTATATGACCGGCACGAAGAGCAGGCAAACGAGCTCCTTCGTCGATCCCTATTCGGCCCGGTTCCACAGGTTACTATCTCGTCTCGTATGGAAGGGAAAGGATTTTATGATTTTGTAGCTGATGATTTTGAGGTATGGAATTATGAACCGAAGGAGCAAATAAAATTCGAAGTAGCTAAATGAAAATAAGCATAGATAGAAGGGTTAAGATGGTTCCCCTAATGGAAATCAATGCCGGCGATGAAGTTAGCGTAGGAGGCTTTGATTATATTGTTGAAAACATAATTCCATGTAGGAAAGGATCTTATTCAGATTCGTATGGGATTAGGTTGGTCATGTCTTCTTACAAGCATGGCCAACTTGTAAGAAAAGTAGATAGCGTTTTTTCTATCGATTCTATTTTAGTATTTCTCCCTAAAGGAGATTCTGTTGTAGTAGAGTGCTCTTATAGAGAACTTGAAGAATGTTTTCCTAAAATATAATTACAATGACGGGCGAAGAGAAATGTAACCGATGCGAGCAGTTTGGACCGAACGGTCTCACTGACTATCCATGTAAAAGGATTCCATCAAGGAACTGTCCTTGGTTTATTAAAATATCGGATAAGAAATATAAGAAGATTCTTGCCGATAGGGTGAAAAGAATTAAGGAGAATGAGAAACTTAAGCAAGAGATGATGAAAGATCAGGATCTTGTTGAAGAAGTAAAACAAAATACAAAAATGTTAATTCAATGAAAAAGAAAAATATAAAACCAGAAGAAGTGGAAGTCGTTATTCCGAAAGAAGTAGAAGCTATTAACATATGTGGGGATATCAATAGTTTTATAAAACATATTATATATGTTAGCTTGGATAAGGTAAGTAGTGATAGGGCGTTTGTTAATAACGATGTTCTGTATATGGTTACATACGCATCTATAAAAGGTAAAAATATACCCGTTGGTGTATTAGCAAAACAAAAAGAAGCTGAAACAGAAGATATCGCTATGCCGTTTGAGGATATTGGAAGGGACGTAAATGTCGTGTATCCTATTGAGATAGGAAAGATGTTTAAAGGATTTTACATTCTTGGAAACGGCGCTGTGGCTATTGATTACGAACTTACAGACAATGGAGGTTTTGACGATGATGACAACATTGGCAAAATTGACATGAATTTAAATTAGTGCGTTATGGTGTTATATATAGCAGCAGATCCAGGAAAAGATGGAGCTATAGCCTGCATCGATCAAGACAGCAAACTAATATCAAGAATCTCCACTCCAAGAATATCAGCTTCAGGACCGGTAGACTTGACTAAAGAATATGTTTTTTGCCGGGATACGATCGTAGAAAACAATCCTGATAGGGTAGTATTTGTCATAGAGGACGTCCACGCACTGTACGGGGTCAGCACGTCCTCTACAGCCTCCCTCATGGAGAACAAAGGCCAACTGCATGGGCTGTTCCTGTCCCTTTGCATGGCATTTACGGACATAAGTTGCTCCGTTAATTTCATAGCCCCTAAAACATGGCAGAAATTGGTTTGGACGCATTCTGATAAGGTTATGGAAGCCAGTAAGGTAAATACTAAGAAAACGTCATTGGCTTGCGCTAAAAGGCTGTGGCCAAACGATACGTTCGTTAAAAACGAAAGATGTAAGACAGCCCATGACGGTATAGTTGATGCAATGCTTATAGCAGAAGCAGCAAGAAGAACAATTTAATCTATTTTTAAATCATTTTAAATCCAATTAATTCAAAATTAGATTTTAAAATAATACATTTGCAGTGTTAGATAATCATAATCGTAGGTTTTAAAAAATGAAAGTAAGAGTTCCTGGCATACTAATGAATGAGAAACTTTCAAACATTTCAAAGATGTTTGATAAGGTTCTAAAGGATTGTGTCACATCGAATATAAAAATTACTTTATATTTTGATCATATCCGGATACAAGCCATGAACGAACGTATAACATATACGGATGATATTTTCGATGTGAATACTGATATTTCTTGTGACCATAAGTTTTCTCTTTTAGTAGATGCCGGGACTCTTATTTCGTTTTTTAAAAATCATAACCAGGATATAGAGATAGAGATTAAAAACGATTACAGTATCGTTTTTAAATACGATAGAGGATCTTTTTCTTCTACTTGGATTGAGGATAAGGCTTTCCCTGATTTCTTTTATCCTGTAGGTGACGGTATTCGTGTTATGAGCTCGTCTTTCATTCAGTCTATGAAAAGATCTTTTGCGTTTGTTGGATCGGATGAATTTAGACCGGCTATATGCTCGATTCTTCTTAATGTGAAGAAGGACTATATTGACATTGTTTCTACTGATATGTTCCGTCTGTTTATAAACAGGAAAGAGTATGCTAATGCAGTAGAAGAAAGGTCAATTGTGCTAAGCGAGGTCGCGGCTTCCATCTTATACCGCTTTCTATCTGATAAAGATACGGAGATCAGTATTTCCACAGATGGTATTAGGACGTTTTTATGTTTTGATAATGTGATTATATCGGATATGAACGTAGAACAACAGTATCCTAACTACGAATACGTATGTAACAAATTCGAGAAATCGTCGAGGGTTAAGTTTGACAGGGATTTGTTTATGTCTGTTCTTAATTCTATGACTTTAGTGGATAATGTTGTCAATGTTAAGGTAGATGAAGAAAACGGCATAACGGTAATGTCTGAGGATTTCGGAAATAGAAAAAAGATAATAGAATCAATGCCTTTGAATGCGCTTGAAGGCCCGTGTTTTAATTTTTCTATCGGTAAGGAAAATATACTGTCTTCCGTAAAATCACTTATAAAAGGAGATACTGTCATGGATTGGTCTGATCAGTATAAGATGATAAAGATGTTCAATCCTAAATACGAATCAACATACGTCTTAAATCAAACATTGTATAATCTATAAACAATTAATAATATGGCTTTTAGAGAAAACAGAAGTTTTGGTACAACTTATTATTTGTATATTAATTCAGATGGTAACTTGTATGAAAAAAGTAACGAACCAAAAGAAGGTTTTGTTCAGCACATAAATCCTAATAGCGGTCAGCCGGCGGGATATTGGAAAGAGTATTATAATGGAGTAGTTGGATACATTAACTACATCGGATTAAAGTCAAGCTCTTTCTCTAATGGAAATACTGTTACTAATTTCCTTATCGTATTAAAAGATTACGAGCTTAATGAAAACTATTGTATTTCCATACCTCTCGTCAATCAAAAAGGAAATATCAAGGGCTTTGTTAAGAGCTTCGTAAAATACTACGAAAACATAGATTTCAGTCGTGAAATTTATTTCAATGTCTTTAAGAAGAAGAAAGATGACGAGTTTGGATCTTCGGAACTTATTATCGCATATGCCGGAGTAGACGGAGAAAGAGATCAGCTTGTTGAACGTTTTTATAAAAAAGGCGTAAATGGTTGGCCTGACCCTGTTGAAGTTACAGGATTTGATGGCAAGAAAAGCCTCGATTATTCAGCTCAAAACAACTTTACTTATCAGAAGATTACTGAATATTCAAACAGGTTCAATGCTTCTATTAAAGATATAAGAGCAGGTATAATGGCTAAATTAGGTTTAGGAGGAAATACTCAGCAAGAGCCTACAGCTCCTCAGACTTATCCCCAGCAGCCGGCAGAGCCTCAACAGGTTCAACAACCTCAGTCTGTTCCGAGTGCTATTCCGTATCAGAATTACCAACAGCCTGCTCAACAGCCAGCACAGTATCAGGCACCGGCTCAGCCTGCTGCACCTGCCCAGGCGCCTACTACAAGGAGCACCAAGCCTCAGCATCAGACGCAGCCACAGCCGCAAGCACAGATGCCGAACTTCCCTCCTATGGAAGAAGAAGACCTTCCATTTTAATATAAACATCAGCCCAGGAGAATAACATCTCTTGGGCTTTTAAAGATTGTGTAGAATGATAGTAGAAATAGTTACAAGATTTCCCCTTATTAAACTTCGTAGGAAAGTGACAGAAGAAAGGATTATGGCGAAGCATGGGGATAAATTATGTATGATCTACTCAGAAACCAGAGAAAAATATAAGCAAGGAGATGAGTGGGTCGATGATCCTAATGATGCAGACATAAGTACTTTTCGTGAGTGCTATGAATCAACTAAGGATATAAAAAAAGAAGGTATTGTTTATTGTACTATAAAAATATAATTATGGACAAGTTAGAAGATATTGAAAGACTTCTTTCTGAAAAAGAAGATAGCAAGAAGGATACTGTTTCTGAAAAGAACAACAAACATAAAAAAGAAGATAAGGTTGTTAATAAAATACCTGAATCGTATTTGACTCCAGGTTATCAGAAGACTGTGCAGGTAGGTATTAAGAAACTTTATCCTGATGTCGTAGTACCTGAATACAAACATGATGGCGATGCATGTTGTGATATTCGTGCATATAGAGTGGTGAAGATGGTGAATGATATGGGAGTGGAAATAGATGTTCCTTCCGATTTTGAATCAATTACCTTATATCAAGGCTATTCTGTTAGAATCGGAACCGGCTTCAAGTTGAATATCCCAGAAGGATGGTGCGTGAATGTAGAAGGAAGATCAGGATTCTCTTTTGACGAGGGAGTGGTAGTTACTAACGCGCCAGGTAAATGCGAATTTACCTACAAAGGAGAGTATATGGTTAATCTTACTAAAATCAATAAAAAACCGACCGTAATCCATAAAAACGATCGAATAGCTCAGATGGAAATAGTTCCACAATACAAAATGGTATTGGAAGAGGTGACAGATATTGAGGTAGAAGACGGAAATGAACGTGGAGAAAAAGGTCTTGGTAGTTCTGGAGTTAAGTAATGTTTAAATATTTTGAAAATGAGCATGTTAGGTTTTACATTCATCACAGACAGCAAGCTGTCAATGTACAGGGAGAAAGCTATTAAATCCGAAAATCTTGCAAAAGAAATTGAGGAAATGCAGGATAAGGCTGATTTTTACAAGGAAAGGCTTTCCGAACTTAAGTCAGATATCGCTTCAAAGGATAAAGAGATTTTATCTATTGGCAAAGATCTTTCTGAGTCTAAGGAAAAGATTGACGCCTTGAAGGAAAATCAGAAAAAGCTGATAAAAAGCGTCAAGAAGAAAACGGAAGAACTTGATGCGGCCAAGGCTGATCTTGACAAAGCTAAGTCTGATCTTGATGAGGCTAATTACAAAATCAGTAACTTGGAAGAAAAGAAAAACAGTATATCATATGAATTAAAAAAGAAATCAAATGCGTTGATTGAAGCCAGGATCAGAATCGGAGATTTGGAAAACGAGGTTTCTGTTGGGTCCAAAACAATACAAGAGTTAGAATCGAAGCTGAAATTAATGCAAGTAGAATTAAGAGGCTACCAGATAGGTATAATCGGTAAAGACAAAAACGATGTCGCTGAGCCGGAATTGGATAAAGATGAGGAGTCAGATAAGGATGTGGCAGAACCAGAGAAGTCTGATGTTGTTCCTGAGACGGATGTGATTCAGGAAGAAGCCGGTGACATTGTGGAGCCCGAAAACGAAGCTGAACGAGTAAAAGACACTAAAAAGAAGAAGAAAAAAAAGAAGTAGGTATTTTAATCCTTTTTATATTTTAATGTTTGCCATATTATGGGTTAGTACTTAACTTTGCGTTGAGAGAGTTTTTAGGATAATTATTGGTTAATATTTAGCTGTTATATGCAGGCGTATGTGAAGGCTCCTGCATATTTTTAAGGTCCTGTAGCTTAGTGGTGAAAGCAGGCGGCTCATAACCGCAAGATCGTGGGTTCAAATCCCTCCGGGACCACTGTCCAATGGTGTAGTGGTAACACAACAGATTTTGGTTCTGTTATCGGAGGTTCGAATCCTCCTTGGATAACGATTAAGTTTTTGTGGAAATGTTAATTATCTCGGCGTTTGCGGTGTGTGAACATAGCAAACATTAAATAGCCTGGTAGTTAAACGGATATAACAAAAGTTTCCTAAACTTTAGTTCCGGGTTCGACTCCCGGTTGGGCTACATGGCTTGTTGGATGAGTGGTTTAGTCAGGGATCTGCAAAATCTCGTAGGGCGGTTCGATTCCGCCACAAGCCTCTAAAAAAGTAAGATAATGAACTACCCAGAGCAACAAATGCTTAAGATCCTTAATAGGGATCTGTTAAGTAATCCGATGTATGTTATTAACAATCTCCATATATATGATTGGGAATCTGACTTCCTGGCCATAACAAGATCATTGTACGCTTATGAAGTAGAGGTCAAGATGTCTAAACAAGATTTCTTTAACGACTTCAAAAAGGATAAAAAACATAAGGTTCTTAAGGACGGTATTATTAAGGTAGGTGGTGTCATAAGTTATCCTCCAAACTATTTCTACTACGCCTGTCCTCCTAATATGATTGACGTAAGTGAGGTTCCGTCTTATGCCGGGCTGATTTATGTCGATGTCAGTAAAAATAGGAAGAACGTCGTTAAGGTCGCACCTTTAATTCATAGACAGAAGTTTGATGTAGTGGGTAGGAAACTGGTGGATAAGTTTTACTACAATATGCTTACTTGGAAGAAAAGAGCTATTTCAAACGTGTATGCTGACCCGGCCAAGGAAAGAGAGAAGGGCGTGCGTGCCGGGGCTGAGGCTGTGAGGAAGTCGGCCTGGGATGCGTTCAGGGCGCAGTGCCCGCACATTGCTTTCCCCTATGGAAAAGAATTTCCGATGTGTGACGATCACGAACAAGATCATCCCATGAGAGACTGCATACTTCAGTGTGAAAAAGGTAGAATATTTAAAAACGTATTAAAATGAGCACCCCACGTGAATTAAGCAGGATAGCTAATAGGATAGCCGGTAAGATGACTGATGATGGATGGGTCAGCCCCGGTAGGAAGAATCTTGTCTCCGATAAGAAGGTTATGGAGTTAATAGATTCGATTTTTAATGAAATTTGGAGAGAATTAGATGACGGGAAAAGAGTCCATATCAGGAAACAGATGATTTTAAAAAAGATTTTTGTCAGTAGGCAAAAAGATAAATACTACATACAATGCATAGAAAAAAGGGACGCCAAATAGACGCCCCTTTTCTTTTTCTGTAAGTAATTGTTATTTCATTACTTTCCTTACCAACTTAGAAACAGCTTGCTTGATAGTCCACTTGATGTTAGCATTAACATTGATAGTCTGAGGAGTACCGTTTGCATCCAAGTTGATTACCTCCTTGTCTATTTCCAAGAACGGATCACCTGCTGTCTGGGTAATAACCGTATTAGCTGTCTGACCACCAGCGGACGTAACCTTAAGAGTATTTACCAGATCGTTTATATTAGTGTTCGCTGCAATACCGGAGAATACGATACTGAAAGCAAAGCCCCCTGTTGCACCAGGGTCGTCGGCAATAACAGCGCCGTTGCGGGTAGCCTTGCCTGCCGCCTGATAGGAGGCTGGTATTTGCAGCGTCAGAGGATGAGACTTGTCCGGAGTTAAGGAGAACGTTAATTTAGTTGAGTTACTTGTACCTTTGATCGTTACAGTACCACCTCCTTTCCCTACGGATGCAGTAGGATCTATTTTTACAAACTCAGCTGCCGCAGCTTGGTTGATGGTAGCAGTTTTCTTAACACCGCCTGATTCGGCACCAAATTCTACTTGTTGCGTGCGCTGTACACGACCTTCGTATTTTTCACTTGATACGGTGACTACCTGATCACCGTCACCTGATCCCGGATTGAAGGTTACAAAACCTATTTTCAATTCTGCCATGACATTTGTTTTTTAATTGATTAAGATACCGACAAATATATGATTATTTTTATTATCTTGTGTCATTGATTTATTTTTATTAAATACGTAGTGCTATGGGTTTTTTATCATATTTTAATCCTATTTATTTCTTTGATGATTATTTATTATGTATGTTTGCAACATAAATATAAAATATTATAACCATGAAAGTAGATTTTTTTAACAGTACGGATTTTTTAGGATCTAAAACTAAAGAAAGCAAGATCCGGAAGTTGTCAATCAGCAAAAGTAAGATAATGACTATCTCTGTCGATAATTTGAATTGGATGGGGGTAACGGATGCGGTTGTTATCGGCTTAGAAGAAGGGAAGATATTTGAAGGAGTTGAAAATACGGTCTTTTATCTGGCTGCTTCTGATGTTGAAGACGAGAGATCGTTTAAGGTAAATAACCTTGGTGTAAAATACAAGAGGATTTACTTAAAAGACCTGCTCGATTATCTTGGATGGGATATAGGAGAAAATTCTTATGCTGTGTATGATATTATAAAAGAAGACAGTAATCTGTTCCGTCTTCAGCTTAGGGTAATAAAAAAGAGTAGGAGTGAAAAATGATGAACGATATAGATATTAAAAACAAAAGAATATTGCTATTCGATTTTGACGGGACGCTTATAGAAACCGCTTCTGGGAATACGTTCGCTACAGACTTGACAGATATGAGGATTAAGATGGATGTGGTGAATAAGGCTCTTGACCTCATGCAGGAGAACGGTGTTAAGGTATTTGCTATCGTAAGCAATCAAGGAGGAGTAGAAGCTGGGTTTGTTTCTGGAGCTGATATTGAAGCTAAGATAGAATACGTACTGAGGTCCGTACATGATCTGGCGGTAAAGAGAGGCATAAGAGGCGTCCTATATGAAAAAAGGTTGTGTTATTCAAATGACGAACAAAATCCGATGAGGAAGCCTAACACTGGCATGATTGATGATGTCCTTATGGAATGTAAAGACACTGTAATGCACGGTATGAACTTTAGTCAACTTAAGGAATGTTCGTTGATGGTCGGGGACGCCAGTGGCCTACCAGGGCAGTTCTCTGATTCGGATAAGGTATGTGCTGAGAATGCTGGTATTGACTATATGGATGTTACTCGGTTTGTTGGTAAGGATCTTGATTTAAATTTATAATCTCATATTATGAAAGTAAAGAATACAGCAATAGTTTATCATAAATCGGATTTGGATGGCGTTGTATCGGCAGCCATCGCAACCATGTACGAAAACAGTAAAGACAGGGATGTTATTTATATCCCGTATTCGTATGAAGATGATGTTAAGAAAGTTACCAGCAAAGTGCGTGACTTAGATGTTGTTTACGTTCTTGACGTGTCTTTCGGAGCCGATTCTAAAACGGTTTTCAAAGATTGGCTTGATGAAGGAAAGAGCCTGATGTGGATAGATCATCATAAGGGAATTATCGAAGATAGTAAGACATGGGGGTTCGTAGTTCCAGGGTTGAGGAGAGTCGGCGTCGGTGCGTGCGCTCTGGCTTCGGACCTGCTTATGGGGAAGGTGCCGGCGATCGTCCGGTGTCTGTCAGACTACGATGTATGGAATAAAGAATCCGGCTTAGGCTGGGATACGGTAGTAGCTGTCCAGTATGCCTTGAGATCAAAAATAAGACTCAATGTGTTAATAGCATTGTCGTATTTGTATGATCATTTTAAAGAAAATATGAAGGACAATGAGGTGGATTTAATTTTCTATGATCTCGCTAAAGAAGGACGTGCTATAATTAATACATGGCTGGTAAAAACGAACAAGAGGTAAGTGCGTATTCGTTCGAAGCTTACGTCGATGAGGTGAAGGTCGTGGCGATGAATACCACGGAATTTAGTTCTAAAGTATTTGATTCTCTTACACGAGACTGGTTAGACGGTAGAAAAATTAAAGCCCTGATGCCATTTTGTATCATGCCAGGTGGTAAAGTCCGGTTCTCTCTTTATGAATGCGTGGAAGACAGCGTAGATTGCTGTGAGGTAAGTAAGAGATTCGGTGGTGGAGGACATGCTGGTGCTGCTGGATTTGTTATAGATGTATCAAGTGACCAGTTTAAGGACTTCCTTGAAAACCATAAACTTACTTCAATTAAATAAATTAATAAGGTCGTGTTTTAAATAGGATTGGTTTCTATCAATCCTATTTTCTTGTTGTGTGTGAGGTGGGTGGGTGATGGGAGAGAGGGTAAAAGATGTTTATGT